AGCCCGTCGAGCTACCACTGCTCTACCCTACGATATAATATGGTGGAGATGAGGGGATTCGAACCCCTGTCTCCGAAAGTAATCATAACACTAACGTTTCACACGCTTAGTTAGTTTTTCTTGCCTAACAAAATAGATAAAGATTTATACATTCATTATCATTGATGTTTCCAATTCGATTTTGGGTTCAATTGGTATCCACCTTTATAGCTACTTCTGTTACTGAGCGTATGTAGTCCGGCTCTATTTTTTGATTAGGCAGCTACTGCGTAATCAGCGCCTACGAAAGACATAGCATCTTCGAAGGTCATTGTTGACAATTCGTTGTCGTTTATCTGTTTGTACCTTGATTAAAGAGGATGAGTACCATACCTCTGCGTGTAGTGCTACCATTCGCATCCGGATCAAATGCCAGGCATCCCCATATTTTAAAGAACTAATTAGAAGTTATATATTCCCTAATTTGTTTGATTCTTTTTTCTTCTAGTTTTTACGAAGAGATCCGAGGTTTCAACTCCATTGAATTGTTTTGGATTTGATTTTTTTTCTACAACCTCTGGTTGATTTGCTCGAGCTTGTCTGCTAAACTCGTCATCTATTTTGTCGTTTCCCCAATTTAAAAAATCATCCCCTTTATAATCTGGGTGATTCTTTTGCATGTAATCTATACCTTTTACCCATTGCCAAGAGATTATAGCAACTACAATAAACATTATTCCATAAATTAAAATGTATTCCATAATGATTGTTATTTTAAAAATTGTAAAATCTTTTCTTTAATCCCTGATTGTTTAATTCCTTCGGTCATCTGTGGTGTCCAAACAAAATTTGTCAAACCCCATTCTCTATTAAAATTTCCATAATGATGTGTGCTAACCGGTATACTCATATTCAGATCGTCGATCGCAACCCAATGTGTTACCTCAGGATGTTCCTTTATCCATTCGAGTATTTCGAAATGTCTTTCTTGCTCTAGCTCGCTATATCTTTCCCATGGAAAATCATCAAACCCTGGGATTTTACCAGCAGCCTGAAGATCTCTAAAAAATGCTGTTGAGTCTATCGGTCGTTTTATGATTCCCTGAGATTCGTAATATTCACCAAGTTCTTCGACTGTCGCCCAGCGTTTCCAATCCGAGCTGACCACTATTTCTGCTCCTGTTTCTTCTAAGATAGAATTCAGAACGTCGATTGACTTTCTGTCAAAGTTATCAAATCTAACTTCAACCGGGAGTTCTTTGATCTCTTGACTCATCTTACGTCCATATTCTTTTTGCTTCTTATGTCTACCTCCCCAATTACTAGAGAGACATATCACTCCGTCGTGATCTAAAAATATTACTTTCATACGTTCTTTATATTTTTATATTTTACCAAGTATCAAAATCTGTTAAATCTAACTTATCCCCGTCGGATGCGGTCACCTCGACAATTTCTCCAATTCCAGTTGGGGTGAAACAAAATGTATAAGCCCCGCCTACAGCTCCCACGTAAAGTTCCCCATCTTTTTTGGTTTTGGCTCTTCTCCATCTTTGATATTTTTTATACTGCTTCTCTGTTATCTCAAAGGTCAATACTACCTTTTGCTTTTCTGGCGGAGTGTAAGTTCCATTAGCCATTGCTTTAACTTTCTCCTTTATTCTCTTTGATATCATATCTCTAATATAAATGGGGCAATTTCAGATTCTTCGTTATATTCGATATAATCGGTTATCCAAATTTTATACCCTCTCTTATTTTCCTTTTCTACTAGCTTCTTCTGTGGGGTATGACCTACGATTTGATGAAGATCTACTCCGTCTTCCTCAAGTTGCTTAGGTCGAACCCAAAGCGGACCTCCATACATGCTCCAGCCTCCGCTTGCTCCATCAACCTGAAATATTTGGGGAAGTTCCATTTCGTATGCCTGATTAAGTACTGCCCCCTCTTTTCCTAATTTCTTTAATTCCGGGTTGTGTTTTAGTATGTCGCTTAGTACAGGTTTCAATAAACCAGCATGTGTCCAGAGATAATCCCCTTCATGGTATGCCATCTGGAAGAGATCGTTATTATCTCTAAATAATATTTGTAGATCCCACTGTGCCTCTGGTCTAAATCCACTACATATTTGGTTGGGTATAAAGTATTGAACATCGTGATTTCCCCACAAGAGAACCACTTTATCCGGCATCGACTTTTTGAAAAGTATAATATCTTCCAGGTTCTTTTTTATTGCAACATTACTAATAGTAAAGCTATCGACATAATCCCCGATAAAAATTATCTTATCCACGTTAAAGTATGGATAGTCATTCTTAAATAATTCATCATTAGGGTTTGCTCCTTCTTCTATCATGGTAACCCACTGCTCAAATTCATAGCTGCTACCGTGGGTCATGAATTTCCATGTATCTCTACCGTGAACATCTCCTATCGTCATTATCTTTTTTGCCATGTCGTAAATGTAATATAATTCCCCGTATTTATATAATGTAATACCCCTTGTCTCGGACTAAGTTTCATACAATGAAATCTTTCCCCCCACGATCGATAAAATAAAATGATGGTATTAAATTTAGATTACATAAAATCAAGACTAACAAAAGACGGGGAAACCCCAGTTCCTTTCCGCTGGTCTCACGGGGCAACCGATACCGATCTGGGAGATGGCCTATTGATTTATTCCCTAATACAGTTTACAAGATCAAAAAATTGTGTATGTATAGGCAGCGGCGGGGGATTCATTCCCCGAATAATGACGCAGGCAAGAATAGATTTACATGGTTCAGGAATATTTCACGGAAATCCCGATTATAACTGGGGAGACATAGGAGCAACTTATGTGGTCGATCCATGCAATGGGATAGGTGGACAATCTAATATGATGGATGAGTCTGGTTTTTATAGGTCTAATTTTCATCCCAGATTTATAAAAGAGACATCGGAAAAAGCATTTTACGATTTCTTTATCGTACAGGACATTAAAATAGATTTCCTATTTATAGACGGGGATCATTCGTATGATGGGGTTTCTAAGGATTTTAATCTGTACAGCACTATAATGGAAAAGAATGGAATAATTGCTATACACGACACTGATCCTAACTTTTCAGAAAACTATATAATATCCGAGGATCAGAAAAAAGATTTTCATGATTTTTCAGGACCTTCACAATTTATAAAAGATTTTAATAACGAAGAATGGGAGACATTTAATCTATTTAATTATGGAAGATTAAAGGAAAAACCATCTTCAAGCGGTATAACCATATTAAAAAGAAAAAATGCTTAGAGTCATATCAGTAATAGGTCATGGAGTTGATCTTATCCCTCATTTCATAGAACACTACAATAAGTTTAGTGTTGATGAAATATTACTATACGTTTACGAATCAGATCTTTATCCAGACCTGGAAAGACAAGTCTCAGAAAAAATAAAGAATTATAAGAATGTAAAAATCTGCGGATCACAAAAAAGCAGGGTTTTCGATTGGGAGGAGGTAACAAGAATTTATAATTTCTGTAAATCCAAGCATCCTAACGATTGGTGGATAGTTGCAGATATTGATGAATTTCATCTTTATAACGACCACCCAAGAAGAATATCGGATGTCTGTGAAAAAAATGGATGGGATTTGGTCAGAGGTGGCTTTGTTGATAGAATGGGAACTGACGGAGAATTTCCTAGAATAAGAACCAGAAAAGATATATTCTCTCAATTTCCTCTTGCCGGATTTTTTAGATATCCGCTAAGTAATGCTTGTCCAAATAAGATTTGTTTAATGAGGGGATATGTTGAAATAACGTCAGGCCAGCACTATGCAAAGATAGATGGATACACAACATGGAAATGGCAAGGATGGGCTCACCCTTTAATTGCCCCGATAGAAAAATACTCAGTTCAGGTACATCATTTTAAATGGGATTCTACCTGTTTGGAAAGAATCAAAGCTGTGGCAGACATAAATTCACAATATGCATTTTCTCTCGAATATAAAAAGATGTACGATGCTATAATAGGGAACAAACTTGACGTAAATAATCCGGACTTTATGTTTGAAGAGAATGTAAACAGCTACGACGGATACACGTCTTGGAAGAAACTAATAAATAAAATAATATCAATTTAAATTAAAAATCATGGCAGCAGCTAAAAAACCCACGGAAATTAACAACGATCTAGAACTTCGTAAAGTAAAAGCACTGGAAAAAATATCTAATTCGTTAGAAGATATTTCTATGTGGTTAGAAGACATAGACAAGGATGAGTGGAGTAACAGAATTCAACACTATCTTTCTGAATTTTTAGGGGTTGCTTCTGGGAAAAAGGATGATAATATAAATGAATAAAAAATTAGGTATAATAGTTCCGCACAGGAATAGATGGGATCATCTGAACGAATTCAGAGCTAAAATATCTGTGTACTTACATTCCAAAGGGATACCATTTGAGCTAATAGTGATAAATCAAGATGATGCTAGGCAATTCAACAGAGGAATGATTTTGAATATAGGATTCAAATACGCAAGAAAACTTAGATGTGATTACATTGTATTTCATGATGTTGATCTTATTCCCGTAGATGCTGATTATTCATATTCGGAATATCCGGTTCATCTTGCTACGAAAGTTATTGACGCAGATACTAAAGAAATAAAAAAAGCAGCAGACCAATACTTTGGCGGGGTTACACTCTTCCCTATTGATGAATTTAGAAAAATAGACGGATATTCAAATAAGTATTGGGGATGGGGGTTTGAAGATGATGACTTATTTCTAAGGTGTAAGAGAAATGGATCTTTGATGGGTGAAAAAAAGATAAACAATTCAAGGACTGGTAGATTCACGTCTCTTCTTTTCAACGGGAAAGACTCATACGTTAGAGCTAAAAACACAATTGACTTAGATAAGGATTTAACTATATTTTTATCATTCAATCCTGTTGGAATGATGTATGATCCTGAGAAGGATTTTGACAATTTCACAGCATTTAGTATACCTGGATATGATACTGCAATATCTTATAATTCATTTATGAGATATAATTTCTGTACGTTTGATGAATCCGGTAAAGCATACTATGTCAATTCCGACATAAAACCTAATTACCAAACAAATATTTGTGCTACGGTAAATGCAAAAACCAGAAGGATCCTAATATACCAGGACGGGATTCTTATAGGTGAAACCGGGGGATTTAAAACCCCATATTCTTACGAGGATCAAAGATATTTTTATCTAGGTGCAGGAAATCCAAAAAGGAAAGGAGATCCTAATTTCTATTCTGGATTCATAGACACTTTTGGAATAATAGAAAAAGAATTATCACAGGAGGAAATCACAGATCTTTCTAAAACTAGGGATTTTTCCGGATATAAGGATTCAGGAATTCTTCACCTTCATTATGATTCAGATTTTATAGAATCGTATAAACTGAAAGATCTTTCCGGAAACGGAAATGATGGATCTATATTCAAATGTGAAATATTGGAAAGAAAGGTAAACAAGCACGAGGTGATTGACATTCCGATGAGGAGAGAATGCACATTCGTATCTTTAAAACATGAGGAGAATGGATTTTTTGAAAACAAATGGAAAGATAAAGCGACCAGATGGAATCAATTAAGATTTCATAATGAGATACTTCTCGATAATAATTTAATAAAAGGAGATGGATTAAAGGATCTTAAATTCACAGAACATGGAAAAACCGAAATCTCCAATGTAACACAAATCAACGTAGGAATATGAGTCATAAATTAGGAATCTGTATACCTTACAGAAACAGATACGAACATTTGCAAAAATTAGTACCACATTTAACTGAATTTCTCAATAAAAGAGGAATAGAACACAGATTTTATGTTGCGCATCAGGCAGACGATAAGTTATTCAATAGAGGTTTGATGAAGAATATCGCTGCTAAATTTGCATTTGATGATGGATGTGATTACATAGCATGGCACGATATAGATATGATCCCGATCTCTGAAGAGTGTGATTATTCATATCCGGAAAAAACTCCGGTTCATATTGCTACCAAACTTTCCAAATATGATTTCAAATTGAATTATGAGCAGTACTTTGGTGGTGTGGTTCTTTTTACCCGGGATCAAGTTGAAAGGACTAATGGATATTCCAATAATTATTGGGACTGGGGGATGGAGGACGATGATTTGTTTTACAGAGCTCATTTTGAAGGATACTCTAATTCTAGAACATACAAGAAATACAAGAAGAAAAGAGTAGCTGTATTTAATGGCGATAATTCTTCTATAAAAATTCATACTAAAAAAGAGATGAATGAATTGTTTAGCAGAGATCACACAGTTGCTATACTTTTCAAACCTGAACAACAGAATGAAAAATATAAAGAATGGCTGATAGGTGAAAATGATAAATCATTTATAGAATTTCCTGTATTTAGAAAGCAAAGCTATTGTCCATATTCAATAAACTTCAACAACTCAAGAGCTGTTAGTAGTATTGTTTATGATTCAGGAAAGTCAATGGTCTACAACTGGCTAAAAAGAAGCGATGATGTTTGGTCATGGGTTACTACCTCATACAGATCTATGGATTCTAAATTTAGATTCTTTCTTAACGATGAACTTGGAAAATCCAATGAGAAGGGAATAAAAGAGGAACTGTCAACTCATCTTATCGGGGGGATGTTTAATTACGACGATCTTAGTCCAATCTATTTGGGAACCAATGCTGATAAATCAAACCCTATAAATTTTCGGGGGGAGATTGCTGAATTGATTATATTTGATAAATTTATAGACGATCCCAAGAAAATATCAGATTTTCATTCTAAAAAAATAAAACCAGTTCTTCATTACAATTTCCAGAATGAGGAGGACTCTAAGATACTGGATGAAGTAAAAGGTATTAGAGGTGATTGTAAAAATGTGTTTTTTACAGAAAGAGATATTTTGGTTAGTGACATACCTATACCGTTCAGGAGAGAAGGAAACTTTGAATGTATGCCTCATGTAGATGAAGGACTCGTTAATAACACATGGGCTAAGGGAGAAACCACAGCAAAAAATGAAAGAAGATTTGTAACCGAGATGCAAAGAAGAAAACTTGATTACAAAAGCGATGGTATTAATAATATGAAGTACGAATTGATCAGCACAAAAGATCTTGGTAATAATGTACTTCTGATAAATTGTAAAGCATAATGAACGACCAGAGAATTTTTGGGGAAACCAAAAAAGAATTAAATTCCGTTGGATGCGGAATGTGTTTAGCTAAATGGACACAAGTAACTATGCACTTACATAATGGCATGACACATTCATGTCACCATCCCATACCTCATAAAATACCTCTAAGTGAACTTGAAAATAATCCATCTGCACTTCACAACACAAGACACAAGAAGAAGGTAAGAAGAGAAATGTTGATGGGGAAAAGACCTAAGGAATGTAATTACTGCTGGAAGGTTGAAGACTCATCAGAATCTTTTTCTGACCGTATTTTTAAAAGCTCGGAGCCCTGGTCATTTCCCCACATGAAAGAGATTAGTGAATCCAGATGGAGTGAAGATTATAATCCAAAATATGTTGAGGTAAACTTTTCTAATACATGCAACTTTAAATGTTCTTACTGTAGTCCTATGTTTTCTTCAAAGTGGATGGAGGAGATAGAAAATCACGGTGGTTATCCAACTTCTACGGATTTCAACAATCTTAGTTGGCCTAGAGAAACTGGACAAATCCCGTATAAGCATTCAGAAGAAAATCCTTACGTGAAAGCATTCTGGGAATGGTGGCCAGATCTATATCACGATCTACACACATTTAGAATAACAGGAGGTGAACCACTTTTATCAAAGGATACGTGGAGGTTGTTGGAATTTATAGCAAATACCGATAATCCGAATAAAAAATTAAATCTATCAATCAATACCAATCTTGGTGTACCAAAAAACCTGATTGAAAGATTCGTTAAGCTTTGTAAGAAGATAATTGACGAGGGAAGAGTAAACGAGCTTATAGTTTTTACATCTTGTGAAGCTTGGAAAGAACAAGCAGAATACATACGTTTTGGGCTCAATTTTGACGACTTTTTTGAAAACATAGAAATGATATTAACAGAACTTCCCAAGGTGACAGTGAACGTTATGGCAACGTTTAACGCTATGTCAGTATTCGGATATTCCAAATTAATAGAAAAGATTTTTCAGCTGAAGAAAAAATATCAAAATAAAGAAAGATACTGGATATCCGCAATCCAACTCGATACCTCATATCTAAGATGGCCAGAGCATCAGTCGGTAAAAATATTGTACGACGAGCACAAAGAACTCATATTTAAGGCTGCACAGAAAGCATTCTATTATGCTACACCCGAGTTCAATCACGATAATTACGGATTTTCTGACGTTGAGATACAAAAAATAAAAAGAACATACGATTACGCGATAGCGGAGGACGGATTCGATGTTGAAAAAAACAGGAAGGATTTTGTCGCATTTGTTGATGAACATGATAAGAGAAGAGGAACAGATTTCATAAAAACATTTCCCGAACTAAAAAAATTCTACGAAGATGTTAAAAATTAAAGAAGGTGAACCCTGGATAATGTGGCCAAATATATTAGGGCAAAAATTTATAAAAGACCCAGCAAATCATGTATTTGATCATGAGGGAGACTTTAGCTTTAGACTTATCTTTGAGCTAGAAGAAGCCGTAACAAAAAAATCTACGCTCTTTGCAAAGCTACCCAGTTATTTTGGAATAGACCTGGAAGATTATGGGATTTTATTAATAGTTACTGATAATTCAGGTAAAACTGAATATCTAACATGCAATTTTCAATGGGAGCCAAATATAAAATATGAGCTGTTGATCACAAAAGAACAGGAAGCAATAACTGTCTATATTGACGGAAATGCTTTGACCTTATATTTCATAGCGGATAAGTTGGCAGCGGACCCAAATTCCCATATCATATTTGGTGCTGGTAATTTCCCTAAAAATGGATTTAATCTTAATTATTTAGGGGTAATACTTCATGAATTAGAAATTATAAGGGACAGCGAAACTATAAGTAAGCACGTCTTCGAAGAATTCATACACGGGAAAAGCTACGATTTAACAGAAAATTGCAATTTTCTACATCAAATATAATTAGACTATGTCAAAAGAACTAATAGAATGGAGGGAAAAAAACCTCAATAAGATAAGCAAGAGTTTTTGTGCTGCTAAGTGGTATAATGCTAGTATACATCTTGGTCATGGATACACAGGATCGTGTCATCTACCTCTTCCACATCCTATAGATCTTGAGGAAATAAAAACCAATCCGTCTGCAATCCACAATACGAAGCATAAAAAGCAGATGAGAAAAATGATGCTAAGCGGTATTAGACCAGCTGAATGTTCATATTGCTGGAAAATAGAAGACATAGGTAGAAATAATGTTTCTGATAGGGTTTATAAGAGCATCATTTATGACGAGGACGATATTGCTAAGATAGAAGAAATGGATTACAGAGATAATGTTCTCCTTAAAACTCTAGAGATAAGCTTTGATCGAACTTGCAATTTTGCTTGTAGCTATTGTAACGCTGGATACAGTACCACATGGGGCAAGGAAATCCAAAAGTTCGGACCTTACCAAAAAATGAAAACAGACTCTGCTGGTGCTTACAGAAGCGATGGATCATGGTCTGAGGTATTTGGAAAACATAACGAAAGAAATCCATTCGTCCAGGCATTTTTTGAATGGTGGCCGGAATTATCAGAGACTCTGGAAGAGATTAGAATTACCGGGGGAGAACCCTCATTAAGTCATAATTTTTGGGATTTTATAGAAGTTCTTAAATCTAATCCAGCACCAAATCTAAGACTTGCTGTTAATTCAAATCTTGGGATGTCTGAACAAACCTTAGAAAAGATGGTGGACATGTCGCATAATATGAGAATTAAGGAAATGGACATCTACACTAGCAATGAATCATACGGAAAACATGCGGAGTATATTAGGGATGGTCTAGTTTATGATAAGTGGAGAAGTAATTTAGTTAGTCTAATAGAAAGATCCAAATTAAGATCACTAACAATAATGATGACAATTAATAGCTTATGTCTATTTAGCATCACAGATTTTCTAGATGATATGATTGTATTGAAAAAGAGATATGGTGCGAATAAGCCAAACGTGGATCTTAATATCCTGAGATGGCCAGCATTCATGTCTCCTGTAGCACTACCTGATGAAATCAAATTGGAATTACATTCGAGATTAACAAAATGGTTCAACGAAAAAATGACACCCAATCTATTCAGCGTTGGTGAATTTGCACAATTTCAAAGACTACTAGATTATATCCAGGTGGTAGAAAAAGGACACACTACAACAGAAGATGATAAATCAATACTGCACCACGATTTTAAAAGTTTCTATGTACAGTATGATAGCAGAAGGGGTAAAAACTTTAAAGAAACATTCCCAGAATTAGCGGAATGGTACGAATCTATAAAGGTAGATCAGTCTATTCCAGTTGTTAATTTAAACGACGGAAGGATAACCCACTTCGAAACCGGAACTTATCCATATCCGCCTTCCAAAATTATATAAGAGATTTTACCTTTTTTGGTTGTACTTCTATATTATTCTCGGATTCTAATTCTTTTGTATAAACAGGAGAATTAGAATCTTTTTCGTTTTGAATGTCCTTTTCTATAGAATCAATTACTGCTTTCGCCATAATTTCGTGACACTCTTTAGATGGGTGATGATCTTTTGGCGGATTTTCAAAATTATCATAATCTGAATTGATCGTTAAATGTCTATGTTTATCCATTAGTTGTCTTATGGATGGAAAAATCCCATCTCTGTATTTAAGCGGGATAAATCTATTGTACATGAATATGTCATTAGATATTAGATCTAGATAATCATCCTCCCAACAAAGAATTTTAGTTTTAATGTTATTTTCCTCAAGAAAAAGCATTATATCCTTTACGTTATTGAAGCAGTACTCTAGATGTTCATTTCTCCACTGTTCTATAGATATGTTCCTTTCTTCGATGAGCCATTCATAAAAATCGGATTTGCTTTCCTGATCAAATATTAGAAATTTACAATCCTTTCCCTTAAAATTATAATGGAAAGAATTTCTATTTGGTTGTGAGGTCTGTATAATAACATATTCTATTTCACTAAAATCAAATTTCTCGTCTATCAAATGCCCGTACCCATTTAACAGTCCTAACGCTGACTTGATATAATTAATAGATGTTTCCTCGGATCCACCATTTTGTTTGGATGTTACCTCCCATGTATTGAAATGGTTTGCAACCAATCTAGGATATCTTAGTGTTGACATGTACCTAACGTGTGCATCGGTTACTAGTCTTGAATCGTATGCATCAGGTGCAGGGTATTTTATAGTTTCTAGCCCAGAGTAATAATAGAGACCCTGTCCCCAGGTAAATGAGCATCCAGCAAAAATTAATCCTTTCATATTATTCAAATTCTTTTTTATTTTCTAGATACCAGCGATATGCATTAAAAAGACCTTCTTCTAGCGTAGTCTTTGCTTCCCATCCTAATTCACTTTTAATTTTATTAGAATCTATTTTTCTTGTAGGAATCATTGACGGTTTTCCACTGATGAATTCCGTTGGTGCATTATGATCAGCTATTTTTTTCATTTTTTCTAGAACCTCTAAAACTGAATATACAGTATTAGATCCAACGTTATATATGTTAAACATTTCTTTCTCTTTTTCCATCACTGTCTGTAGAGCCTCTACAAAATCTTCTATATAAAGAAGGTCCCTAAGCTCTGATCCATCTCCCCAAACAGGTATTGGATCCATTCGATCTGCTACTTTTCGTATAGTTGCTGGGGTAACGTGACATTTGTTGAAATCGTATTTGTCATGAGGTCCAAATAAATTTGCTGGTCTTATTACAGTGCATTTCATTTTAGTTGGAAGATACTTAGCATAGAGTTCACATTGAACCTCTGCATATCTTTTCATCCAACCTACAGGAAAATAAACGGGGTATGGTTCATCAAACAGGAAATCTGTCTCAACAACCGGTGTATCTCCCTTTGGTGGATAAACAGTATTCGAAGAAATGAAGATATAATGCTGAACTTTATTTCTCCATGCTGCATCTATCAGGAAATTATTCATAGCTACATTCGGGGTAACGTGTGCTAGTGGATCAACAACAGTATCAACCGCATTTGAAGTTGAAGCTGCTGCGTGTATCACAACATCAACATCTATCGTTGCAGTCACACATTCATCATGTTTTTGTAAATTGTAATAGGTGTAATCAACACTATCATGAACTTGTCTAACACCTCTTCTATGAAGATTTACCCTTAAATCTGTGTATCCTTCTTTAACTAGTCTATTAGTTAAATTCTGTCCAACCAATCCGGATCCACCGGTGATTAAAATCCTTGAATCTTTGTTTATCATTTATATTATTTGTTTATTTTCTGATTTAGTTTTGTCTGGAAAAATTGATTCTAAAATTTCTTCTTTAAGTGTTATAAAATTTATGTACGTGTATCTTTTAAATCTGTTACCAACCATCTTTACCTCGTGTTTTATGTCGTTCTTTGCAAAATCCATAACACAAAAATTATCGAAAAATGGATCTATTGTAAATTCCTTCCCAGTACTGGTGACTATTTTCAATTCTCCTCCTCCATTATTATGGGTATTACGGTCGGAAAGATATAGTATGATTACACAAAGTCTACCGTTATTAGCACCATCGTTATGTATATCTATAAAGTGACCGTCCTCAAAAAGTGCCATCGCACCACTTTTATTTGCTTCGTCCAAAATTGTAGCAGCTTGAGGATAAAGATCTTTTAATATTTTTAAAGCTATATTTTCAAAATAGGATTCTTTAGGATATTTAAATTCCAACCATTTTTGCCACTCATAGAATTTGTTTTTTGAAAGTCTATTTTCAACATCTTCGGATGCATATTTTTTAACATCATCTATTACGTTTTTAAATTCTTCCAGTTCATCCTCCTCTAAGAAATCTGAGATTTTTCCAATATATGCTCCCTCAGTAAGTAAATCTTCTTTAGGTATTATATGTGTCTGTGTATTAAAAAGACCAGAGTAATAATTATAAACATTACGTATGGCATCTGAAAAATTTGTTTCTGGTAATATTCCGAAAATACTCTGTTTGGTAGTATCCATAAGTCTTCTAAGATCCCCATTAGGTTTAGACGAATCCCATTTTACCAAAACGTTCTTCCCACTCACTTTTATTATCTCATCGATTACCTCTTTTATGGATAATTCCACTCCGGATCCACAGTTAACTATATCGTTTACTCTCCCCTCATAGAGTTTTATTAAAGATAGTGCCACATCCTTACCGTAGACAAAATCTCTAATCGGTGTTCCGTCTCCCCAGGCTTCTATTTCACCAGACGACTCGTACACCTTTTTTACCATGGTCGATATTAGGGTTCCGCTTCCACTAAAGTCGTCATATTCCCCAAATATATTTGCTGGTCTTACTATTGTCCATTTGTTATAACCATGCTGTACTCGATAAGACTCCAATAAGAGTTCCCCCATCCGTTTTGACCATGAAGGAAACCAATCTGATTCCGAAGGTAGTGTTTTCCAAACATCATCTTCCGAGAATTTTTCTGATGGACTATAAACCCCAACAGAACTGACAAAAACCAACCACGCATCATTCAGGTAGCATTGATTTATTATTTCTGTGTTTATTTTAAATGATGGATACAGAAAATCTACCGGATTATTTTTTGCTTTTATCGGGGATCCTTTGATCCCGAAACAATTAAATACTACATCATATTTTTCATCTCTGAATAGATCGACTATATTTTGTTCTACGAGTAGATCCATTTTTTTAAATCGATAATTAAAATTAGTAGCGATTCTTTTTGATGAATTTCTGTCTACACCCGTTACTTTCCATCCCTTATCTAAACACAGATCCCTTAGATAACTTCCCACTAATCCATTGCACCCTGTAATTAATACTGTTTTCATATTATACCCGATATTCTTTTTAAGAAGTCCGAATCTGTTTGATCCTTAACCTTTCCCTCTATTTTTCTAAGATTTTCTTCGAATCTTCTTTTATTTTTTCTATAAAAATCTTTAAAGAATTCTTTATTATCATTTATTCTTTTTATCTCTTTAACAAATTTAAATAGTCTGTCTCTGTGATTTTCCTCGCTATCATAATCATGGTTGATTACATCGTCAAAAAAATCAAAATCATATTTCTTTTTGATCTCCCTAATATGATGTGCAGATGCTAATATCAAAGGAAACTGCATTGCACAAAATGCCTTGAATGATTTTTCCGATATGTGTGTCAAATCCGAGGAGAATTCAGTTTCGGTTGTAATATTAAAATATGAATTCTCTAGTTGGTTTTTATCGTAGGTATCGTTCCAAGGAACATTGTTTTCATTTTCTCTGTCGTCAAACCACGTTCTTTCTTCTTCGTATCTACTTTTCTTTTGTTCTATGTTGGAAAAATATTGTATTTCTTCCTTCATATTTACAACGTCTTCTTCGTTAAATATTTCACCAAAGAAGGCTTCCGGATTTTTATTTCCCTTGAACTGAAATCCCTGAACTAGAGACCAATCAACATCTTCCAATATTCCACTTTTTTTAAGTAAACATAATAACCCATACCTGTGGGGTCTAGGTCTTCTATTATGACACATAAAGAATTCTCCTTTTTTGTCGGGTTTAAATTCAACCCTACCAATAGAATGAATTACAGAATTAGCAGTAAAATTAGCCAATCTAACCGTTGAATGAACATTTATACCAGTTCCTATTTCATCCTTGAATTCTTGGAGTCTTGGATTATTATTAGAAACCCATAATTGTTTTTGGTCTATACCAATTTCTTTGGACCATTTATCAAGAAGAACTAAAGTTTCTTTTCTCTCTGCCTCCTGCTCATTCATTATTATCACATTGAAATTTGGATTTTTCTTTAGTGCATCGATGGCATCTTTAATTATAGGTAATTTCCCTTCTTTTAAATTCTCCGCTAAAATTCCAGGTATTAGAGTTACAAAATAAAAAAGCTTTTTGTCTTCCAGTTTAGAAACATCCTCTAATTTATACCTTCTGATTAGTCTTCTGTCGAACTGGAGAGATCCAACTACGCTATCTACATTCATATGAAAAGTGTTGGGATATAAATCCTCGGAGTTCCCCCTTGTAGGTCTATCAGAAGCTATGTCCCAATTGTCATAAACTAGATTTAAAGTTTGTTTAGGCTGGTTGAATTTTGGTAACTCTTTAAGATATTTAGCGTCATATTCATTGGTAAAAGAGTATACCATTTCTTGATTCTTTAAAAACCTTTCCCTATTATTTTTATAAAAATCGATAAAAAATTCTTTGTTGCTTTGTATTCTTTTTAATTCCTCTATGAATTTGAAAATCCTATCACGGTCGCTTTTAACATTGTCATAATCGTGATTAATTACATCATCAAAAAAATCATATCCATAAAATTCTCTCATGTGCTTAATGTGATGTCTAGAAGCTAGAATCATAGGGAATTGTAGATGTAAAAATGGCTTAAAGGATTTTTCAGTTATATGGATATCTCTTCCAAAATATTGGGTTTCTACCGTTACATTAAAATACGTGTTTTGATATTGTTCAGAATTAAAAGTCTCCCACCAAGAAGGACTGTTTAATGTCATTTCATCAAGCCAAGGGAAGTGGGATTCATAATTACTTTTTTTAATACCGTATGAATTAAAATACTCAATCTCTGGCATTAATAATTTCATGTCATAATCATTGAATATTCTGCGGTAAATTGTATTCCAGTCCTGTGTCGGCAATCTCCAGAGCTTTAAATATGACCAGTCGAAATCCTGTATTAGATTATATTTTTTAATAAGGCAAACAAAAGCTGATCTACTTTCGCGGAGAGAATGATTATGGGACATAAAAAAACATCCCTTTTTATCTTCAACAAAAATACTCTTTGGAGTTTTTGCAAGAGCTAGTGGCATTACTCTCGAACTGTGAATATTAACATTGCTTCCTACCTCTCTTTTATATTCTAGGTTCCTTGAATTATTGTTAATAAGGAATACTTTTTTTGGGTCTATATTATTTCTCCTAAGAACTGGATCTAATTTACTTATAGTTTCTTTGGGCTCAATTTCCTGATCATTTATTAGGAGAAGAAATAAGTTATTTTTTCTCTGAAAATGTCCTATCATATCATCTCCTATAGGGAGCTTATCGAAATGGAAAAATCTGTTATACAAAGAGTGCCTGTGCCAAACGATATAAAAAAAGTTTTCCTCTGGGTATTTGTCAACGTCTTCCATTCTTCGATTGACGTAATTGTTATATCTAAGAGTTCCCATTGGACCATCACCTGTCATCCATGCATTATCTTCTGGAAAATATTTACTTCCGTTGGGATTAGGATGCTCTTGGCCCAGAGGCCAATCATCGTAAACTAAATTTATAGTATCACTCATATTTTATATATCAGCTAATAATAGTCCCCTATATGAGGGATTTTGTATTGGAAATTTCGGGCGATATTGGGAGTTCTTCCTTTCTGACGAAAAGATCCTTCATATGATCAACAGAGCATGTATTGAAACAATAACCCATTTTATTCTCATCTTTTTTAGCACCCTCCCATCTGTTTGCAAAAACCTCGTCCAGATATTTACTGTCGATGATTTCCTTCAGACTATGATTGTTTAAATTGATCTTATTCATTCCCCAATCCCACAAATGTTTTTTTATTTGTAATGCTTCTTGGTGTTGAAAATTGCTATTATACATCGTACCTACGAAACAACATGGCATAACGTTACCTTTACAGTCTACATAAATTTCTTTCCCTATAGGATGACATGACTTGCAGCTGACGGATTTCCCTTTAAATCTTTCGGGGAACTCGTATTTCGGCAATTCGTTTCCTATTAGGTTTGACCACCTTTCTTTTATCTCTTCCTCGGTTTTTTTACCTTTACCTGGCACCCATATTTTCTCCTCTCCCCGCTCAAGCTTGTTGATCGATCTATTTAATCTCCACTCTTCATTAGCAGGTTCTATCCGGTATAGAAAATTACCTTCGATGTCATAAACCATTAGGTCCTGATATTCGTCGGGATTTTCGGTTTCAAAGCCGAATGGTCTTTTCGGAGAAAATGCTAGTCCCATTGTTTTGCAAAGGGATTCAGCTTCCTCCAATTGATGCTGGTTGTGTTTAAATATTAAGAAGTCCCATATTCCAGTAGCACCGGATTTAGCATAGGCCCTCATATTTTCCATGACCCTCTCCCATTTAACGTTTCTCCTGTATAGGTGATTTGTGTCCTCTAGTCCATCAACAGAAAAAACCACATATCTGCTGTTCACACATGGTTCTGCAAATAGGGATCCCATTTTTTCCCAGAATTCCCCGTCCCTAATAGACCCGTTGGTATTGACCTGGACCTTAGCCTCAGAATTACGTAAGACATATTCTAGAATCTCGTAAACGTCCCTAGCCATCATTGGATCCCCGTTGGTCCCACAAAATATCCATCCCTTACTTCTTTTAACAAACTCTAGAGGAAACCACTTTTTAAAATTTTCAAGAGAAACACTTCCCAATTCAAGTTCCGGGTTAACCCTTAATGAATTGTTCACGTATCTGGGACAAAGCGGGCATGCTGCGTTACAAAGGTTGGAAAGTTCTACATGAACTAACACAGTATTATCATAGTTCCAAACCATATTTACCTTTTACAATTTTAGACATTTCCGCGGTTAAAATTTCGATATGTCTACTAAATAGCAGAGAAACTTAAGGGATAAATAAAGATATAATATAAAAACAAGATGTACTTAAAAAATCTAATAGACTCCATTAAAAAATTCTTCGAAAAAAGAAGAAAAAAGAAAGAATTCGAGAGAAAAATAGAGGAACTGAAAAAGAGAGACCCGTTCACTTATAACCATTAATTTAAGTATATGATCTATTTATTTATAGGACAACCTGGTGCTGGTAAAACCGAAATGGCAGGAAGATTGGTAGAAAAATTAGGAGAAAGTACTATATGGATAGACGGAGACGATTTAAGAGAGATCTTCCCTAATACGGATTATTCCTATTCCGGGAGAATCAGAAACATTGAAAAATCGTTCACTATAGCTCGCTTTATGAGTAAAAAAGGATATAACGTAGTGATAAGTATGGTTTGTCCTTATCGTGCAATTAGGGAGGATTTAAAAGCAAATAACGAGGTGGTAGAAATACTATTTGATCGTCCGCATTTTGCAGGAAAAGACAAGCTACATGTTCAATCATTCGAAAGGCCTAACGAGAACTATCGCGTCTTTATTAACGGGGATGAAGTGGAAAAATCCTTCGGGGAACTTCTGTCCATAATTGGACTATAATTTCTATGAAAAAATATGCATTATACATCGGTAGATGGCAAAATTGGCACAAAGGCCACCAATGGTTAATAGACCAACAATTCGATCAGGGTAAAAATGTTTGGGTAGCAATTAGGGATGTTCCCAAGGATGAGAATAATCCAAAGTCTGCCCAAGAGGTTTTTGAAGAATTAAAAATAGCATTAAGCGATTATCTTCAAACTGGCAGATTGCTAATTTCTGTGATCCCAGACATAGAAAGCGTTAATTATGGTAGGGGAGTAGGATATGATGTGATCTACCACGAACCCCCTGTAGATGTTGCAATAATCAGCGGAACTGCTATCAGAAATGGACACATGCTAGCTGATGGATCTATATTTCATGAAGAAAGTAAAGACTAGACATAAAATCACAATAAAATGGCTGTAGAAAGAAAAAGACACATAGCTAAAACTATATCATACAGAATTGTTAGTACACTAATTGGATTTTTATTAATGTGGCTAATAAGTGGCTCTGTGAAAGTGGGTGCAGCATTTGGTGTTGCAGAATTGGTTTATAAACCAATCCAATACTATATCCATGAGAGAATTTGGTACAGATATATAAAATACGGATTGAAAAATAGGGATTTATAAATAAATATACAAAAAGAGCATGAGAACAGTATTGATAGGATCGGACTTTATGTACGATAAAGACGGTAATTTAAGGCCGATCGAAATAAACACCGCAGTAGGTTGGGATGGCCCAGAAAAAGTGGAAGAAGATGCTGATTGCTTAGATTTAACAAATTTGTATCAATTTGTTGTGGATAACAATTTCCAAGCGATACATTACGTTGGAGATATTGGCCCATTACATGTGGCATTAGAAGCTCATTATAAAGAAAGTTCGGTTACTTATGAATTTCATGGGGTTGGTAGTACGTCTATCACAATCCCGTATATTGAAGATAACGAGACAACTTTAATTATTAGAAGTGCATACGACACCACAGCTTTAGTTGATGACACGTATTGCAGAGATAAGATAGAATTTATGAACTTGGTCAAAGATTCTTCCTTCAGATCTAAATTTGCTTACGTTGACAGTAACGGAACACTGATATCAAACATTACATCTATAAATGATAATGGGGAACATCCTAACTTTATTTTAAAATCTAGATTTCCGGGTTATGACAAGACTGTTTATCCAAAATTCTTTAAAGTAACCACACAATCTGAATTAGATACTTTAATTGCAAATAATGTCACGGAAGAATATTTTTTAATGGAATATTTATATAACCCAAATAAACTATGGGAAGGGCATTTGACCGTAATAAGAAGTTTAAACATTTTATTTCCGCCAAACTTAGAATCAATCCAAATTGGACAATACACAAAATTGAATCAAAATATGTTACTAAATAATGTAACATACGATCCAAATACATTTGAAGTAGATTCAGATTTTAAAGAGAGCTATAGTACAAATCCACCAACTGCTTCTCAACCTAAGTTATTGGATACAGACACTGTAGAAATGGCGGACGGCACATTCAAAACAGCATTAGATTTACAAGTCGGTGATGCCATCAAAACAATCCAAATTCCTAATGAAGCCGGAATTAGTATAGACAGTTATATCTCCTCCAACTTTGGAATTACGTATGAAGAATTAGTATCTTCTGCGATATACACAACTAACATTGTGACCAAGAAACAAAAAGTAAACACACTAACCTTTATAAACGAATTGGTATTTGAAGATGGAAGTACCTGGGAAGACACCATGGGATCTAGGTATTTAGTAGATAGAGAGGGAGCAGTTACGTTTAAGTCATTATTTTACATTTTACCAGGGGATTCTGTTATATTACTAGACACAACTGACGATAATATAAATTTTGTTAAAAAAACGGTCACATCAAATACTCAGACCAAAAGTGTATTCTCCGGCTGGTATATTTCAGTTGAAACTGCAATGTTGTTTTTAACTAAAACCTCGGGGTCATCTAATAACGAATCCTTTGTTTCGATTGAACACAACTATACATCATGTCCTGGATGGGCATGTATAAATGATTGTTCGGTCGCGTGCCCTTCGTGTCCAAAAAATATGGCTTGTACTGGTAGCAGCTGGTCGGGTTATAGTTGTTTCCCACTATGTTAATAAATTCTTAAATAAATTTAAATAAAAATGGCAAAAATTATAACAGCTACGGAGATTAATACATTAAATACCACAATGGCAACAATAGGTAGTTTAATCGTAACGGCAAATAGTTAATATAGAACTAAATGAGTTATTTATGGTTCATTTCATACCAAGCATTCTTACAAAAGATGAATGTAAATACTTAACTGAACAATTTGATATTGAAAGAAGATATCAAAACTCAGCTGACGGTGAATATTCCGGTACTAATATTTCTTACGGATTCGGACCTTCGTTTGTGTTTAACACCTATCTAGATAGATTAAAATCAAAAGTGCTAGAGTATAATAATTTTGATGATTTACTTAACGTAAACACGTTTGTTAGGGAGTATGTAAACACCTCAACATTAAAAAAACATTTAGATAGAAAAGACATTAGTGTTACTATGTCTATATGTTTAGAATCCACAATAAATAAGGAATGGCCGTTATGTGCAGAAATTGATAATAAGGAACATTGTTTCAACACAAATGTTGGGGATGGTATTTTATTATTTGATGCCGATAAAATAACACATTGGAGAGACCCTTTAGAATGTTCAGAAAACGAAAGAGTCATCCAATTTTTTTTACATTGGAAACCTTCCTATTATGTTGCTAAAAAAACAAAATCATTATTATAAAAATAATAAATCATGCCATTTACGTATACGATAGAGCCAGCATTTTTAACCAAAGAGGAGTGTAATTTAATACTAGATTTTTCTTTAAGAGAATTAGAACTAGTGCCATCAGAAATTGTTGGGGATTACATGGAAGATAATATTAATACTGACGTTAGAAAATCTAACCAGGTATTTTATCCATATTATAAAAAATTCCCTTTTTTATTGGAAAAGATGAGTGAGCTGCTAAATAAACACATCTTTGTTAAAGGGTTCGATCTAGATTTCGAGAGAAGTCAATTTCAGTTTACAGAGTATCACCCCGGAGGACATTTTAGTTGGCACAGAGATGCACACGGAAAAAAAATAACGGATTATGATCGATATTGTTCATTAGTAATACAATTAAATGACGGATATGAGGAGGGGGATCTACAAATAAAAGATGGGAAGAACGAAACACTAACAGTTGAAAAAGGTACAGGAAATTTGATATTATTTTTATCAAATATTGAACATAGGGTAGTACCTGTAAAAAGTGGGATTAGATATACGTTGGTTAATTGGGTGAAATTAAAACAACAAAAAGATTATAAAAAAACATTATTGTAACATGAAAATAAATTTTAAAGAAATAGTAACCTCTTGGTACAATGTTATACATCACACTCCCGAGCAACAAGAGTTGGCTGAAAAAAGATTTAACGTGTGCTTAGAGTGCCCCTCTAAAAAAGAGATATTTGAAGGTAAAGAATGGTCTTTTAAATGCGGCGAATGCGGATGCCCATTAAAAGCAAAGATTTATACAGAATCAACATATCTTATTAGAGCCGGATCCTGCCCACTTGGTAAATGGAAGGAAGTTGAAATGGAATATCTCGATAAACACCGCGACACTGTTAGATATAAAACCAAAAAAACAATTCTTTAATAATTTTTTCAAAAAAGAAATCAACTAATTTGATGCCATTTATTTGGACATTCAGTACTCTTTTACTGCAGGTGTCTGGTGTACAGAAACACTAGTAATATAAAAAATTATACACTAAGTCCTCATTAATTTAAATTAACAATGCTAGTTAACAAAAAATTTATTTTCATAAGTTTACCAAGATGTGCATCAACCTCATTTATGATTACGTGTCTCAAAAACAAGATATCTATAGAGCACTTTAACTCGAACCATGATAATCAGTTGATTATGATAAATGACTGGGAAAAAATGGATAATGAAGAATTGGCAGATAGATTAACACATGCTCATGAGCCATTGTATATATTACAAGAAAAATTTGGAAATAAGAACCAGATTATATCAATAAGAAGAAATAAATATGATAGATTTTTATCCTTATGGAAACATATTATAGACGAATTGGACAGAACAAAAAAAAATGATATCGCTAATATTTTTTCAAAATTAACAGTTAATGATATATTCGATGGAATTGTTCCAAATGATATTTATAATAAAGAAAGCAGGTATAAATATATTGACAATTTTTTAGATAAGATTAAGATCTCAAAAGATGAATCTTACACTAAAAACATGTTAGATATATTGTTCACCCCCATAATTGAACTTACAAGCGATGATCCAAATATTATTTGGTTTGATATCAATAATTTGAAAGAGCTAGAAAATTGGGTATCAAAAAAATTAAATATTGATTTTAAAATGGAAAAAATAAATTCAAGTAAACATTTTAATTCCGCAATAGAAATTGATGACAATTTTAAACAGAAGTATGATGATCTCTATAGAGAATTTGAACAAAGAAAAATTAATAAAACATTATTATAAATAATGTTTGTTTTACGTATTATCCATCATGGTTACCAAACAATGTGGAATTAAGTGAAATCACATTAAAAGAATTTTTAGAGAAAAATATTGATTTTTATGAAAATACTTCTTCTGTGCGAACCTAGGAGCGGATCCACTAATTTAGCAAATTGGTTTATTTGTAATAAAGATTTCACAGTCTTACAGGAGCCTTTAAACAAAAATGGATTAGATTACAAAAAAGGAATATCCCCTAGAGAATGGGAATATACCACGGATCATTTTCTAATTAAAGAAATATATGTACCTAACGCCAATCTGGTGGACCTTATTAATCTAGCGGATAAAATAATTTTACTATATAGGGAAAAAGTCGAAGAACAAATCGAATCATGGTTGGTTGCTTCTCAAACAAATCAGTGGTCTTCTGAATGGGCAAGTGGTCGTATTGTAATAACGCGAGAAGATGATAAAATTAATTATTTTAGATCCCTAAAGAGTGGATTTAAAAACGATTACCTGGATAACCAAGATTTTTTTAGCATCTCGTACGAGGAGCTATACAATGGTAACGGTATTGAAAAAGTTATTGATTACCTAAATATAGATACACTAGAAAATAAAAATTTTCCATACGGTAAAAAATATAAACTAGAACCAATTAAACCGACAAGATTGATATGAAATCGCTAAAATACTGGACTCAAGACGGGTTTGAAATATCATCGTATAGACATAATTTATCAGAAAGAATCAACCAGTCATATAATGGTTCGGGATCAGATAATACTGATAGATGTACTTATACCTATAATTCATTGGGATTCAGAGGAGATGAACCAACAAAAGAAGGATTTAAAATAATGTCAATTGGTTGTTCGATAACTGAGGGAATTGGATTGAATGATAATGAAACTTGGTCACACCAATTTACCGAATTAATACCTAATGGCGTTGATTTAAATTTTGGAACCAGTGGTAGAAGTAACGATTATATAGCGAGAGCATTATTGTCGTATTATGATGTAATTAAGCCAGATCTAGTTTTAATTATGTACACTGAAACCCACCGCAGAGAATTTTACACGAAAGATGGCGGGATTGAACCATTTCACCATAAGGATTGGGGTTACTTCAAAGAAACGAGCGATGGTATCCTCGAACACAAAGCTCATCTAACGTTACTGAATAAGAATAACAATTTCATTAATTGGTACAAAAATCACACATTAATAAAATTGTTTTTAGAATCTAAAAATTGTAATTGGATATGGAATGGCTGGTTTGCAACTAATGAATATTCCGACGAAAACAGATTTGATGGGGATTACTTTCCTTTTAAAGATCTCGGTGTTGATGGAAGCCATCCGGGTCCAATACACAATAAAGAATATGCACTCAGATTACATAATTACATATCTGAGCATTTTCCAGAATATCTTCCTCAACTAAAATAACTAAAGGGCAAAACTTTCTCCGCATCCACATGTTCGGGATGCTGAAGGATTGGACCACGTAAATCCTCTTCCGTTCAATCCGTCAGAATAATCCAATTCTGTACCAAAAAGATATAGTAAGGATTTTTTGTCTATTGATATTTTCAATCCCTGCCTCATTTCTTCGATCTCGTCAGTAGTATCTACGGCATCATCAAAATTCATTTTGTAAGAAAGACCGCTGCAACCTCCCCCGATCACACCAACACGTAGATGGTGGGTATCGGGAGATAATCCATCATTTTTCATTAACTCCAATAAGTGATTTAGTGCTCTATCTGTTATTGTTATCATCTGGAATAATTTTTTTATTCTTTTCGATTATTTGAAATAAATCTTTAGTGTTAAAACTGTCTAGATCAATTATTGATTTAAGAATATCGCTACGGACATCAAGGAAAAGATTTAGGTTTTCCAAGACGTGTCTTTTTTTCGAATGCAGGTGGAAATAATCAGGACTACTTAATGAAAATGACTCATATTCTTCCGGAAGATTTATTTCAGTTTTTTCTTCATTGAAGAAAAAATTATTGGAAAGAGCTGCCATTTTTGTATTTCTAAGATCTGATATTTCTTTTAATAGTTTTTGCTCACAAAATATCATATACTTACCGTTTAAATCCGGATCATCCCAAAATTTCCCAGAAAGATTTTCCATCCATTCCCAAGCAGTCTCTGCATATTCTTTCCTAAAATCATCATCCCTAATGTAAAGAAAAGAAACATTAGGAGAATGAGTAGTTTTCCATCCGTATCTTGTGTGATATTCAGATACCGTCTCTTTTAATATTTTATCCCGGATACTTGGATAAACGTTAGCTCCCTCCTCTATCTGATTTACAAGAATGTCAAATCCTGATAATTGATTTAGATCAAAACCTTTTCTCTTGAAATAAAGATCACAATCGATCATAACGAAAGGAGCTTCTATATTTCTTATGCATTTCAATTTGGACGCTGCCCAAAATGCCCTTCTATTAACTTTATCTTCCGTGGATAATTCTTCGGTACTGACAAAATCCCAAAGATTCAATATGTTTAATTCTTTCAGATATTCATATACAGAATTGCAGCAATATAGATAGGTTTTGCATTCCGGGTATATTTTTTTCCAGTTGGAAACCGAAGCGATTAAACAAACCAGTTCTACTTCATGAAGAAAAAAATTTTCCCCCTTTAGGCTTTCTAGAACCCATACTGTTTTCATAGAAAAAATTAAGCGAAATAAGCTTGAACTATGTAGTTAGTTGTCCAATCTGTATTAAATAAATTTACTGAAGAACTGTAGCTCAAGATGGTTCCAGCACTAGGTGATACTGTAATCCAATACTGAAAAGTGAATCCATATGCTGCAACTGCACTAACTGTAACGTAAGAATAAACACTATAATCCCAGGCATAATCATCTCCAACAGTAGTTGCCCCGGTAAGAGTAATTGGATACGTAAACCTAACAGTTCCTTTCCCATAGTCATTACTCATCAATCTAATGCACCTGAACTTTTTGTTGGAAAAATACCCAAAATTAGAAGCCCCGCTTTTTCTGTCATAGAGCCTTGCTGTCCATATAGTATTTAAACTTACGTTGTTTATTTCCTGCCAGAGATTTGATAATTGGCCAGTTCCTGAAAGCCTACCCTGGTTTCCCATGTTTATATTAGAACTACCTATAGAAACTACGCTCATAAATTAACAGTCGATTACATTACCCGCCCCGAAGATTTCTTCTAGAGCTATTTTTAGTTTCCCATATGCCCATCCGTAAGGATCATTCCCTATGACTGAAATGTCTATTTTAGATTTTATAACAGTTTCCGTCCCTGTTTTAACATTTTCTGTATATGGCTCTTCTCTAGTTTTTTCTACTATATTACCATTCTCGTCAAAATCGTTGTATGTTATAGTTCTTGTTCCCTCAACCACCTCATATACGTCCCTAGTGACCTCTTCAGGAACGGACAAAGAAAATTCGTTAATAACCGGATATTCTACTGATTGTTCATTAAATACAATAGGGGGTGAGATTGGTCCTGGTTGTGACGGTCGGTTTAATGGATCCAAAAAATCTTCACTATAAACAAAGCTATTTGAAACTGCCTCCCCTTTATTTTTGTACATAGCGACTACTGCTATCAAAACTCCTAGCACCTTATCTATACGATAAGACTCTATTCTGGCATAAGGATTTGTTACTATACCTTTATTTAAAGTTTCTATCTCCTGATTTATTTGTAGAGCCATTTTTACCCTTTTTTTTATATATCTAAAAGAACGAAGAGTCTTATTATCTCACAACAAAAAACACCCTGCCCATATCATGAACGTCGAATCTTGATGTTACACCAAGCATCCTTGATACGTCTAGTGCGTCTTCTATTTCGTCTATAGAATCGGGTATAATTATGTAGGAGAAATCCTCCCATGGATATTCCATAATTTCACCATCATTATTTACTGGTGTTTCTGAGGTCTCTTCGTAGGGATCATCATATTCATCATCATTTTCCCAAGCTGATTCATTGGCAAAGCTTCTTAGCCAATTGCCAAATTCATAAATTTCTTTTTCGTGGATTTGGAGTTCTTTTAGTTTGCTGTAAATAACAAGAGCCATTTTTAATTTCTTATATTTTCCCTATGTATCTAAGTACAAAACTTTTGTTTTTTACCTAGTAATAGAAGGAAACCCAATTATCGTATTCCCTTATTTCCCAATCAGTAGTATTGAGACGAACCAATAATTCCCTTGTTCTTTTATAGACAAAAATTTCTTCTTGTTTCCTTTCGGCTTCGGATAAATCGGAGAATTTTGTTATTTTTCCCATCCTCTGTCTTTGCAATTCCAATAGTATATGCAGTGATTCATGAAAAATAGTTCCTGCTAATCTGTTTATGCTTCTTTCTGATAAAGAACCTTTACCTATCAAAATCCAAAGATCATTTCCTTCTATTCTGCACGTGCTCCAGAACTTGTTTCCTGTATAGTGTCCATAAGACTGTATTGCTGAGTGAGCAACTATGGATTCATAAATAACCGGCTCGTATATCCTAATAAGAGAGCAGGCTTTTACTATTCTATCCGAATCATTCCCGGTCGGGAGGATTCTTTGAGAATATCCCATAACGACTGGGACCAAAAACAAAAAAAAGAAGGATGGTTTTTTCATCCTTCAAAAATATGATAATAGAACGGGTCAAAAAAATGCGATTAGACCTTTTTACTTATTGCTATTGCTTTTACCTGAAAAACATCTTCAGTTTCGCCAGATCCCCCAATATATTCAACGGTTGCAGAATATTCATTTCCGTCGCTAGATGATCCAGTAACAGTTTCCATGGAGGAATAAGCTTCCTTACCCTCTTCTTGAACAGGACCTCCGAGATCCCTAAAAGATGCAGTTATTTCCTCTCCTTCCGGGGATCTCCATGTTACATCATAATCAGCTTCCTTTGTTTCAGAAGGAATCCAGGATTCTGCGTAAACTGAGGAGCCCATATCTTCGGTTTCTACCACTGCTTCAAACGTTTTTAAATATCTCATAATATTTTTCTTTTATCTATTATATATCAGATTAATCGGGTATAGCCCCGTTTCTTTTAAACATATTTCTGTTGACAAAAAAGTTTCCCTTTTCCCCTATCTTAGAATCCTTATTCTTAGAAAGTTCCAGAACCACCTCGTTTGAATCTATGACGTGGTATCGAGTTCCCATATAGGTTACTACCTGTCCTTTTTCTACGTCCCTTAAACTGAAGTCATCACCGTAAGATTTCTTCATCTCGTTTAAAAATTTACTAAATTTTTTAATTTCCATGATCTATATATTTTTTCTAACGGGTCGAACCGAATAATATCCGTACCCAATATCTTCTATGTAGCTTGTTAAATTCCTATCAAATATGAAAATAGATCCCCCATTAGATAGAGATGCTGGGGTCGAAGTAAAAAATCTCTCCCTTACCCTTTCTTCAATAAATTCAAAATCTCTTCCCCATCTTTTATCAAAACATCCACAAAAATTAATTGAAAGAATTGATTTAACAGCATGATAAATTTTTGCTTTCTCTGCTGTTTTCCACTCGTTAGGAGGTAAATTTGTTATTTTTTTAAATAGCTCTATAAAAACGTCTCTCTTGGGAATCTCCCATCCATCAGGACATGCTATTTTTAAAGAATCAAAACGATAAAACGATCCGCATCCGTCAGATTTTGTGGGGTGTGTACGAGATGGTAAATTATCGTAGAAAAGATCAATAAAAGCCTTCCCCCCATACTCATCTGAAACATCATAATCAAGATTCTGTGCAAACCATTCTACTCCGTCTACTATAATGGTCTTGTACTTCTTCCCATCTCTAGGATCAGTAAATTCAGAGGTCTTTATCCCCAATTTCTGTTTCAATCCGTAGGGATCTATAAATTTCATATTTTATATATCAAAAATGACCCCAATTCTACTGATTTTCTATCTCGTTCCATGTGTCAATTAAAGCTTTGGCAAAAATAGGTTCTTTACCAGTCCATCCAGCTAAAATAGCACCACGGTAAAGATTCTCTGGCAATACCGTATTATCATATCCTGCAACTTGAACCGAAAATAAATTAACCTTTGGATTAACCTCTTTCCTATATTTCTGTGCTAAAGCTAGTACGTCGATGTGTCTTCCCCCCTCGTGTCTGAATTCACTGTATTCGCTAGGATCGTTCCCGTATAAACCACCATGGCCAGCTTGCATGTCTGAATAAATAAATATATTATCGTAATGCTTTTTATTTTTAATAGCTTCGTCAAAAAATATCCAAATCCCGTTTTCTGTACTACCACCCAATTTTCCATATTCTCTTTCTATCGAATTAATGTCATTCAACTGTGATAATAAACCATTTCTTTTAGAAACCGGCTCAACTATAAGTCTATCCCCGAATAATCCTATTTCGCCCTCGTCTGATTGCTTACCGGTGATAAGAGAAGAAAGATTTGCTATCTCAGCAGCATAAACTGATCCATATTCAGAATTTAACTGTCCCCAAGAAGATCCTGAATTGTCCGAGAGACAGATAGTTTTCCCGTCCAATTTAGGCATATTTAGAACGGAAATATCCATGCAATTTTCCAGTCCATCCAATAATATTCCCTTATGGTTTATATCATTCTCCTTTTCTATTGCTTTATACGCTGACCAATATCTAAATGGAAATTGTTTTCCTGTTTGAACACCGTCAACCAATTTTACTACCACAGATTTTGCAACTTCTAAATCATCAATCTCTTTAAAAATTCCTCTTATATTTCTTAAAAGAGCCATGTGCGGAACATTAATGGATTCGAGTATTTCTTTCCACGTCTTTCCCGAGGATCTTAGTGCCTCCCAGGTTTTTTCGGTCTCCTCTACTTTGATTGAACCAGTTTTCATTAGTTCATCAATATCGTTATTCCATGCATGGGAAATTCTAACAAGATCTATCAGGCTTTTTCCTTTGTATTTGTTTAATTGGTATCTAGAATATTCTCCTAACTTTTCTGCCCAGGTTCTTTTGATTATCGAGCTCAGTTTATTCTTTGTCTTATTGACATACATGAAATATTCGAACTGGTTGGTTAAATCATCAGGTCTAAGAGCTATCGATTTGCCAATGTTTTTCATGTATCCCGGATTAGACTCGTTGAATTCAGCCCTTTTTGGGTGCATGGAAGCTCTGATGAATATTACAGAGGGATTTAACCTCATGTAAAAGGTGGTTCTTAGCTCCGTAGCTAAGTCCAAAGTTCCTTTGAAGTCATAATCTAAGGAAGCATCAATAGCGCTCGTAAAAACGTCACCAGATGACTTTGAATCCCCAATTATCTCTGATAAAATACTGTATTTTAGTAGAGTGGCGTGATTTTTAATATGTGATGGAGATTTTATGCCATCCCGGTAGTATTGGGGTTCCCCAAAAATAGAACTAGCAGCAACTATTTTTAGTGTCTGGAGAGGAGATATTTTATAGGAATTTCCCCCCATAAAATTTTCAACTTCCAGATCCTCAAATTTTCTGATTTCTGCTTTTGATTTAACTGCGTACTCTGATAACTTACTCATATGTTTGGTTTTAATTTTTACAAAAAAAAAAAGCTTACCGATGTTAGTCGATAAGCCTTCCTATATTAAAAACAAACACAATTTAAGGTGTTTTTGGGAATAACTTACCGAGAATATCGAAAGGGGGTGTTGTTTTCGTTGTCCATGAAGTAACCCCCTATCCCGCATCGGATAGTGTTTTATTAATTGGTTATGGTAAAGTTGAGAATCTCCAGATCTGGAGGTTGTCCATTAAGTGAACGATTCTCTAACCCGTAAGGCCGATTAGGGTCCCTGGATTTCTATCCAGAATATCTAAATTTGACATCAGTCTCTAAGGTCCGATGTATCTTACCCTATTAGATCGGATAAGATAATGTTTGGATAAATTTAATACAAGATCAAATTCATTCCGTGCATAATTGATTATTTGATGTATCCAATTCTGCCGCTTCAACTTTAACAACCAATATTTTAAAGAACTTTTTGTTTAGATGTTTATATATGCAAATATAGAATAGTTTCCGGTAGGAATAAAAATGTTTTATAAAAATTATTCGATATCTCCTGTATTATGCTAAAGATTCTACCAGATAACTTTTTGATACTGCTCCAACCTTTCTCTCTTTCTCTTCTCCGTTTTCGAATAGGATAAAAGTTGGTATGGATCTAATTCCATATTTTTCTGCCAAATCCCTATTTTTGTCTACATCTATTTTGTATATGAGATTTTCACCCAATTCATTTTCAACGCTTTCTAAAATAGGAGACATTGCTTTGCATGGTCCACACCAGGTTGCGTGAAAATCTACTATGCATTTTTTGGATTTAGAAATAATGCTTTCAAAATTTTCGTTCTGTAATTCTGTCATTTTTTAATTTTATATTTATTGTCAATATATCTGAGAAATTAAACAATACGCAAAATCATTTCATCATCAAACCTAGCAACTTGATAATTTTTAATAAATGAATTTATATTAACTAGTTTGTTCATTAATTTAAAATAACTTCTTGGAATGATCGAGGTTTCCAAAACGATGGACATTTTTTGATCCTCCAGTAGATAAGATTCCTGGTTTTCGAAATTTTCTTGCCATTTTATCAAATTTTCTAACATGATGCTAGAATTGTAAGGTATCTCTTCTCTTATTTTTTCGACGTATGATACAACTTCTATCAATTGATCCGGGGTTGATTCTATAGAATCTATTCCATTAGATATTCTACACCTGTACTTATTCCAATCTATATTTTCTATATAAAAAAAATTAGTTTTAGAATATAGGGTTTCTTTGATGTATTCCATCAGATTTTCGTCTCTATAAGTGACTATAGACCCACAATTAAATTCCTGAAATGGAGAAATTCGAAAAGATATTTTAAATGATTCTTCCATAGATACTAATACTAATTATTATAGATTGTATCTACCTTAGATTTCGAACAAATCTGGTATTATTTACGAGAAATACTTTTCCCACTTTTCTTTGAAAATAGGATAACTGCCGGAGGTTGACTTTTCCATCTCTTCTTTAGAAAATACGGTCGGACCGGTTTTACCTATATTCATATCATGATGTTCCACTATAGAGGAAGAAACAAGACAATGTTTTATAGATTTTTCGTACAGGGTTAAAGCATAATCATTGTCAGAAAACCAATGGGTAAAAGATTCGTCTAGATCACCTATCGTTTCGTATATCTCTCTCCTCTGAAAAATACACCACCCTGAAATTTCTTTTCTTATCTGGTATCCTAAATGATTTCCGCTATTCGGAAGAATTCCGTACAGCGGTTGGGTTTTAGGACAGAGTGGAGAAAACGAAAGGACATCAGGAAGATGAGATGCAGATTTTAGGATTTCAGTTGCCCAATTTTTTTCAAAAATTAAATCGTTGTTACACAGACACACATATGGATTATTCCCAAGCTTTCTCCCAAAATTCATGAATTTGTGATATCCATAGGGTTTAGGTGGGTCATATGTTTTGGTGTTTGGATAGTGGTCCCAAACTACATTCTCCTGGGATTCTAAAACTATAACATTAAAAATCTCTTTGGAGTTCTTTTCTGAATCAAAAAGGGATCTTAAGCAATCCTCGGTCTGTTTTTTTAGAATGGGATCTGCTGAATAACTGAGTATAATTATGTCGATCATTTTTTTCTTGTTATTTCATCAATCTCCCGAAGATCTCCGGTTTGGCAATAGTAGAATTCCTTTTTAAAAGAGAATGAATTATTTATTTTGACACTAGGAGGAATGAATTGATTCTCCGATATTATTTTTCTAAAATCCTTTATGTTTATAAATCCAGTTATTTCAATTCTAAAATTGATATTAGGTATAAGATTTAGTACATTCTCCAATGTGAATTCATGATCACTTAAAGACTCAAAAGCATTTCTTATACCTGGATTTATCCTGCACATAAAGAAGTATGTATAAAGTATTGGATCCTTCTTTCCCCAATTATGGTAAAACCCGTTTGAGTCGAATTGTTCCTTCTTTAATTTGAAGATATTATTTTTACTTGTATTTGTTTTTACCTGTATCTTAAGATCACCAAGAAAAAGATCCCCGTCATCATATTCTCCCTCGTCTCTGATTGTTGTCCAGTCAGGCTCTTCTAGATCATAACCCCTTTCTTTTAGCATTTTATAAACTGCAAACTCCCCGATTTTCCCCTGAGTAGCATCGCACTTTTTTTGTCTAGGTGTTCTTTCCTCCTCATCATCACGAAAGTGCTTTTGAGAAAATGCCCACCTTACTGATTTTTCCACATACTCATTAATATCGAAGGTATGCTTAAATCTTTTGCCATTATTCACATAAAGGGATCCGTTTCTTTCTAATAATCGATTGAAATTTTTTGCTTGCTGACTCAAAATAAGAAATTTAGGTATGCCTTATACTACCAAATGTAAAATAATTTCCCGGGGTTTTGAAATGTATTAGCCAGCTATATTGCCTTCTTCGTCGAAGGAATATTGATTCATTTCGATGAAATCCACTATTTCTCCATCTTCAAATTGAGAGTCTATGTCGGAAGAGATTCTATCAAGAACGTCATTCATGTGATCCTTAAATTTTTCTTCTGCTCTTTCGAAGTGCTTCTCGATTGAGGTGATTCCACGTTCCCCGAATTTTTCAACCAGTGAATCTTCATCGTCTATTTCAAATTCTATGGAAGTGTTTGTCTCCCTGTATCCGTCTCTGAATGTGTAGTGAGTGTATTTATGAAATTTAGGGGGTATACCCAGCCATCTTAAAAATAAATTATCGTTGGTAACATTAAGTGCATCCGAGCAGTGTATGAAATAATTAGGATCCTGCTTTCCTACAAAACTAATACTCTTTGGTGAACCATTCTCTATCATAAAGGAATTCCCATTAGCTTCATAATAATTGTTGCCAAAAAGATCTGACATTTCCTTGTCAGATGGTTCAAATAATGAGCTGTCCTCAACAACCCAGGAAGCTATATCGTCATTATATCTTATTTCTCTGACATTATCTATAGCATTAATCTTTGCTTCTGGCGAAAGATCCTTAAATTCGATATACTCGTATAAATGTATCATTAATAATTCACAGGATAACTTCCACCATTCTTTGTTCTAATAAGAACGTTCCATTGATTAATAGAGCACCTTCCTCCATTCTTTTCTATGGTATCAAGAACCTTAGAGGCGTACTCTACATCTTTGGCTTGCATCATCCCAAAAACCTGTCTGAAATGACTTATCTGTCCGGGGTTTAAAGTGGTGTATATTTTTTTCCCCTCTTGGTAATTATAACCAGATCCCCCAAAATTTTCAAATATCTCTAAATGCTTCATCTTTTATATATTCTAAATTTCAGGATTATCCTGCTTACAGACTATTTATTTCAAGACTTGCTATTTCTTCTATCCTTGCAATTACCGAATTCCAGCACGGATATTTGTCGGTTCCTATTCTGATCCATATCCCGTCAAATTTATCCTGAGATGCGTTATCTGAATCATCAACTAGTATTTTACCCTTCAGTAAAGACTTATCCCCGCAAAGAATTAATTTCTTTTGCAGATCATATCCGAAATATTTTTTAATCCATTCGGCCTTTTCCGTATAAGATGCCGTGTTTTTGAATGAAGGTCTACTAAGAAACCAAACATCAAACCTTTCCGATAGACTTTTAACAGATTCTATTGCAAGTGGTATCGGCTCCAGGGATAGGAAGAAACCCGATAATGACCATGGATAGTCGTAACAGATTTCACCTATTTTGTTAGCATTTTCTTTTCTGTACTTATTTACCGACCCTTTTAAATCGCAAATAGTACCGTCAAGATCTATATAAATTCTTAATTTCATGTTTATAAAGATAAGGATTATTCCCTATAAATTTTTTAAAAAAGTTAAACCCCTCGTAAGATCATCTGGTGTGTCTATAGAGATTGACACATTATAACACATTGTATATTTAATTGAAAATCCATTTTCCATCCATGATATTTGTTCAAGTGAATCTCTTTTGCTCAATTCGCTTGGTTCTAATGAAGCTATTGTTTGTATATCGCTAGAGCAAAAACCATAGATTCCAACGTGCTTAAGTATATTTTTTGGAGGATTAAAAAATGGACTTCGTGTAAACCCCGAGGCATTGCCGCTATTATAAATTAATTTAACACAGTTTGGATCTATTCTCTGTTCCTCTTTTAATTCAGAGGCACCGGTTAGTATAGTTCCTTTTCTTATTGATATTAAATCGCCAATAAATCTTTTAAGGAAATTTATGTCTATGAATGGCTCGTCCCCCTGGACATTGATTATATAATCAAATTTCTCATCTAGTTTATTTGCTGTGTGACAAACTCTTAGAGTTCCGTTTTGAAAAATTGGAGTAATATCACATTCTCCAAATTGAATGACGTGATTGTATATTTCTGGATCCTCAGTTGATACTATTATTTTATCAACTTCTGTTTCCATACATTTTTCATAAACCCTACGGATCATACTCTTGCCCTCTATGTCAATTAGGGGCTTTCCTGGAAATCTAGAGCTATTTAATCTCGACGGGATTATTATGCAGATCTTTCTTCCCCTCATTTAAAACGTATCTTTTATTCTCCTTGACATATCCTGTTTTAATTAACATCATTTTTACAGCAGCTTCAAAGGATATCCTATGGTCAGCCATATCTATCCCGGATCCCTCCGCAGCTTTTAGATTATAGAAGCCGAATCTTTCTTTAACAAATTTAAGGGACATTGCTTTGATTTCGCTCTCAGTTATTACTTTTTCTAGCATCCATATAGGTAATATTCTCTATCTCTCTAGTGATACCGTCAATAGCACTGTGTAGATTTACTATCGCGCTCGATATTGGATTAGTTGGTTTGATCTCGTATTTTTCTTTGATCTTTTCCAGGATTTTTTGGAGATCCACAAGGTCTTTTTTATAGTCTATTTTTTTCTTTGTTTTGGGATCGGTCTTTATTTCCTGAGGTTCCTGTTTGAAATTTCCAGACCATGTTAAATTATTCATCTGTCTTTTTATTTTATATAGACAAAAAAACCCCTTTTATTTCATGATATATAATGAAATGGGACTTAAAAAATATTCAGAATTCTCAAAAATTGTAAAAGAAAGCTGGGATTCCGACGGGATGGAAGAAAGCGACAGGGAGCCGGATATTACACCTTCTATAGAGCCCTTTGAAATAGTCGAAAGAGCAGACAATGGATTGGATTGTATATTTAGATCTAAAGGAGATAATAGTCTCTATTTTTTTGCTGGAGAAAGTCTTTTAGACAACAATGAGCTCGAACCTTATGGAAGTCCTCCAGGAAGAAGGGAATACGATGAAGGAAAATATGTCTGGGTTACAGATACAAGATACTGGGATCCAGAAGCATGGGTGATAGAGTCGTATGTAAATTGCAATTTTTCACACCTAAAATACGGAGAAGGAGTAGAGGACTTTGAATCTGGGGACAACGAATTTATACTAATAGACGAGCCTCTTAAAGAATTACTAAAGAAAACTTATGAATTTTCTAAAATATAGATTTTTTACAGACTGGACATCTCACTTTTACCTTTCTCTGTGAGAAAATAAACGGTCTCTCCGTTTTCATCTTCCATAGAATCTAGTAATCCTTTTTTGTTCAATCTTACTAGATCTGATTCTACTATGGAATATCTTAATATAGAAGAGAATTCCTCTTCACTAAAATCTTCCATATCATCCCCTTTTACCCATTTGGATAAAGCAGAATCTGCAAACCTCTTAAATGTGATGTCATAATCTGCTTGCTCTTCTTCGAAGAATTTTTCTTCAGTTAAACTCTCCAATAATTTTTCTGTTATTTCTGAAACTGAGGGAGGGTAGTTTTCGTAATGTTCTGACCTTTTCAATACCGCAACTTATATGCAATATTATAGTCAATTACGGGGCAAAGTTTCTTTCTATGCGGAGATATTAGATCTCATCCATCCATTCAAAAGATTTAACAAGATCAGCATCAAGCTCTCCTATTATTTCTCGTGTAAAATAACCTTCGTCACTCTTTCGATCGTTTTCTATCTTACACGTTTCTGGAATTTTTATCTCCCAAATATCGATTCCTTTTTTAAAATCTGGATGTGTATTAAATCTTTTATTTTTCAAAAGATCTAAAGAGCTAGATATGCTCTTGGTAAAGAAAAGTTTTGGCTCGCTTTCGCCAAATCTACTAGATCTAGGTCCCAGCACCGGTTTCAATCCTTCACTTAATATAACGTTTCTTAACTTCTTAGGAGAAATGTGGTATGCTTTCATATATTTCATTGATGATGCAAATATATCTCCGTTAAGCGGGGTTTAAAAACGTATAGGATTAAAATTTGGGTCTTTCTGATATCCTTTCAAGATATTTCCGTCTAGCTTCGGCAGGATCCTTACCTTGTTTTATGTAGATTGTAGTTTTGCTGTCTATCTGCACGGGTATCATTCTATTTAAATCCTGATCAGCTGTCTCATACATCTTAGGCCTTCTTTTCTTTGTTCCGGGCCCAGCTGGGCTTGCAGCTTTACCTATAAGGGATTTTACTATTATAGTGTTTTTTACTACATTTTTCTTAGGATCCTTAGAAAATCCCAATCTTTTCAATTTAGATCTTATGCTCTCTATAGATCTCTCTAGATTTTCAGATAACTCCTTGAAAGACATGCTTTCGTAGTTACCTAGAAGAAAATCTGTGTGTTCCTTTTTCCAATGTTTAGCGTCCATATTGTAAATATAAGGGAAAAATGAATAGTATCTAGAATCTAATTGGGAAAAAGATCCTTTCTGCACTTCTTCTTTAGGATTTCCGCAAGCAGATTTGAAGAATGCTCCATTGGATGCATATCATATCCGGTTATCTCCATTATTTGATCGTAATACTTTAGACCCTGTAAAAAATGGGTATACTCATGAATCATCGTATCTATAAACTCATTGAAACTCCTATGCCTTTCTGGATTAACGTATATAGTACTTTCCTCTCCGAATTCTTCATACAGACCTCTACACCTTATCGTTTTTGATATGGAGACTTTAAGTTTTTTATAATTTCTACAGTCGGACTTTCCCAGAGTATTGTAACACCACTGAAGAATAAGTCTTCCATTCTTAAGGTTGATGTCAGAAACGTTCATTTGTTTTAATTTTTTTTTACTGTTCTTGTTCTCTGTTTCTAATTTTATAAACAATCAACTGATTGCTTATTTTGCTCCACTGTCCATTTTTATTTTTTCTTCTTCCATAGACTATCAAATCCGAGGAAGGGCGATCGTCCAAAAATCTAGTTTTTCCTGTTATGTAATACGTAGTACCTATTCTTTTTTTAAATTCCTGCGGTATATCAGTCTCGCTATAAAAAAGATCATAGGTAATACTTTTCTCTTCTATTACTAATGGTATAGGCTCTATGTGATATCCGTTTTTATTATAAACTGGTTTAGTGTCTAATATTGTCAGATTTTTAAAGTCTCCCCTATCGACGAAATGATTCCAGAGAAATTCAAATGATATCTCTCCTTCGGATATACCAAGCATTTCTAAAAATCTTTCATCAATATATTCCCTAGTTATCTGCATTTTTTTCCACTCCGAAGATACCCTTTTTAGATTTTTTAATTGCTATATAAATCATTTCTATTTCCTCTAGTGTAATGTCCGTTTTCTTACGGTTTATTTCGACTGTACAAGCAACTACATTACCTTCAACGTATCCTAGTTTGTTGTCTATTCTGTCAATACTAAGGGAAAAGTCTCCCTTTGCTTCTAATTGTCTTCCAGTATAAAAGCATTTCTTTTGTTCCATCATTTTTTTTAATGTGTTGAACGATAGATCAAATTTAATGTTTCTTGAGTCTGCACTTTGTTTTAAATTGAGCATTTTTCTTGCAACATCTAAATCTGTTAACTTTCCTTTTGATGAATCAAATTCCCCCTCCATCAGGGTTTCTTTTGCCCCCACTAATTCTTTTTCTTCCATTTAATTTATTATATGATCCCGTATTTGTGCAGTTCCCCAAGATCGTCAACATCAAATCTTTTAGAGATTGCCTCAGGAGCGAATTTTATCGAACCTGGGAAAGTCTGAAAGAATCTTTCTGTTATCGAGATCTCTGGGTTTGCCAAAGGACCCTCTTTTATAGCTAACTCCCACGTTTTTGATTCGATGAAGGAACCTATAGTAGAAAGGTCTACCGACTGTATTCCGCACAAAAAATCGGAATAGATGGGATCGTTCGGGGAAAATGAATGATCTGAAAATGATACCCAACATTTCTCTGGCCTTTTAGATGCCAAAAATTTCTTGAAGGGCAAATAGTAGATATTAAAAGAATCTTTCAAATTCTCATAGAATCTCTCCCATCTTACTCTATCTATCTGAGATGAAAAATTTGGATCTATTTTTACGAAGGACTCCTCAAAAGTCTCCCATGATTTAAACACACTAAGGAAAGCCAAATAAAAAGCTCTATTAAACAGAGCTAGAGATATACCTGCTTCTTCCTGACTTGAGATATAGAAGCCAAAAAAATTTGAGTCAGTTTTGTACTTTCTTGTTTGTTTTATAAATATTGGATTAAGCTCCCAATAAAATCCGTATTTTGCCCTCTCTGGATTTTCAAACAGTTGTTTGATATCCAATGGTTTTCTTATGGTATAATTAGAATTAAATTCAAACCTAATACCTATTCCGGGGGTTTTCTCTAATATCATTATAATATGCCATATTTATGGCAATTTCCCAAAAATCCAGTATCTATTCTTTCAAGTATGTCCTTGTCCATATAGTTAACTAGCTCTGGACTTTCGTATGATAAATCCTCCCATGCCATGTCAATATTAAATTCAAGGGGTCCAACCTCGTGTAATTCCTCCCATAGATCTTTCCGATTCATCGCTGAGTATTCGGTCGGAAGTCTATATACTGTCACATCATTTCCCCAAAAATTTTCAACGTCTGATTTAATCAGATCTGTCCAATACCTGTCTAATGGAATCCAAATTTTACCTCTTTTTAATCTTGTTTTAAGGGAGTGTAAAAATAAATTCATGGAATCTGTCTTATTCTTAAATGTATCGGAGAATGTTTCAATTACCTTACTTAAATAATTATCCTTGAATGATATCCCCGGAACGAATTCTTCTATATTACTTATATAGGATCCCTTTATAGAGGCGTTGATTACCGTCATTCTAAAAGCCTGTTGAAAAAGTCCTTGAAAGAAATTAAAATCATTCTTGTCAGTTAAAAGAATGCCCTGCATGACTAAGCCCCTTCCGGTCTCGCCCTCGAAGAAATAATCTTCAAAGTCCCAATAATATCCCAGTTTGTTTCTATCTGGAGATTTTATTAAATCCTTATTTATTGGATAAATCAATGAGAAGGAATCGTAAAAATCGTAAATCTTAATCATAAAATCCACCTTTAAGACGGTAAACAATAAGGGACCTCATAAAGAAATGAAGTCCCAGATTGATTGTAATATTAACGGGTTGCCCAACGGAAGCCACCAGCAGTTTGTAAAATACCTCTTGTTGCTTTAGAAATGCTGCTAGGATCTACACCGGTGGTTAGACCAGCTTCACGCATAGAAGAAAATCTTTTTAATTTTCTGCCGCCTGTTGTCATTTGCAAAACTGATTTTGCTGTTGAATTTTTTGCTTTTTTGCTTTTAGCAGTAGCTGTTTTTGTGTTTGCCATTTTTTTGATTATTTAGGTTTTTAATTATAACTATTATAGTACAACAGTTACATTTTGTTTCAAAAATGGCAAATTTGAGCGGTTTATAGGAAATCTATGACTATTTCCCCGGATCCTTGAATCTCTGTTAAAAATCTTTCCACGTCCTTCATGGATTCTTCGTCGGGGGTTATTCTAACATCTTCCCAACTGGGATTAGATCCCAACGAGCTTAAAACGTTCTTTAATATTCCAGATGCAGAAACACACGGTTTGGATGATCCAATTGTTGATTCTATTTGATCTATTGGTTCCCCCGATAAATATTTAAACTTAGACAGCGATATTTTAACCTCGGATTCCAGAACAGTTTTGGAACCCCCGTTTCCAGAAACTCCCGCGTTAAACTCGCAGCAATTTAGGGATTCGTATAGAATCCATGATTTTGATTGATTAAAAGCTCCTATATTAATATAAGATATTTTTTCTCCCGTAGATTTTACCCTTGCTGTTATATCGTGTGACAATTTTACTATGATTTTCAACAAATATAAAAATAGAAAGGGAAATAAAAAAATGTTTAGACAAATTTATTTTCCCTAATCCAGATGACTGCAATATATTTTATTCCTGATGTAACCGGAAGACCTGCATGTATAGATGTATAATCCAAGGAACCATCAGATTTTATATTGTCCCAAACAACTAATTTTCCCTTCTGTGGTATCACCTTTATCTCCAATTGTGGGAATTCAGTCTCTCCTCCGGTAAAGTCTTCATTGAGATAAACTAAAGCAGTTTTAGCTCTCTGACCACCTCTATTAGTTACTTCTTTTTCATAATAGTTCTCTCCTGGATGGAAAAAGTCATGATGCACTTTATATTCCCCACCTATCTCATATTTAACTATGTGGGTTCCCTCCATATTTTCCTCAGGAAATAAAGTATATTCGGAAACCATTTTTCTTAGAAGCGAAACAGACTCATCTTGTGAAGAAAGCCAAGCACCCTGTGCTACTCGATACCCATCGATCTCTTTTCCTAAGGTGGATGTTTTAGTAAGCTGCGGCTGTGATAATTCTATTAGTGAATTGCAATGGTCCGCTGACAGAAACTCGTTTAACTCTGATACCATATAAAGAATTATATTGCGGGATCTAGTTTTACGTCGTCTTGAGTATCTTCGCCCGGATCGTAAGTTATGCTATATTTTTCTATTGTATACTTTGCAATAACATCACAAAGCTTTTGGTCCTCTACCTGAGTTCCGTCAGGATTTGAAACTGTAACTGTTTTATCATCTGTAGTTAGATCCTGATAGAAAGAAACCATGAAATTTCTTCCGTTAACAAGAAAGTCAAAGACTAGTGTGCAATGTAGTGGACTGGATTTAACGCTCATACGTTTTTATTGATTATAGATATGAATCAGGGAATAATTCCGGGTAATAGCGGGTTTTATAGTAAACTATTTCTTTTTAAAATCTACTTTCCAATAAACTCCTCCTCTTACATAAGGAATGAATTTTCCGTCTATACCATTAATTGTTTGATTCCAAACCCCCAATCCAACCTCATAAATTCTATCTCCGGGGGTTCTGTACAATAGAGAAGTTCCCAGGGAATAAACGTAATTAGGTTTATCTAAACCCCCATTCAGACCCAAATATAGATTACCCCTAGGTTCTTCTTTTATTTTTTGTATACTTTCTTTTACTGGTAATTTGATTTTTGAAAAATATTTACGAGAAAGTATATTTCCGCCAGACACCGTATCTATAATTGTAACATATCCGTGATCGACCTTAAGAGTGTCTATATTTACCTTTTTTGTATTATAAGCACTAAGTATTGCGGAGGTATCAACAGGAGAATATACCAAAACATCTCTATAAATAATGGTATCTCTTAATATTGGGAATGGTACTTCTAATTCTAGGTAAAGCGTGTCACGGATAATTATTGTATCCACAGGATTTTCATGGATTGAATCCTTAACAACGACCGGCATTTTTCTGCCGCTATTATTACAGCTGTAAAAAAATTGAGAAAATATTAAAATTAACACCACTATCGTAGTGCTTAATTTGAAATTGTCGTGTTTTAAATTCATTTTATACTTTAGGTCGTGTAACTAAAGTATAGGTTTCAATCTATACTTAAATCTATTCGGTGAATATTCCTTTCTTAATCATCTTATCTAAGATGTTAGCACAAGCTATATCCAAAGCTTTCTTTGTCGATGTGCTGATTGTTGATTGATTAAACTTTATTGGATCAAGTGCTGCATCAGAAACCAGTGTTAATTCTCTAGTTGTTTTGGATTCACCTAAACCAGAAGCTGCTATAATTGCTCCAGTTTCTGCGTTAGTAAATCTAACTTGAAGTCCCAATCTAGTTACCAAATTATCTTTAATTCCGTCTTTCAAGCTGATCGACTCATCTTCGGATACTGAATAATCATAAACCTCGATTTCAACGAAATAATGGGCTAATTTAATTTTCCCTCTTCCGTCTATTTTATTTTCTGATATACCAGCCTGAGATGCTTGGAACTGCTTTACCATTCTGTTCTTAATCTCTGTCTTATCTTCAGTAAACTCAAATCTATTTAGATTGTCTAGGTATTCCAATACTATATTAGCAACACCAAGGCCTACTCTCTTTTCTTTCAATTCTGGATATGCCTCATAGGTCTCATCATTAATACCGCACTTTAAAATTTGGATATTTTTCTTTGGACCATCGTAATCAAGATAGGCTGAAATATCTTTCTTCTTTTCAAAATCCGCTTTAAAATCCTCGGTTTTTGTTTTACCTATCGTTTGTGCATCTACGGATGTTGCCAATCCGATAGATAAAAACGTTACTGCAATAAGTTTAAGTAGATTCATCTTCTTTTAATTATTTTTTAATCTCTGTTGGTTCGTACCAGATATTTTCGGGATTGTCTTTCCAGTTTCCGTCTATTTTTCTAGTAACTCTACTCGTGATATCTCTTGTTCTTTCTTCATCTCCAGAAAACTGAAGATAAACAAAAAACAATTGCAATGATAATGCGGTGCATATCCAAAATCCTACAAGGACGAAATATACTCCTAATGCTTTTTCTGCTGCTTTTTCTAAAAACTTTTTCATGGGGGTTGTCGTGTTTTATATTTAAAAGAGCGGGATGCCCCGCTCTTTTTTGTGATTTATTCGGTTTCTTCTTCGGATTTTGTTTTTCCCTTTCCGAAGATTTTACCAGCTTCTGCGATACCAAATGATCCTAAAGTAATTATTACGAACGAATTAAAGATGGTATCACTAATCTCTAATGTTTTTCCTAAAATACCTGTTATAATATCAGCTCCTGCGAATACTGCCATAACAGCAAACGATGCGAATCCAACGATTGATTTTTCGTTATAATCGTTTTTGTCTTTAAAAATGTCTTTGAATGCCATGATAAATTTATTTTATATTGTTGTAGCGGGTTATCCCTCTAAGTCATCTTTTAATAATCCACATTTTTGACACTCAAGTTCCCCGTCATTATCAGAATCGCCCCATACGTGTTCACATTGTCTGTGAGACTCATATTCAAGCTTTTCCATTTCCTGCTCGTGCTCTTGTGCATCTTTAGCTAGTTCAAATTTTTGCTGATTTTCTATAATCGATAATTCTCTAGCAGCTTGTGCTCCTGCAACGAATGCATCAGGAATAAGAGGAGTAACTGGCTTGTTAGTTTCTTTCATGTCATTGGTGTGTGATAGAGTAACTCCATCTTCTTCATCCATCTTCTGTACAAGCATTTTATCTTTGTCTGTATCAGAGAACCAATAATCAATAATTTTACCATAAGAGCCAATAAATGCCCCTAATAATAGAAGAAGTAATTCTTTCCATTCTCCTGCTATTTCGGTTCCAACTCCTATAGCGGCAAACATACCTGCTATAATTAGCATGAAACCTCCTAATACTAATGCAGTGATGTACCATCTGCGTGTCATCATTGAATTCAGTAGATCTTTAAATCCACTTGGTTGTTGATTTTTTCCTGTCATTTTATTTAATTTTTTTGTTGGTGGATATCCTTTATCTTTCCCAATTCCACCCTTTTTTTCTACCTCTTATTAATAAATAACTGCTACCTCCAATAAACGTTGATAAAAACATTAATGGAGAATTAAATACAAACATAGCTACCATACATAATATGATTACTGCTATAAAGCTTAATCCTTGTTCCATGATTACCACTTAGGTGCTTCTTCCTTAAACTCGTCACCTTCTTTTTTCTTAACCTTCGGTGCAGGTTCAGCAGGCTTTGAAGCTGCTGCTCCTCCATTACCTCCGCCTTGTACAATTACAGTTTTACCTGCAGATTGTTGTTGCTGGTTAGAATTTGTGATGTTAATAACGGGTGCTGGTGCTGCTGCGGGTGCTGCTTCTTGATCTCCGCCGCCCATTAGAGTAGTTAGAAATACTCCTCCTGCTGTTACGACTGTACCTAGTACGCCTACGATTGTCTTTTTTAAACCTGACCAGGTTCCTTCGTTTTGTGTTTCCTCGCTCATTTTGTTTTTTATATTCGTGTTTTAATGGCTTAGAAAAAATCCCGGATCAGGTATCTACTTTTACTTAACGTTCATAGATGCGATGCATCTAGGAATATACTGAAAAGGTTGTATGAAAGATATTGCTTCTTTCAAACTGAATGAGGATTTTTTCAAGATTATATATCTTTTTTATAACATGATTCTGGATCCAATCATGAAATTATGTAAAATTTTTACCCCTGGCTGGGTCGATCCTGAAAATCTATAATTTAGATTAAGCCCGAATCTGCCAGTTAATTTATAGTCATACGAAAATCCACTCATAAATCCAAACTGTCTATTAACCAATGTTTGATTTGTGTTTGGATTCCATGATATAGGAGAACTTGTTATAAAAATTTGTGGGGATATAGCTACTTTCTTATTTACTTGATAGACCTTTGTCCAGAATCCTATGGAAGATACTGAAGCAGAATAGCTATATCGATTGCCGTCTTTCAGCAATAAACTAACAAGTCCAACATTGTAACCATATGTTCCTATCTTAGGATCTGGTTTAATGAACGTATAACCCTGCATAATCATGATATTTCCCTGCAGGTAAGCAATAGTCGTGGAATATGAATTTATGTTCTTTAACTTACCCTTTTCGAAGTTCATTTTGGTGTATCCCCCGTTTAATGCAAATTGGTCGAAAGTTGTCCATATCATAGATGTTAATCCCCAGCTTTCTGTTCCGGTCATAGAAGATTTGCTTATCCCAGTTGAGATCATAGCAGAATACCTGCCATCATTTCCTTGAGTTACTGCTAAATCCGATGCGACTAGAGTAGGGTTGCTGACCGATTGTTTTTTCTTTTTCTCCTCTTCCTTCTTTTTCTTCTCTTCTTCTTTTTTCTTCTCTTCTTCTTTTTTATTTTCTTCTTTTTTCTTTTCCTCAGATTTACTCTCTTCTTTCTTTTCTTCTGATTTAGATTCAGATTTACTCTCTTCTTTCTTCTCTTCTGTCTTGGACTCAGATTTAGATTCCGATTTAGATTCCGATTTGGTTTCTGATTTTTGCTCGCTAGAGGATCCGCTACTTTTACTTTCCCCGCTAGAAGAAGATGAAGAAGATCCACCGCTAGAAGATGATCCACTAGAACTAGATCCCCCAGAAGAAGCTGAAGATCCCGCAGATGATCCTGCTGATGTCGAAGCAGAAGAAGATGCGGAAGAACTTGCAGCACTACTTGCTGATGATGATGCAGCAGATGATGCTGAACTACTTGCAGCAGATGATGCAGCACTACTAGCTGCAGCAGAGGCGGCGGAAGAAGCAGCAGCAGAAGCAGCAGCAGAAGCTGCTTGTGCAACAGTCTGCTGAACCGTCTGGGTAACGACAGTACTTACAGGACAAGGTCTTGTACCATAGTCTTTATAAACAGCATCCAGCCAAGCCTGAACAGTACCATTATTTACTTCTGCGTTGCTAAATGTTCTTATTTGATTGTAGAAAGCTATTACTACCATTCCGTTTGGCATGGGGGTAGATACAACAACTTTAAGTTCCCCCGAACATTTATCCACGTAAGTTTGTGTGAATGTTTGTGCATCCACTTTAAATGCTATAGCCAACAAAAAAAGAATTAGTAATTTCTTCATCTACAATTTTCTAAAAGGTCTTATTTTTAATTACAGCTTATTAAAATCTGTAATTCCTAATAGATTATTGTTAGAATCATAAAGTCCAATTCTGTAAGCAGATGATGGAAGTGCTGATGTGTAAACCTTTAAAAGATTATCACCTGCCTTTACATTAACTTGCTCCTTTGATACTACCTTATTAGAAATGTCCATAATTTTAATGGTTACACTTCCTGCATTTTCTAATTTAACATTCATTGCAACCTCATTAGTTACAAATGCGGACTGCAATTTAATTCCAACATTACTTGATATGCTAAGCTCTGGTTTGATCTGCTCATGCACACTTGGATAGATGTCATCTTTAGTACATCCTGCTACAAAGAATGCCATTCCGAAAGATACGATTAATACTTTTTTCATTTTTTTTATTATTTTATTATTACGGTCGTTTTTGCTATTTCTTTCTTGAGGGAATCCTCTAATAATAGATATAGGTATTTCGATTGTATTGAGTTTGTGTATATTTTTTTTACAACTTCACCTGCACTACTTGTGAATCTTTCTCTACTGATTACCTGATTTGTTTCTTTGTCAATTAGTGTAAGTGTATACACACCATCGAAAGGTACATTAAAATAGATAGATTGGCCATTAGTTACGGAGCTTTCCTTAACACTGAATATGTCGTCTTTAGCTAATACATCAGGCAGTGGTAGTTCTGGTTTAGTACATCCAGCTAATAAAATCAACGATATCAAGATTATTTTTTTCATTAGAATTTAAAATTAGTTCCTATCATAAACATTATTGGGTTACTCTTTTTATATCCAACAGATTCACTTAGTTTATCCCAGGTTGTGTTATATCTGATATTGGTGTTTAGTATAAACCTTTTAGTTATTTTCCAATCGATAGATGTACCATAGTATAAGTCTAGATTAAAATCATCCAGATACCCTAAATCAGATTCGGTTCCATCTTTAAAAACTTTATACACATCACTCATTGCAAATATTTGAGGCGATATGTTTACCCTCTTCGTTTCGAATGTATATGTGTACATCGCCATACCTCTATATGTCATTTCGCTCGATGGAGGTATTTGTGGATAAATTAAATCCAAAAAATTGCCATCAACATCTACTGTATATTTTCCTTCCCATTCACCTGGATAACTTCCCCAGAATGATTTAGATGCAATTAAGCTATAACCGAACGTTCCCCACTTCTTAGTTCGAAATACATCTATGAATGATAGTGTAATATCTTTTTGGAAGTTAAAATCCGTAGAGTAGAATGATTGTAAAGTCGTAGTCCTTTTCTGTGTGTTTTTACTAACACCATAACCTACACCGTAATAATTCCATATTGGATTTATTGATGCTGCAAAAGTGTGTCCCCATTTTCCGTTTATAGATGATTTATGGTATCCTAGATTAAGAGTAGTTGATACTTGTTTTCCTATAATACCTACTGAAAGGTTCGAAGACGAAAGGACATCCTTTGAAAAATTAACATAAGATTGTAATATACCCACATCGTTCCAATCATCGCTTTCACCAAATAATTCTTTTGGAGACAGCTGTAATGTATCAGGTTTTTGTATTTGTGCATTTGATACAAATACAATTAAAAATAAAAATATGGTTAATACTATTTTTTTCATTAGTTTATTTTTACCTTTAATTGTGTTCCGTTCTTATTAACAGCATCTGTTGTTGATACTGATGTTAAACCTAATATGTTATTAATTCCTATTAATGGAACGAATGTTATTTTATATTCGGTTTTGCTGTCTAATGTTGTTGATCCGTCTGTTATTAACGAGCCAAGCGTTACTGAAGATCCTCTATTAGCACCAAAATTGGTTGGATTACCCTTTGTTGTAAAATCAACTTTTTCAAAACTTAAAGCAGTATTATCATAGTTTAATTGAAATTGTGTTCCTACAACTTCCTGCTGAAGAGGATCTAAAGATATTGTTATTATAACTTTTCCTCCAACTATTTCCCCCATTAAATAAGCCTTTATCTCATTAGAAGTTGATGTACTCATAGTTTTTAAACTCATACTTCTAACAGAATTACCGGCAACAGTACTTACACTTTGTTGTGCAGAATGGGATAAATTTACATCACCAACCCATGTTATGTTTACATTATAAGTATTGTTAAGTGTTCCTGTATTCAAACTGAACGGAAATAGACTTCTGGTTGAATTAAATTGTGTGTTCCAATTAGATTTCGTTATTGCATCATAATCAGATTTACTATACAATTTCATCAAATAAGTTAATGCTGAAAACTGCGTAAGAGACTGTGCCCCAGTTAAGTGCTGTAATAGTCTATACGTATCAGCTTCGTTGAATATACCATTTCCGTCTACGTCTGCGTTCATAAACTGAATACCTGACGTAAATTCATTTCCGCTTTCATTACCAAATAATCCGCCTAATGATAATTCTTTAAATGCCAAATAAACATCAGATACTGTTACAATACTATTGTATAAAGAGTTTAATTCTGTTTGATTAGAATAAGACAATTCAATCCCGTGTTGTTTAAATATTGTATTTGGGGAAAATGAATAATCTGCTTTAAATGCATACCATCCGTCCTGTAATCTTATATTGCTTTGGAACGAACTTGCAGCAACTTTACTAGCCAAATTAATATTTCCGGGTACTACCCATTGTTTCCACCATCCATTAAAATCCATTGGTGTAATTGGACCTTCGTAGATATCAAATAACTTTACATATTTTACATTGTTTAAGTTAATACCAGTTCCACTAAATACTCTTTCATCAATTTGTAATCTATGCCCGTTTCTTGATTGTTCGTACGGATTTATAAGCGACCATTCTACTTGACCCGGAACTATCGTTGCTCTGACTCCGTCGGATATCTTTGCTGTATCTAAATCGTTTGTAATATCAACTTTACCCAATCCACTTATTGATCTTGATACATTAGTTGTTGTACCCCATACATTGTTTACATAAGTATTTGCTTTTGCTGAGAATTTAGTTTCATCTACATTACTACCAAAATCAAAATTGAATCTTGCGGTAAGGACTTCTCCGTTTGAGTGAGTTACTGAATTGGTATAGAACTCTGTAAATGTTGCATCGTCAGGATTAGTCCAAGTTCCATATTCGATTACATACGGATTACTAAAGTTATTAGGTAAATCGTTCCATTGAGAACCATTCCATTTTGTTACTGCGTAATCTTCATTACCAGAATTGTTTGGTTCGCCCGGTGCCCAGTTATTATATTGTCCGGGTATGTTTCCGTTTGTTTGTCCATTATTTATTTTAATTAAAGTTCCTTTTTCAGGACCAGCATCAATCACCCATCTGGCTTCACTTGCTTCATCAGTTAGTGCAAACCATATATTTGATTGAGGTACATTATTAAAAATAAAAGCATCTTCATCTGGTGAAGTGATTGTTACCAAATATCCTTTTTGACCTTTAAATGTTGTTAATTCAGCGGCAGCCCTTGCGTTTGTATAAGTTGCTCCGGTTGATATTGGTCTATAAAAGTGTCCGTTTGTTCCATTATAAAAGAAACCCGTTGGATTTACAGTTGCCGCTACTGATAATGCAATATTACCTCTTACCGAACCTGTGTTTACTTTAAGAGATGTTAATGCCGTATTAATACTTGCCATTGTGCCGGTTACCACTAAACGGGTCTTATTACCTGCTAATGTAAAACCACTTGCTGCGGTTAGACCTGTTGTTATGGTTAGGTTAAATGTTGTACCTGTTGGTGGATTAACTAAACTGATTGATGCTAATAGAGTTGATGTAGAAGTAAAACCACTTAATACGAATCCACTAGCATCTTGTCCGGCAGTAGATGGTAAAAAAGATTTAGAGTCCGGAGCAGATACACTCTGTCCGAACCCTAAAAATGAAATTAGTAAAAAAAATATTACTAATAATTTCTTCATATTATTCTATAATTAAATTTATTTTGTTACCAGCTCCATCAACAGCATCTGATAAAACGAAATAAAATAAACCTGCGGTATTTGTTAATTGAACCTTAGGTGTGAAAATTAATCTATATGGTTTTCCTGTTTTAATTCTAGCGGTTTTTATCTGATCGATTGAACCGAAAGTTAATCTACCATCTTTATGTGTAGAGAAATTTGTCATGGTTGATCCTGAATCAAAGATTACATTATCTAATGTCAATTTAGATTCGTCATAATTCATAATAACCTCTAATCCTGCTAATCCTTCTTTTGTTAGGTTTGTAGTTAATACAACTTTACCACCTTCTAATGTTGATGTTACACTCAATTTAGCAGTCTCTAATGCCTCAGTTCTATAAGCCATTGATTGAGTTGACATAGTTGTCTTGGCGTTAATAGAATTTACAGAATTTGTAAATTGACCAGCATTAATTCTACTTAAAATTTCTGAAGGATCTGATGAATGTGACCAGTTCAAATCACCACCCCACGCAAATACCGCATAAACTTCCTTAACCGGGGTATCAATTTTAACTTTATTTTTAACATTACCGTCTAACCAATCTTGATTTAATAAACCACTTTGCCATCTCCATGAAGTTGCAGTTGATGTTGGGATGAATGCGTTTGCTGAAACGTCTTGTCCCATAACATAAGCGAATGAATAATATGAATCCGATTCATTAAATACTGCATCATTCCTAGTTATATTACCGACTTTCTTCTCCAAATTAGGATACGTAAAGAAATTAGAATTACCACTAATATCAGTTTGTGAGTGGCCTAAAAATGATTTATAAGCATCTGATACAGTAATGACGTTATTCATCCAAGCTTTTTGAGAAGCAGGACTTACGAATACTCCAACAGAATCACCAACTTTAACCTGTGTTGTAAATAGTGCTTCTCCGGTAGCATCCAATGGTAATTGTGCAACTGGTGGTACCGCCCAATCAATTGTTCCGTCGGTTTTTAATTTCATCAGCTGAACATTATGATCTGCGATTGTATAACCTTGCGGGAATAAAACTTTAACCTTGAATTGAGAAGTATTACCAACCACATTTGTTAATGATAGATTAGTAGAATTTCTAGTGATCGGAGAAATGTTTGCAGACAAATCGCTGATAGCATACGCTAAATCCAATTTGTGTATATCATTATAGGTATTTTGATCTTTTAACACATATTTTTGTGTTGCAATATCTCCGTTAATTGATGCATCAGCTCTTTGAACTGTTAATTGTCCAACGTTCCAATCGTTGTTTAAGATGTAAGCCCAAGGAGTAGCTTGATATTGACCATATAAATTAGTAGCTGTCACATTTGGGGCAGGTGTAAATGAGTAATTGTTCCATCCAGTAAAGAACGTTTGGGTTGAACTACCCTGTGTAAACGCAGTGCTGTTTGGCACCATTGCCAGTGCTTTGTTATTAAAGGAATATCTTAACCAAAAATAACGCGGAAGAGAAGTACCCCTGTCTACTGTGTACTTTACTGTTAATGTATCACCAACTTTATAGGGAGGAGCAGGTGTTACCGATTGAAACACGTTAATTTGAGCAAATGACGATAGGGACATTAACATTCCCAGGACTGTTAGTAGTTTTTTCATTTTAATTTAATAATTGTTTTATTGCTGTTCCGCATACCTTTTTAATAACAGTTGAAACGGATTGTTGATTCATCTTTCCTCCCTCGTCAACTATTAATGTTGACACTGAAATTTCGGATGCTTTTTCGGTTATTAAACATTCTTTTATTTTTTTCCCCTTGCTATCTAGGAGGTATGCTTTTATTTTTAATACGGTTTCAGCGTTGTTCTTATGGAATACAGCAACGCTAGATTTTGTTGTTTCAACATCAAAGAATAAAAGATCTATATTGATTTTATAATCAAATTTGGTCTCATCTTCTACTATGTCAAAATTTGTTTCTTGGAGATATTCTTCTAGGAGATTTTTGAATCCAAAAGTTAACGGCCTGGATCCTGCTAAATTACCGATCATGATCTTATTGTTTATTTCTCCAATAAGAACAGACTTTCCCTGCCCGAATGATGAAAGGGCAAAAAGGGAAACTACTAAAGTTAGTGTGAGAGATTTAAAGAGGTTTGGCATTTTTTCCTATTTTATTAGGAAAAAACCCGGCATTCCCCCTAAGGAGGGCTTCAAATAAAGATCATTTCTGATTGGGGATCGTGTTTCCCAAAGAGAGACCTTTATGATTTGCTGGTAAAAAAATTGTTTGCTTTTTTACCGAATGAGGATTTTTTCGAGTTTATATATCTAATACAACTCTGAAAATCCACATAGTAAAAATAATATTTATAATGATATTTGGAAACGGTCTTTCATCCTTTTAAGAGTATCGTCAGGTACCCCGTGTAAATTTTTATTCCCATGACGATTTTCTATTATAATAGAAAAAACCTGATATTCATACTTTTCTGCCAGATCATAGTATGCTTTCATTTCCCAATCCTGTGTGAATGTATTAGAAACTGCAATTTTATGTTTTCCCCACACCATTGCAGATTCGGTCTTTGATCTACACCATTCATGAGCATCCTTTATTTTTGATGCATCAAAAGAATATTCGCCTGACTGGTTTATAAAATATTGATCCGCTTCAAAATATGTATCAGTAATTTGAGATGCGAAAGTTGACTTACCTGATCCTGGTAATCCCCTAACAATAAATAAAGATTTCTCCACTTGCTTAATTTTTAAGCAATTTAAAATAAAATAACGGTAAACAAAAATGTATTATCTTCCTTGTCCTCTGTAGTTCTTCTCTTTACGATCGCTCTTGTTGCGATTCTTCTTAGCAGTTCCTCTTCTTCTTTTACCGAAGGTAACTTTTTGACTGCTGGAGGTTCCTTTTGCCTTTGCCATTATTTGGGGTTTTTTACTATATATTCCCCAAAGTTAATTTTTTTAATGTCCAAAGGGAACTACATATATGTCGTCCCATTCTTCACCTTTCATTCCATCAAGTATGGATTTGGCTAGTGAGAATCTTCTATAAGAATCATATTTTAATTCCTGCTCTATTGCAGATAAAACTTGTAATAATGGAATTGCCGGTAAGGGATCTCCGTAGAGATCCTCTTTAATTTTTTCATCTCCTTCCCAGATCTCGACATTAACATAATCCATTCCAAGATCGAACAATTCTGCTGATTTAGAATCCAATCCCAGATGCGATCCCTTAACACTATTTAAAAATCTCCAATCATTAAATTCAGGGGATATTTCCTTGCCCTTGGAAAAAAGAATTAATTTAGATAGTGCACCTATCCCTATTTTAGAAAGGTCAACCCTAGCTACCTCTAGAAACGATTTATCTCTTAACACTCCAACAATTAATTTAATCTCGTACCCCATATCACCGGAACTATTCAAAATAACTTTTGCTGAAAACTGACGTAACTAATTTGTCGGAATGGATTATTCTTAAGTACTTTTCCTGATCTATCCCGGATTGATCCTGGTGTATCCAAACTTTCTCGGAAGGCTTAAGTGGATTGGGTAGATGCAAGTTCCAACCTTTTTCTGAAATCCCTTTTTTAAGGGTTACTGTTTTTAAATTTTCTATAGATTCCATGTTTAATATTTATTATGATCCGTGAATAATGGATCTATTGACTGATCGATCTGTGTTGATTTTTTTCTTTCTATGTAGTCTAGTGCAGATTTTCCCATATGATCCATAAAATCGAAATTATCATTGAAGATATCTTTTTTAATCCCCGGATTTAATCCGTTTATCTTATTAAAAGAATCTAATTTTTTAGATATCTGTTCTAAATATTCCTTGCTCGGTATCATATTTTATAATTTATATTTTCCAAAAATATAATAGGGTCTGATGACCAGCCCCGTGTATCCATCCATTAAAACCTGCCTGATTTATTCTGTTAACAAATGCTTCCATTAGCTTTGTGTTTGAATTCTCGGTAATCCCGGATACGTTGTGCCACTCAATAAATATTCTATCAATCTTTCTTAGCGTATCGTCTGTTATTGTATTAAAACAGGATCTTTCTGCTCCCTCTATGTCAACCTTAAGAAAATCTATTCGGTCTAGTTTGCAAATAGAAAACACATCATCCAGTGTTATAGCTTCGACAAGTGCTTTTTCTTGTAAAGATGGCCAAAGCCCTATTTCAAACATACCTCTGTGGTCCGTGATTGCTTTATTATAGGTTTTCCAATTAACACCCTTATTCATCAATAAAGACTCGTAAACAACCGGATCTGCCTCGAATGAATATATTTCTTTAACCCCAATCCTTTCCGCATATCTAGAGGACATACCTATATTAGACCCAAGATCGACAAAAATATCCCCGGGTTTGACCGAGCATTCCGGTTGAAAGCTTAGTTCAGTGTGATGAAAGGTAGACCAATACATACATGCCTCCCATCCATATTCTCTTTCGACATCAGATTGTGAAACATTGAAATTAACATTATCGAAATCCATTAATTTTCCACCTATGGTGTGGAATTTTTCTCTCATCATATTCTGTATATTTATTTAGTTCTGTAGTAATTTTTAAAGTTGTCTGAGAATGCTTTCGTGTACTTTTGGATCTCTTTGGTATCAAAAGAAGAATATAAACCAGTAGATAAAATTGCTTGAATTTCGTCACAAATTATTTTATCATCATCAGCATATCCCATTTTAATCAACGATTTTTTTATCGAATTGTAATCCTTCTTTTTCATTTCCGATATTAAAATATCGCAGGATTTTTTATATTTCTTATTTGTGAAATATAGACCATGTGCTATTTCATGGTCCATAGTTTGGGATTTAAAACCATCAGCTCCTATTAGGTACCAATTCGTCCTTATTCCTGCGTTTTTATTCTGCGAATCAAGAGAGCAATAAAAATAAATATCATTCATCACAACATCATATTCCGTTTCTTTGTAAAACAGATTGTGTGCTTTTTTAAGAATATTTGATGGTATATTATACCCGGACCAGTCCCACGGATAGTTAAATACTTTTGATCCACGTTCGGTCTTGTATAATTTCATGAATTCGAACAGGGTAAAGTATTTTCCTCTTATTTTTTTGAAGGGTGATTCATAAAACTCTTGATATCTACAAAAAAGCATAGCCCTATCGTAATGATCCTTTATAGCTGCTCCGTATATTTTTGGAGCTATTTCTTTAACAGTGCCACTCACAAGTCTGCTTTTTATTTTATGCATTCTTAAGATATTAAATTAATCAAAAATACGAACAATTCTCGAGGAATTAAAACGTTTAAAATTGTAGCTATTATTTACCAAATATTTCAGTGATAGGGAATTTTTAATAAAATCCTACATTTTTTTTGAATATATAAATCAAATAACAAAAATTATGGGAATATTAATATTAGCGGTCGCAATATGTTCTTTGTATTTAATTTACGTAAGCAAAACAAAAAAAGATAAACCTAAAGTACAGGAAGCCCCAGAAAAAATAGAACCTACTACAAACATAGAGATTGTGCAAGATGTAGAGTTACCAGTTAAAAAAACAAGAAAGCCAGCAGCTAAGAAGCCAGAGGTTAAAAAACCAGCAGCTAAAAAACCAACAGCTAAGAAGCCAGAATCTAAAAAACCAGCAGTTAAAAAAACTAAGGCTGAACCGGCTAAATCAAAGAAGTCTAAAAAGTAATAAGGATCACCAAGAATCTGGACGATTTAAATATCATCTAGTATACCCGCCTGTATTAAATCGGATACATTATTTATAGATTTCTGGAATGTTTTATTGGTGTTTCTGCTAGTAATCTCTTTAATTACCCTCTGTTTTATGTGAACCGGAAGTCTGTCATAGATCTTTGTTATCTTGATAGGGTCCTTAGAATAACTACCATAAATATAGTCAGATACATCCATATAATCTAAAAATCTACTTAGATGCTCTTGATCTCTGTAATCGATAAGATCCCACGATAAAGCAATTGCAACATTGTAAGGTGTACCAGTAGAAACATCTTTAGCTAGTAGATTGAGTGTTTTTTCAGAAACTATATTACCAGATAAAACCAAATTTTCTGGGTTCATTACGGGAAGTCCCTCTAAAGAATTTAAAAGATTCGAAGAGCAATTGAATCCAGATTCTACCGTTTGTGGGGATCCCTTAAGATTTTCTAATAAATTATTATTACACACAAAATCACCGAGTACTATTGATGGGCCAAGATCAAGAGAGGATAAACTATTATTAGAGCATATAAACTTACCATTTAGTTTATTGGGGGATCCTTTTAGGGTTTCAAGATTATTTTCTGAACAGTTGTACAGTTTTCCTACATTTTTTGGTCCTCCCACTAACGATGTTAATAGGTTGTTTTCGCATTGGAAAAACCCACCGACTTCTTTTGGAGATCCAATAAGGGATGTTAATTTATTAACAGTTACTCGATAATCCCCGTTGACTTTAATTGGTCCTCCTTCTAGAGATGTTAATTCATTAAAATCTGCTATGAAATTTCCTGGTATCTCCTGAGTACATCCCTTTAATGTTTCTATCTCGTTGTACATACAATCGAAATTTGACCCAACGATTATTGGGGAATATTTTAGGGATTTTAGTTTATTAGAAGAGCATCTGAATGATCCCCCAATCTCTTCTGGGCAATTTATGAGGGATTCTAAATTATTATTGGAGCAATTAAAATTGCCGGTGATTTTTTTAATTCCTACTTTAGGTAAAGTTTTTTGTTCAGGTTTCAGACCGTTTGAACAATCAAAATCCCCATCTATTAAAACTGAACCTTCATTGGTAAGGATCCAAGAACCTGATACAAATTTATTTAAAAATTCTATTAAAGATGAGGATAGCTTTTTTGACATTCATTTATCTATCAATAGATATTTTTTCAAATGGTATAATTGGACTCATTCCGGTTTCTCTAAAATATGTAGATCTTATTTTTTTACCGAGTTCCATGTCGTTTGGTGTATCTAGGATGACCCGATAATCTATCATGATGTGAGACCTTGAGGATCCTTGGTAACAAGGTGTGCATAATTGTCCTACCCCCTCTACGTATCCATATCTTATATCGATATGGTCAGATATGCTGTATTTTGTGAGGATCCCACATATAACACATTTTTCTTTACCTGAATTCATACACTTAAGTATTATTGGTTATTCATTAGATGTATTGATCATCCTCTGTTTATAGATGGCATCTAGAACTTCCTTTCTTCGGGTAACTGAGGGTTTTGTGTAGCTCTGTCTTTCCCTTAGTTGATTGATAAGCTTAGTTTTAGATACCTTGTTCTTATAAACCTTTAGAGCCTGATCTATAGATCCGTACTTTGTTGCGTCTATTATAATCATAACATAATATCTATCCCTAAATAAATAAAAAGTTCCAAAACAGCAATATCTAATTTTTATTATTTTCGGAAGGAATCCAATAGTTAAAATAAAAATCTCGGATAAAGTCTAGGGTTATATTTCCGCTCAGGAATCTATCCCTAAGCCCAAAATCCCTAAAGTTGATAACATTCCCGTTTATTAGGAATTTATAAAGAGGTTTAATTTGCTCTAGATCGTCTCTTTCGTTTAACGAGATTATTTCAGTGGATGTAAATTGTAAAAGGTCCCGGTTGTTTAGGAGTAATCTAAATTTAGTAGTAGTTGTTGTTCCCTCTTTGAAGACTCTGGCTGACAAGTATACTGGTTTAATATGCCTTTTATCAAGATCAAATATATCTATAGCGGTATCCCCTAGATCCTTTATGTCCCGGCGATCTTTTATCTCGCCAATCCATTTAACATATTCATCGTTTGAACAATCATATATCATTGTTTCACATTGGCTTAACACTGTCTCCTTTATCATTTTTTTGAAATTAAATAATTACCTAAAACTAAGAAATCCATTTCGGAATCTAAAAATCTTATTATAGCATCTTTCGGATATAGCGTTATAGTTTGGTCCTTGAAATTGAAAGATGTGTTAAGTAATATTGGGTATCCTGATAATTCTCCAAAAGTTTTTAATAAACGATAGAATCTTGGATTTTCGTACGATGTTACAGTCTGAACTCTTGCTGTTCCATCCACGTGTGTTATTGCAGGTAAATCCCACTCTTCTTTAACCTTTACTACCATATTCATATACGGAATGGACGATTCTGTTTCAAAAAATTTAGATGCTTCATCGAGGGTGACTGAGGGAGCGAAGGGCCTAAACATCTCCCTTTTCTTTATCACCGAATTTATTCTATCCTGCATGTGAGGATAGAGTGGTGAAGCTAGAATAGATCTATTTCCAAGTGCTCTGGCTCCAAACTCCATTTTACCCTGAAACCATCCTATAACATTTCCTTCGTTAAGAAGATTGGAACACTTGAAAATAAGATCTGTTGGATCCATATGATCGTAATTAATTCTATCTCCGAAATTTTTAAAGGATGCTTCTATTTCTTCTCTATCAAATGAAGGTCCCTGATACGCATCAAACGGTCCCTTTCTCTTCCATTCTTTTACTACGTTTATATAATGGAGACATGCTCCTATAGCGGATCCCCCGTCGGACGGAGATAAAGGAACCCAGACGTTTTCATAATTTGATGAGGAGGATATTTTAGAATTTGCTACACCATTATAAGCGCATCCTCCGCCCAGACACAAATTACTAGTGTTATTAAGCTCGTAGCTAAACTTTATCACCTCAATCAATATTTCTTCATATATCTTCTGAACAGAGGCAGCTATGTGCTTGTGATGAGCTTCTATGGCATCATTAGAGAATCTTGGGTGGATATTAAGAAGAATAGATAGGTTCTCGTTAAACATTATTCTGTCCGAATAATTCCACGAGAAATATTTCATATTTACCCTGATTTTACCATTATCATAGGCTATGGTTTTTTTGATGGCATCATAATAGACGGAGGGATCACCATAAGAGGCCAATCCCATTACCTTGTATTCTCCTTCGTTGGGCCTAAATCCAAGAAAGGCGGTAAATGCAGAATAAAAAAGCCCGAGGGAGTGCGGGTAATTTATCGAATGTAATTTAGTTATCCTATTTTTGGTTGCTTTAGAAATAGTAACTGTTTCCTTTTCACCAACGCCATCGACGGTTACTATATTACATTCCGAAAAATTAGACGTGAAGTATGCTAAAGACGCGTGGGATAGGTGATGATCTACGAAATAGATTTTTTTAGAAAATCCCAGTTCGTCCAATAAAACGTCTTCCACTGATTTCTTTTTTCCGCTAAAGATGTAATCTACAATTCTTCTAAAATTTTTGATTGGATTCTTTCTGAAGGTTTCGATTACCCTCTCTCTTTTCTTTATGGGGTTTTCGTACCAACAAACTACACTTATATCTTTTGCGGATATTCTATTGGATTTTAGTAGCCATTTAATAGTTTCCTTAGGGAATGAGCTATCACCCTTAACCCCGGTGAATCTTTCCTCCTCTGCTGCTCCCAGCAAGGTATTATTCCTATATAAACATGCTGCAGAATCGTGGTAAAATGCAGAGATTCCAAGTATATACATTTAGATTTTAAATTTATATTTCTAGGAATCTAGATGTTTCCATCTGTCCTTGTTTACTATTGCAGAAATGCTTCTTCTTGACATCCCAAATTTTTCTGCCAATTGAATCATAGTAACAGATCCAGATTTATAAATTTTTCTGATTTCCTGAACCTCTGATTCAGTGAGCTTAGAATTTGGATTCTTTTCCCCACTTAAAAAGGGATTGATTGATTTTTCTTCTTTCATATCCCTTATATATCAAAAACGCGAACACGCGCATTATTCAGTAGATTCTTCCTTTTTTTCTTCGGATTCTCTAATCTTTTTTTCGTGGATTATTTTTTCTCCCATGATTTTTGCTGCCGCTTTTCTCATGGCTCTTTTATCCTCTTCTGACATTTTTTTGAGGTCTTTCTTTTTCATCCTATTCCCATTCTTTTATTTGTAAGACTAGATCCCCAGATCCTTTTATAACTCTGTGCCATGTCAGACTAGGTATTGTTATGTTATCAAAGGATTTAGGTAGTTCATTTTCCATCTGGATTTTCCAGTCCTTACCCTCTAATATTTTAACACTTCTGTTTTTCAGATCCCTATGCCATAACAATTCTACTGGATCTATTTCCTGTGAGAACCTTCTTATTACAGAATCCTCAGAGTCAATGTCAATATATGGTTTAATCTCTACCAAAATCCAGGATAAGTTTTTCCTCCCCACAAGTGAGCATATCTATTAGCTCTACAAGCCCAATATCCTGGTTTAGTTTTGTCCTTCTTTTTATGACACTGATGTCTAGCAGCAAAACTTCTTCTGCGCTCTGGATCACTAACCTTTGCTCTCATTCCCGGTATACCAAATTGAACCTTGATAACTTTTCCATTCTTGTTTTTAACGTAAACATAAAACTTCTTACTTCCTCCTCTCATAGGATATGAAAGCTTAACATTCTTCCCCTGATATAATGCTTCATCAAGTATTTCTAGGGGCATATCAAGGGGAACTATAAGTCCCTCGTAGATCCCGGTTAATCCTAGATCACTAGTTTCGAAAAGCAAAGCTGTTTGCCTATCAACGGTTAGATCCCCCTTTAGATATAAGGATCTAGATTCACTTAAAAGATCAACATGAGAATTGCTTCCTGGTCTGAATATTGATTCCGCAATACAGATTCTGTTGTCGATGTGAAATTGTAGGTGTTCTGATAATAACATATTAAACCATATTTTTAGCTAGCATATCATCTCTGAAAGCAGTTGATTTTGCTAGGGTTTCTTGGAATATAGGCTTACTTAAATCGTTACCTAATCCGGCGTTAACGTGAAAGACAGCTTTGAGAGCTGCATCTTTATTCGGAAATTCATTAGGATCATTTGATCCGTACAGGGATTTAACTTTAGGGTTTTTTAAATTCTCTATAAAATAAAGTACTGCAACTTCTGCTGCAACATCTAGCTCGTTTAAGGCATCGGGATTGGTAACAAAGTTTATTGACCTTCCAAGTTTTCCATTTTCGTTATAGATCTTTTGCATTTTTTCATATCCGGCTTTAAAAGTAATTCCATTGAATCCTATTCCCGCATATTTTGATCCATCACCTGGTTGGGTGTTTCCCATTTTTTGAGAAGCCCCTGTAGGATCATCTGGACCATAAACCCTATCCCAAAATTTAGAAGGATCAGCTTTTAATGTATTAAGCTCAGCGTCAGTTAAAGTGGCGACTCTTTTACCAAAGATTTTTCTGATTCTGTCATTACTAGTATTAGTATAAGGAACCTCATTCTGTGGTGCCCAACCGCACTCTTTACCGATAACACCCTGAATGGATGCTCTCATATTTTTATCGGTAATTCCGTGTCTGTCCATTGCCTTGTTTACTTCCTCTACGCCCTTTTTAACATCCTCCGCGGAAGGAACTTTAGCACCGCTTCCTTGTAATCTTTCGCCCCATGATGTACCACCACCTTCAGGATCATCCCCTAAGAAATCACCAAATCCTGCTCCTTTGATTATTTCTGCAGCCTTTTTTAATTGGTCTATCATTGTAGCACCCGACCCAGTAGGATCTTTCATTGGGTCTTCTTTTTTTACTTCCTGCTCATTTATAAAGCCTGAAAATTGTTTTAGGTATTTCATATTAATTTCTAAATTTATGTGGGAATAGCAATCTTAATTCGTGCCCTTGTGGAATGTCTTTTTTTCTGATTCCAAATATTTTTTCTTCAGGACAGGGATCTTCCCCGTTCCATTTAAATCCATTATTACATGCCCAGGTTTTCATTCCAGCGTTTACAGTCTGTCCGACCGAATATGGAAATCTAATACCAGCATCATTATTTATCTCTGTAATTCTACCACCAGTGACAGAAACTATAATTTCTCTTCCCTGTCTAGAAACCAGATTAATTTTATTCTCTCCTGAATATGCTTCGTATATTTCTATATGCCTCATTTTCTTGTTATTGTAATTCTATATATCAGATACATAAATCGATCCTTTGGAAACAATGATTGTAAAATAAACTAAAATAATTAAAAGAAAAGATGACCGAAAGAAAATATTTGCCAACATTAGCAGAATTGGTCGACAGACTAAGTATATCGCAATTAAAGGAGGTTTTTATTCCCCAACATAAGGATGAATACGCACAAGAAATAAGCGATATAGTGCATGATATTCAGGTTTTATTGGATTCAAGTGAAAAGGTAAACGCAGATACAATCAGGGCTATTGTGGTTCTTTCCCAAATGAATCTTCATATTTGGCACAACGAATCCAATTATAGAAAGGGAATAAAGGACGGAAATAACCTAGAACTTACCCACGGTCTGAATGGGATAAGAAACACGGCAAAGAACAAGATCCAAGAAATAGTGGGCGGAAGAAAGGATTACAAGATTGATTGCTTAGCTGCTGATTTTAAAGACTGGGAAATTAGCTGGAATAATGGGTAGGATATTTTTATTCGGCGATTCTTTTACCTTCAATCTGTATGAGAGAGCAAGGAATGTAAAAGAACCAGGGGTTAGTGAAAGACCGATATTAAAGTATATGGATCTCTTAACAAAAGAGTTGAACCCAGATCCATTACATTTTTCAGACTATTTAAAGAAATTTGGATATGATGTTTATAATTACGGGGGAAATGGAATATCGATATACTCGATCATTTACTACTTTAAAGCATTAGCAGATTTCAAATTCAAAGAGGGAGACAGAATAATAGTCAATCTTACCTCATTCTCTAGGTTCGATCTGATAGACGATAAAGGGGAGAACCACACAGCTGTCTGTGAAAACGTAGGCGACTGGACAGAGGATCTAACAATAAAAAGATTTATTGTAGATCAAAGATTAAATAGACTCTACAGTTTAGACAATCGTGGGTATATTGGATGGGAACTTTTAAACTTTTTAAAATATTTCTTAGATCTACATAAAGAATATAGACCGATTCTTTGGTCGCCATTTCCTGAAAATATAAAACCTTTTGAAGATTGCAGGTGGTTTGTTAGAGACATTTCAGACCCCATTTTTAAATCGATTTGTCCAGAGCATGATAAAATAAGAATATGGGACGAAACCCATAATTTAATTTATGATGAGCATTACAGCAGATATGGTAACTACTATAATGCTCATATATTTAAATCTGTTTTAGAATCTGGACTGGATGGATTTTATCTTTCTGATGAAGATTTAAATTCTAAAATTTTTGACATTGTTTCAAAAGAATCTGGATTTACCCCAATAAAAGAAAGAGCAATTAATAGATTTAGGAATCTCATTTAAAACCAACAGGTAATATTTAGAAAATTAGGAATAATACAATTCCGGATATTCAACTATAACGTGGATGCCTCCTTTATTATAGACATCTTTATAAATTGATTCAATAGATTCCCATCCAGAAAGATCCCAGAATTTGATATTAGGACACATGGATCTGAATTCGCTGAAATAATTTCCTCTGTGCTGATGTCCCGGATCTAATGGTTTATCTGATCCTTTTCCCAATCGTATAATCATATTCGGATTCCACTTTCCTTGGCTCATCAATCCTATCTTATCAACATGATTAACTAGTTGATTCGTTGCGCATATTAAAAAATCCCATCTTGGATAAAACGTGATTACAAAATTTCCAGTCATCGCCATTCCTAAAGACATTCCCATTTGGGATTCTTCCATTACAGGAACTTCGATCAGCTTATCTTTTGGTACGTCCCCGATAGTGGTACTCATCGGATTGCCGTGCCACAATACTTGTTGCCCGATGAATACAGTATCTTCTTTATCGGCAAGAAATTTCATGGATGCTGTTAGTGCATCTTTATAAGGGGTGTATTGGGGTTGTGCCATATTTAATTTATTTTAACATGAAAGAATAAAGAATCAAATTTAGAATGGGCAAGAAATCTAGATCCATCTTTACATTCATACATGTTTACTTGTTTACCATTTACAATGTCTGTAAATTTATATTTAATGAATTTAGCAAATAATCTTTTCATATCTATCGATTAAAAAACTACCCATTTACCAGTTCCGTAATGGGGCCATTCTTTTTCATATTCATACCAGATAACATCTTCTGGGATTTCTCTTTTGGTTCCTCCCCAGGTTTCTATTGTTGGAGTATTGGTTGAAACGTGATTGTCTTCAACTACAAACACTATTGGAAGATTTAAATTTTTAGCATACTTGTGCATCTCATAAAATCCTCCAGTTTCGAAAGCCATATCCCCAATAAAACACCAAACTTTATCTTTGCGATTTTCCCTCTTATTAGAAAGAGCAACCCCTGTTGCTATCGGAATTATAGCTCCCACTATAGCAGACGCATAAAATCTTTCTTCCTGACTTACTATTGTGATAGATCTTCCTGCTATAATTTCTTCTTCTAGCCAAACCGGACATACTCCTTTAATTAGAGCATGATAATGTGATCTCCACGTGGAAAAAACCCAATCGGTTGGTCTAATCCTTCTTCCGATTTCAATTAATTGATCCTCATTTCCACCGCTTAAATGTACCGGTCCTTTGATTTTTCCCGCTTCCCAGTGGTCTGCGATTAATCTCTCAAACTTTGATAAATCCTCTTTGGTGTATATGGGATCAGTAACAACCGGGTATTTGTCTAAATTCTTTATCATAAATTAAATTAATCTTTTTACGTAATCTAAATTTTTTCTATATCTTCTAGATACATTCATATCTTCTATATGTTTTGGATTTTCTATATTTAAAAAATTACATATCTTAGGTATGTCCGTTTTATTTTCGAACAATCCTTCGTACGTTAATATAACATTATAATCCATCTTTCGTATTTTATTATTTTCCGAGGATATCCTTTCAGATAATACTTCCAATTTACTTTTATTAAAAACTATCCAATTCTCCGTAATAGAATATGGATTGTGCCAATTATTTGTTTCTGTAGCGTGCAAATGACTTATTGCACAATTTGATATATCTTCCCTTATTAATCCTATTGTTATTTTTTCTCCCTTTATATTTTCAAGGTGCTCTGGTTCCATTTTTATAATAAAGTTAGAGTTTGAAAAATCTACATTTCCGTATTTTTCTAAATGATATGGGTGATAAGGTTCATGAATATATTCCTTACTAAGTTCTTTACTAATCCAATTACAAAATGTTGTACCCCCGGTCCTCCCGTATGATAGAATACATATATTCATTATCTGTCTCTCTTTTGTAATATCGGTTTATCGGTTGGCCACTCCATTTGATATTCAGGGTCATTCCATTTAACCACACCTTGCTCATCCGCATCAACATATCTGTCTTTATAAAATAGATTATAATGGAACATACAATCTGTTAAGGCATAATGTCCATTAGCAAATCCGGGCGGAACGAGAACTTGGTTCCTGTCTTTCTCTGTGATCATAAAAGATTCCCAATCTCCATAAGTTGGTGATTGCTTTCTCATATCTAGCACAATCAAATAAATGTCACCGACTGCCGCTTGAACCAATTTCCATGTTTTACTGTCGTAATGTAATCCTCTCAATACCCCTTTGTATGATTTTGAAAATCTTCCGTGTATACTGATTTCGTTCTTATCGTAATGTATGTGTCTCATTACCGGATGCTCTTCACTATGAAATGTGGTAAATATCTCTCCTCTATATTCTCTATAGATCGAAGGGGTAAATGTTGGAACTTCGTATCCAAACTTTTTTGAAGGTGTTTCTTTAAATTCGTCCCACTTGCTACTCATTGTCTTACATATTATTTGCGTATCCCAGTGGGAATCCATTTCTGAATTCCGCACCCATTTTTGGTACAATCATTTGATAACCCATTATCAATTCCTCTATTCCTCTATCTATATCCCACTCAGGAGACCAGCCTGTTGATTCTATTTTTGCATTTGATACAATATAATCTCTTTTGTCAGGATCCTCGTAATAGTCGTTATAAGAAACAGCAAAGTTCTTAACATGATTCTGTATCTTTTCAAGCAATTCTTGTTTACTTAAATTTGCAGTAGTTAAACCAACATTAAAAATCTCACCTCTATATCTCTCATAATTTTCCAACATAAACAAGAAGACATTTGCAACATCCTGTATATGAATGAAATTTCTTTTAAAGTTCTTCTCAAAAACCACAATGTATTTGTCAGTAATGGCTTTATATGTGAAATCATTAACTAACAAATCAGTTCTCATTCTTGGGGATACACCGAATACAGTTGCTAATCTAAAGATGATAGCATCAGTACTGGATTTTAATAAATCCTCAGCATTACATTTTGTTTTTCCGTAAATCGATATTGGATTTAAAGGTGATTCCTCTGTACATTCCGTTTGTCCCACACCGATACCATATCCACTGTTAGTGTTGGGGTACAGAATTTTTTTATTTTTACCTAATGTAAATTTAAAAATATTGAATATTTGTTTATAGTTAATTTCCTCGGCCAATTCAGGTTCAGCATCACATGCAGGAAATCCAACGACCGCAGCTAAAGGGATGATTGCATCAACCTCGTTGCAAAGTTTTTCTAATAATGATTCATTTCTGACATCCCCGTGAATGAATCTAAAATTAGGGTTCGAGGTGTAAACTAATAGAGATGTCTGATTGAATATCAATTTATCCAAAACGACAACTTCATGACCGGCATTTAATATCTTTCCGGTGATAACAGAGCCTAAATATCCAGCCCCTCCTGTGATCAAAATCTTCATAATAATTATAGATATAAAGCATCAATGAATTCAATTAAATCCCTAAATATTTAGGGATTGCACAAAAAACCCTGGATTTACCAGGGTTTATGATTAGATTAGAAATTGATTTATTCTTCTTCGGTCTCTCCTTCTTCCTCTTCAGCTTCTTCAGCTTCATAATCATAAGGATCGTACTCAGCTTTAAATTCAGCTTCTTCCTCTTCTGGAGTTTCTTCCTCGAAATCTTCTGCGTATGACGGAGATGGACCTTCATTAGGATCTACCAGATTGTCAGCATCATACATGAATTGTGTCTCCTCTTTTACGTCGTCCCAACTTTCGAATAATTTAATGTGTTTCATTTGCGTTATTATTTTTATATGTATTCCGAACCTATACCCTATCTTAACTCGTCGAAGGTATTTTTTACGTCTGTGGCAGTTTGGATGTCAGTCGGTTTGTTTGCATTAGCAGTTGCCGAAAGTATATTACCAAGAGCCTGCTGCATTAACTTAGAGCTTGGATCCTCCGGTGCTTTTCCAAACTCTCCTCCAACAGTTTCATCGTCAGGATAAACATCTTGTCCAGTTAATGGTGAAAGATTTGAGGCTTGACCTGTTAATGCTTTAGATATATTAGTTTCAAATTCCGGAGTTCTACTACTTTTAAAATAGTCGATAAATCCAACGAGGTTAGTACCGTCTATCTTTCTTTTGTTGATCCCAACTCTATCTCCTTCACCGCTGAGCTGATCGTTGGTGTTACCCTCCATAGAAGTGAAAGATCTATCCTTCTCGTCAACCGAAACTACAATACCAGTATGACCTAGACCTTTCCCTGGACGGGTCATAATAAAGATCTGACCAGGTCTGATTAAGCTTGGATTAGATTTTATTCGATCAACCGGAATTTTAGTATCAGCAGGAGCTTGGTTCCAGTGATTCAAACATCCTCCTGTTTTAACTACGCTTGTTGTTTTACCCAATCTCTTACAAAGCTCATCGAAGATATAGTAAACAAAGGCCATGCACCAAGGAAGACCTCCCGAAAGACCCACTGATTGTAAATATTTAGTAACCTCTGGACCCTTATTACTTCCCTTAGGTTGTTCTTTCGCGTCCTTATGGGATGCAAGAACACCAGCGAAAGTTTCACCTGCCCCGGAAGGGTCGCTAAGTGGAATTTGCTGTGCTTCCTGTACAAACAGGCTAAAATTTTTAATTCTTCTCATGATTCTATATATCCGGTTGCATTTTTTTGTTTCGTAGAATCTTTATATATTTGGACATATGCAAAGATTTATATTAATTATTTTCTGCTTGATGTCAATTAGAGCAAACTCACAGGTAGTAATTATTGCGGGGGATCTTACCAGGGCAGGGGATCTTATCGATAATAGAATAGTCTACGATAATAAACTTGGATGGAGGATAGATTGTAAAAAACTAGAGGATATTATTATCTCAGATTTAAATAGATTCAGAAGAAAAAACAATCTTAATAGATTAAAGATTTCAGAGAGATGCGACAGCGTGGCCAGAGAGCAAACAAGATACATGATAAAGAGTGGCAATTTTTCACACGAGAGAGATTCATTAGATTTCACGCAAAGAATAAGACTAGTCATAGGAAAGGGTCACTTTGGGGAAAATCTATTTCGGGAAGAAACCCCTGCTCCCTTAGACCTTTATAGAGAAAATTACGAGAAGATAAAATCGAAGTATCCAGGATTTAATTTCATGTGGGAAGCAGATAGAGCGACCTACACCATGCTTGCAAGTGAGATCATAAAAAAGTGGATTGATTCTCCTTCCCATTATAAGAATTTGATCAATCCACTTTGGAATTATTTTTCGGTCAGTTCAGTTTCGACAGGTAAAGGAATTTATGTTACCCTTGTATTCGAAGAATGATTAAAACTTAGGACAAGACATGCTGCCCCATTTTCTTTTACTTTCCAATCTGTAAAATAACATGTTCCAGTCAATATTGAGTCTAAGCTTAGGTATCCTAAATTTAGGTTTCTTACCTGCTGTAATAGTCACGAAGAAAGCTTTTTCCTTAACCTCTATTGGTTTTTTAGGATCTACCTTAATTGGTTCTGGTTTAGTTTCTGCTCCTTTAACCGGTTCTTCCTTTTTAGTGTCATTAAAAACTATTCCAGCTTCTACCGAAACTTTTTGATACTTCTTCAGAGCTTGTTTATTTGCATCGGTTTTATCCCATTCTTCACCGGATGTCCCAGTTAAATCCGTTCCAACAGGCTGAGACGCATAAGCAACCGTGGATTTTTTACCTGCATTGGTGCCTTTAGTCGATTTTTCTATTTTGGTGTCACCGTCAATTAATACCCCAATCTTAGCTAATTCTTCTTTTAAATACTTAATGGTAGATTCTGCTCTAAGATCAGAGAGTTCGGCAAAAGTATGTTTCTTTTTATCCTCAGGAGAAACTCCGTTTGGAATAGTAGAAGAAGATGTTGTAATCTTCAGAGAATTAAGATATGATTTAGGTTTGCCGTCCGGCGGGTTTAATTTAGAGATTGCTTCCTTAGAAGGATTTATCACATTTTCAGTTAACCACGTTTTAAATTTCTCCGAAAGTGTCCAACTATTAAACTCAAAGAAATCTGAAGTGTCAATATCTTGAGGAATTTCTAGTTTAACCTCTGGGTATAATATCGGAGGAGTGTCAGAAGATTTAGGATCTGTTGATTCGCCAGGAGCTCCAGGGGTTTCGCGATTATTATAAAAATCAGCAGCATATATTTTTACATTCTTACCTAGATCTAATGGTGCTTTTCTATCCACTGGTTCTCCCTTGTAATCCTTCGGAAGCTTGTCATGAGTTGCATACACAATAAACATGGCATACTTCTCTGGAAATTTTTCTTTAAACCCCTCAAGAGCTGTCTTAGATTGATCGTCGCCAACAATTTTCAAAACTCTTTCTTCACAATCTGTAAATCCTTCGGTGTTCATCCAGTCTAAAAGGCTCATATCTTTGGTTAGTCCTTTTGCTAATGGATATCCCTCTGCCTTGTAATTATTATAGGATTTCAATGATGAAAATCCAACTTTACTTGTTCCAGAAGCGTCCTGATCGTTTGCTTTGAATCCCCACACGTAGTAAGGATCTTCTTGCTCGTTCATTGCACTTTCATCATTCCATGATTTAAATTCTACTAAATACTTCATGTTTTTATTATTTCACTTATATATCCAAGGAATGTCGATTAGAGTTGCTCGATCGAAATAATATCGTCGCCCTGCTTAATCTGATCCAGTACATCTAATCCTCCTATTACCTTTCCAAAACAGGTATGATTATGATCTAGGTGTTGTGTACCCTGACGGTTAAAGCAGATGAAGAATTGAGATCCCCCAGTGTTACGACCAGCATGTGCCATACTTAATACTCCACGATCATGAACCTGCATTTGACCCCCGGTCTCGCATGGGATTGTCCATCCTGGTCCACCGTCTCCTCTTTTATTAGGACAACCTCCTTGTGCTACAAATCCCGGAATCACCCTATGGAAGTTTAATCCGTTATAGAATCCTTGATTGGATAGTTTTAAAAAGTTAGCAACAGTAACTGGGGTTGCCTCATCATAAAGGTCTGCGATCATTTCGCCCTTTGTAGTTGTAATTTTAACTTGACTCATATATTTGTTTTTAAATGTTAACGTATCTCATCCAGTAATAAAGAATGACTATCAGCAAAACTGTGATTGCTAATTTCTCTTGTGGGGTGGGTTCTGGATTATCCTTTCTCTTCATTTTTCTTATCAAATGTAATTTTAACGGCATCTCTCTCTAGCTTAGAGATTCTTCTAGAGATCTCTTCGGTTCTATCTTCTTGCTCACCGATCATAGAAAATATTTTATATACCAGAACCACAAACACAACACATATAAATACTGCCATAGAATTTTTAATTTAACTATTATAGCTCTTCGTGTCAGTATATTTCAGAAATTGTCTAAATGTGTCACAGCACTTGAATCAACCACCAGACTAGAAATCCGAGCAAAAGAGCGGAGGAAAGAGCGAATAATGCCTTTTTCATACCTATTTTAATTTACACATCTGCACATTCTTTTAAAATCCAAGCTCACCTAGATCTGCAAGGGTTGAAGCCGCGTCTCCAATTCTCTTGGAAACAGCATCAAATGCCTCCGGATAATTTTTCTTAAGCAGAATCATCGCTTCTGGGGTAAGATATTTGGCATCAATATTCGATGCTCTATCTAAAATAAACGGACCAAAAAGATTAGGATGCACACTTAAACCCTCCAGCCATCCTTCAAAATTCCATTTCTTTATTTCGAAGGTATCCATCTTTTTTGGCCAATCTGGTGCATATTCGAACTTTCCCCCTATTTTTAAAGGTGCCCCAAATAATGAGGTAAGTTTTGAGCCGATAAAAAATCTTCCGCCAACCCTTAGAGGTGATCCTTCTAATGAATATAGGTTACTTCCTGTGCAAAGAAATTCTCTTCCAACATCCAAAGGTCCTCCTTTTAGTGAGGTAAGTTTATCATTACCGTATAATCTAAATGATGCTCCTACCTTCTCAGGAGATCCTTCTAATGAGGTAAGTCCTATATCCATGGCCACAAAATCATGGAGAATCTCACCAAACTTAACTCCTCTAAATCCAAGATTGGTTCCTTGTGCTTCAAAATTTCCTAGAACGTCAATTTTTCCGGTTGTTTCGTTGATCCTCCATGTTTTCTTTGATGATTTATCCAGCCAATTAACTATGGATGGTGTAAGATTATATTTTTTATAAAGATCACCAAGAGGATCATCAATCCCTGTTCTATCCAAAATCTCTTCCCTAATTTTTGGAAGTTCATCCAGATATTTTATCATCTCCGGGTTGTTCTTCATAAGGGTATCTAAATCATCAATGGATACCTGGGTAATTCCTTTTTTAATAAATCTAGTAATCACATACCCTAACATTTTGGGCATTGGATTTTCCAATTGATATTGATAAACATAACCTTGACTAGATGTTCTCACATATCCAGCTGAAGTAATTCTAAGTTTTACCCCGGAGTATGGACTATGTATTGTAAGGGTTCCGTTTTTATTGATGTCATAAATTTCAAAACCCATTAGCCTTAGAAATTTCCATTCGGGAAGATCTTGCCATGCACCAGCCCAGTCCTCTACTGTAACAATTTTAGATTCAAATATTTTAAAATTCTTTAGATGCTTCATACCTTTATCTTTTTCCTTCGAGAACAACCTTTAGTCCATTGTTTCTGTCGATGTACATCCATTCACATGAAATGAGACCAAATTGGTCAAAATGATCTAGCACCTCGTCAGCTGAAAATTGTGAACATGAATAAATGTCAAATTGGAAGAAAGCAGGATCTTTGGCATCCCAAACGTGGATGGCTGCATGTGAAGTAGCTAATGTAACAGTACCTGTGATACCTTCGTTACCTGGTTCATTCACGTAAACCGAGGTTGGTCCGGCAACAACTACCATTCTAACTCTTTCGACTAGATCTTTTAGCCACTGGTTTAAAACCTCTTCCTCTCTGGGAGGATTTTGAATATGACCTCTAACTAGGAGGTGGAGGTGATTGGGAACGAACCCCGCTAATGTTTCTTTTTCTGTATGTGTATTCTCTTGCATGGATCTATATATTTAAAATCCTAACTCTCCTAAATCTGCAAGAGTTGAAGCACCGTCTCCAATTTTCTTGGAAACAATATTGAATCCCTCCGGAGAATTTTTTTTAAGCATAATCATTATTTCTGGAGTAATAAATGGTCTAAGATCTTTGACATCTATCTCTTGTACCCTATCTAAAAGGAATTCGCTAAAAAGCCTTGGACTTATTCTGAAACTATCAATCCATCCCTTTAAATTCCATTTAATTCTATTTATGTGATTATCATAACCAAAAAGTCCACCAATCTTCAGAGGTGCTCCCTCCATGGAGTCAAATGGATTTCCATGACAAGCAAAATTACCTTCAACCTCCAGCGGTGCTCCTTCTAGGGAGGTAAGTAGATTATTACTACAATGAAAACCCCCACCTATCTTCTGCGGAGATCCTTTTAGAGAAACGAGTTTATTGTTATAGCAATTAAAATCACCACCAACACTCTGTGGTGCTCCTTCTAGAGACGTAAGTTTATTTCCCGAACAATCAAATTTCCCACCAACCTCTGTTGGTGATCCCGCTAAAGAGGTAATTTTATTGTTATGGCAATCAAAATCCCAACCTACCTCTTGAGGTGCTCCCGTCAGGGAAGTAAGTTGATTTCCCCCACAATCAAAATGCCTTCCTATCCTCCGAGGTGCTCCTACTAGGGATGTAAGACGATTACGAGAACAATCAAAAAACCCTTCAACCTCCAGCGGTGCTCCCTCTAGAGAGGTAAGTTCATTATCAGAACAATAGAAAGTACCCCCGACCTCTTGCGGTGATCCTTTTAGAGAAGCGAGTTTATTGTTATAGCAATTAAAATCACCACCAACACTCTGTGGTGCTCCCTCTAGAGAAATTAGTTTATTACTGTAACAATGAAAGTTCCCACCAACCTTCCGCGGTGCTCCGTTTAACGAAGTAAGTTTATTATCGTTACAGACAAAATTCCCTCCTACCTCTTGGGGTGCTCCTTTTAGAGAGGTAAGATTGTTTACGATATCAAAAACAATAAAATCACCAGTCACCACTCCAAAGGAAACAGGCAGCACTTTTTTCTTACTATCCGAGATCATAAAGTCACCATCAACATCAATTAGTCCAGTTTGCGGATTTAAAGACCATGTACCTGTACCCGAATGGGTTCCCATATTCAGAAAAGACCTCTGTGACGGGGTTAAGTCGGAAGCAGATTCAAACAAGGAAAATTTCTTTAGATATTTCATTCCTTTATATATTTAAAATCCTAACTCACAACCGGACAAAGTTATAATATTTATATTTTTATCAAATCGGAAAAATTATCGGATCTATCATTTCGAATATGCTTGTAATAAGAGATAGAAAAAGATTCGGTCCTTAATTTATTCCATGTAGTAGCGAATATATATTATAGTCAATAAAATAAAAATGATGAGGTATATTAAAAGCTACGACGAAAAATCAAATATAAACGAATCTGAAGAATATCCCGGATTGTACAAGGTATCAATAGATTTAATGCTCGACAGTGATTATGTAGATCCTATAATATATTTGCAGGAAATAATTGATCAGTTCCATGTTCAAATTATAAATATGCATCCCATAGGTCAAGGAGGGGGTAGCACAGAAGTAGTTTTTAGAGGGAAAGCTACTGACATTATGAGACTATTAAAATATCAAGAGGATCGTGCAAATTTTACCGGAGAAGAAACCAAGGATTTTGTAACAATTACAAATTTACCAAATCCTGCCGAGGATGATGGGTGGGAATATTTCGAAGAATTTGCAGTACCAGATTCCCCTATCCCTTTCAGTGTTCAATCTCTTCCTAGATTTTCTACAGACAAGAATAGAAGATATATCAATTTGGACGGAACAGCAATTGATGCATCAGGAAGAGAACGACTCAAAGATATGTTCTCAACTAAGAACAATTAAGAAGATTATCACTCGAAATTTAAAATCCTAGATCACCTAGGTCTGCAGCGGTGGTAGCTCCTTCCCCAAATCTCTTAGCCAGAATCTTAAAGGTCTCTGGTAATTTTTTTCTGATGATATTAAGGTCTTCCGGAGAGAGATCTCTAGGATCTATTTTTTCCGCCATGTTTGCAATAAAAGGTAAAAAAAGATCTGGGTCTTGCTCCATTCCCTGTAGCCAACCTTTTATATTCCATTTAATATCCGAAAAACGAGGGTGATATGAAAAATTACCTCCGATTCTCATCGGTGCACCCTCTAGAGAGGTAAGCGGATTGTATACACAGAGAAAATTTCTTCCGACCTCGATCGGCGCTCCTTCTAGAGAAGTGAGCTCGTTACTTTCACAACTAAAATTATCACTAACACCCTGTGGTGATCCTATTAAAGAGGTAAGATTATTTCTATCACAACGAAAATAAGGTCTAATTCCCTGTGGTGCTCCTACTAGGGATGTAAGACGATTACTACTACAATCAAAACCACCCCCGATCTTAGAAGGTATTCCCTCCAGAGAGGTAAGCTCGTTGTTGCCACAATCGAAACCCCCTCCTACATCCTGTGGTGCTCCCTCTAAGGAGGTAAGTTGATTAGTATAACATATAAAATCGCCACCAACACTCGGGGGTGCTCCTGCTAGAGACGTAAGTTTATTTCCCGAACAATCAAATACCCCACCAACCTCTGTTGGGGATCCCGCTAAAGAGGTAATTTTATTTTCCCGACATCTAAAATTCCCTCCTACATTCTGAGGTGCTCCTGTCAGAGAAGTAAGTTCATTTCCCCCACAATCAAAATTCCCTCCTATCCTCCGAGGTGCTCCCTCTAGAGAGGTAAGACGGATAACCCTACAAATAAAATTTCCTCCAACCTCTTGGGGAGCTCCTTTTAGGGAGGTGAAACTGTTTTTATATTGTTTAAAAGCAAAATTTCCCGACACAACACCAAATGAAACTGGCAGTAATGTTCTGGTAGTTTCACCAACACTAAAATCTCCATCAACGTCAATCAGACCGGTTTGAGAATTTAATGACCAGGTTCCACCACTTTGGGTTCCTTTGTTTAGGAAAGCTATCTGAGGGACGGATAGTTTGAAAGAGGATTCAAATAAGGAAAATTTCTTTAGATATTTCACCCTGTATATATTTAGAATCCTAACTCGCCTAGGTCTGCAATTGTGTTAGCGCCTGGGTTGGCACTCAGGGTCTGCCAGATGGCGGGAAATCTTTGACGCAGGACTCTTGCAACTTCTGGTTTAACTTTCGCGGATAGAATCCCCTTCAGATGTGTGATAAGAAATTTAAGATCCTCTATGTCATAGGCATGTCCCTCAAAGAGCGAGATGTTAGAATTAATAAGCTCTACGTGTTCTTTCCTAATGAGGGTATCAGGGAAGATCTCCGCGTCACAAATGAGAAGGACAAGATCCGTCCAAAGGGATCTTAAACAATCTTCTGCTGTGGGAAAGTCCCCTCCATGAAAATATACATTACCATATCCACTAACAGGCCTATATCCCCAGGACCACATAATATCTACATCGGAGGTTGTTAAATTAGGACCAAAATTGGCATTTTTCTTTATATAATTGGTTTCAACAGTAGGAAATACCGTAGTACCACCACGTTTAACGTACGAAAATCTAGCCCAGGTCTTAAACTTTTCCGAAGCCATGCCTGTAGTTTTATTAATAGCAAGCAGATCTCTGCCCGCCTGGGTTTCTTCTAGAGCATACTTAAGTTCACTCTCAAGATCTTGTCTTGTCTTATTTTCGTAGAGTGTATAGGTCTGGAGGTGTTTCATTGACTTATATATCTTTGTTCATCTAGATCAAGACCCCTAAATGGGTTTGGAAAACAGGATCCCGGAAAGGACTAGTCCCAATAGTTGTGATGGTGTTTAAAGAATGATGGATTTTTGCGATTGAGATAAGATTTGATCATAATGCTAAACATCCAAAGAATTCCCTTGGATCTAAATCTTCTGGGAGAGGTGTAAACCCCATCGATGCGGTGGATTCTAAAATCTCTCACCCCCACCTTCTGAGAGAGTGAGTAGTCCTCGGCAAATCTCTCCGACGGATCATATCCTCCTACCCTCCAATAGGTCTCTCTTTTCCATAATTGAAATCCACCAACTGCAAAAGGGGTGCCCAGAAGTTTGGATAGATGTTGGAACGCATCAAATGCTCTGAACACCCAGCGGTAGGGGGGATCTGTATGAAATGGAACTGTTAGCAGTCCAGGATTGAGACCCACACATTCTTTTAGAATATCCGGCTGGGTGAGAAACACATCAGCATCTAGAAAAAGAAGCTGGGGGGTGGTAACAAGTTCACTTCCCTTCAGTCTGCCCTCACTAGGAAATCCTCCCTCAATCACTTCAATATTTAATATGTGGGAAAAGTCCTTCACCGCTCTCCTCACCCATTTAAGGGATTCTTTGGTGTCGGAGACATCCGCTATAATGATTCGGGTTCCTTCGATGTATAATTGGCGGGAGAGATGATAGACACAGTCCCAAAGGGTGCGTGATTCATTCTTAGCCGGGATCACAATAGTTAAATTATCCTTTAATGACTCTGTACTCATTCTTGTTGTATATGATATATGAATTGTTTTCTATCCAGTCTCCTGTGTTTAAATATCTAATGCCATCTATATGCCTATCTTCCGGGTGATGAATGTGTCCGCAGATAACAGTGTGACATCCTTGTTTTCTGGCTTGTCTTGCCAGTTCAACCTCAAATTGAGTGATAAACTTAACCGCTTCCTTTACCTTGTTCTTCAGGAACTTGCTTAGGCTTCTTCTCATGCCCCATTTTTTCAATGTCCGGTCAATAGAGATAGCAGCGTCATATCCGATGGATCCAAGTACACCTAACCATTTAAGGCTCACCACGCCATCATATAGATCTCCGTGAGTGATAAGGGTGTCTTTCCAAATGTACTCGTTATGAATCTCTATATTGCCAAAGGAGAATTCAAGGTACTCCCTAACAAACTCATCATGATTGCCGGGAATGTAAATTACCTTGGTGTTGTGCTTGGAATAAGAAAGAATCTTACGAATAACATTGGTGTGAGACTGAGGCCAGCGAAACTTGCGTTTAAGTAACCATCCATCTATAATATCCCCGACCAGGAAAAGTGTTTCAGGCTCATATCTTTTTAGGAGAGCCAGGACATCATCTGCATTACTTCCTTTACTGCCTAGATGCACATCGCTAATAAAGAGTGCTTCGATTTTTTCCATGGATTATGTTATATCTCTTATTTATCCCCGGATCTCTATTTAGTAAGGGAATACCACGCGAACAAATGATTAATATTAAAAGGGGGCGGGGGGCCGAATCTCCAGTCCACTGGAAAGCGCGCCCTTAAAAATACCGAGGAGAATCTCAGAAACCGCCCCGTATGGCCATAAAAAAAGATCTGACCGGTTAAGATCAGATCTCTTTCACTATAAGACAATCCCCTACTGACGTGGAGGAAATATCCCTTGAGTGGCAATAATAAAGTAAACGCCTAGATAAGGAGGTTGGGTACTTAGAGGCTGGGAAGGGCCTTGACCAAACAGGGGAGTTCTAACTCCTACTCCCGTAGTGCTCTGAGCCGCACTTAGAGTTCCATTAGGAACATAAGGAAGATTATTAGGAGAGATCACAACAGACGCTGAGCCTCCTTTTTGTCCAGCTCTAATATCAGGCACTCCAGCAACTCCCTGTGATGGGTGAATGGGTAAACGACCACGGAGATCTGGTAAAGCGAAGGTGCTGATTCCATCTCCGCCATACGTGGTACCCAATAAGACGAAGAGAGCTTGGTTCTGTGCGACAGACAGAAGTTGACCATTACACATCTCCCAGCCTTGAGGAGCAAAGTTAAAGCCTACCATACGGATCTCTCCGATGTAAGGATCCTGTGCCTGGGCAGAGAATGCCACGAAGGCAAAGCAAATGATTAGTAAGAACTTTTTCATGAATTTAAGTTATATTACCCATTATAGCACGGAGATCCAAGAAAGGTTCAGAACACGCGGTTAGGAACATCGGGTCAGACCTCTATAGACTGCCAGCATCCCTGCATGCGCCAAACCACCTCGTCATGCATAGTATCCCAGACAGTGGGCATGTATCCACGCTCCAGTTGTTCAACAGTGTAGCGCTCCTCTAGATGCCGAATGATGTTAATCAGGTGATCGTCCTTAAGATCCTTAATGAGAGTGTCCTCGATGGGACCTTTACCTAGGATCCCATAGGAACGCCAAGTCTTTCTCTCTGATAATAGAATGCTCTGTGTGCATGGTTTAAAAATAAGGAAGAATACCGAGATAGAAAAATGTGGGATCCAAACCAACCAGCCCGGAAGAATCTATTTTAAAATATCCGAATGGATAGGCCAGTCAGTGTGCGTACGCGCATTGGTAGACACTTACTACGTGCGCGGGTCCGTATCTAAATTATAATAACAAGCCGTACTTATACTATAATATGTCGTCATGAATATGACGCCCCGGTCATGTGCGTACGCGCATAGGTAGGGTCAGGTCTCCTGCAAAAGAAAAACGGAAAGGAAGAAGGGACCCCCTGCGGAAACCCTAGTTCTATATTTTAAAGTATCATCTCAAGAACTATATCTTTAAAAAACATTAAAAATGAGCATATACGGCCCCCCTTTTTTACCCCCCTAAAAGCCCCACTTTTACCCCCCTATTTTAGGGCCCTTTTTAGGCCCCGTTCCCCCCAGGCTCCCCTAGGGCTAAATAATGGGCCTTTTTGGTGGGCCCGCCCCGGGGATCTAATAGGGGTTTTTCACATCCTTTTTTAGGTGTGAGTCCTCCCCTTACTATAGAAAGGATTTACAAGCCGGTGGGGGCACCCCGAATTGGAATTCTAGGAATTTCCCTTTTTCCTACTTTTTCCGCGGGGGCACCCCGAACTGATATAAATAGGAATTCCCTGTTTTTTAAACTTCATGCTTTTTTGAGTGAGCCCGCCCTCGGTGTAAGATAAACTCAAATTTCCAACTGTATGGTTTTTGAGTGAGGGCGCCTACTATAGTAATTACCTATTTTTCCCTTTTTCCATTTTCCCCGTGGGGGCACCCCGATTTGAAAAACCACAAAAATGGGTTTATTTGGTTTTTTTGGAAACTTAAGGTTTTCCATGTGGAGGTGCCCTCTCCACGATAGCCTATAAGTTTGATTCTAAACCTTACCCCATAAAAAAACCTTCCAATTTCTTGGAAGGCTTCTCGTTAACTCAACACTTATTAACTAACCACAAACACTATTTTCTTTCTATTCTTTTTCTGGCTCTTTCTTTCGGTCTGGGATGGGTATTGATTTTACCACATGAGCAAACACTTGATTTATATTCCTCGTTCCGTTTGAACATGATTGTGTAACCATGCCTACATGCGGAGCAGATAACGTACTTGTCTCTTAGTCCTGTCATCTTAGAGATTTTTCTCCTTTAACCCAATCCTCCATTGTCTTATAACTCCAGTAGGTTGTTTCTCCATCTCTTGATCTTTCGCTGTAGAAATTTTCAAATATGTATTCCCACACTTTCTTATATGAGGAGGCTTTAAATTCCCAGAGGAAGTAAGCCGTGCCTATGAGTAGGAAGGCTAATAACTTCCATACTAGATAAGCATAACCGAGGATGTATTTTAATACTTCAAAAATCCATTTCATGTCCTTGTGTTTTATAAGGTAAATGTAAGTCTTTTCCTCGTGTAATTAAAACGTCTGAGGACCGTTTTTTCTACGGAAGGGTTTGAATCCGTTGGCTTCAATTGCTATCTTAATACAACCCCATGCCACAATGGCTAGGCTTCCTACAGCCATCGATAGGGTTGGGTGTTCTAGATATAACACGTAACAGAAAATTAAAGTGGCTGCAAGGTAAAGTACCGATCCGATAATAAAAGTTGTTTTTGTCATAGTGGGGTTATTTGATTATGAAGCTAAATTAAATAAAACCCGCGGAAGTAAAAAATGTTTCCGCGGGTTGGTGTGATTAACCTCCTTTAAGAATAAGTTCTATTCTAGCAGGGATTACCTTTTCTGCATTACATTCGTCGCAGCACTCTTCATCCTCCTCACCTAGATTTCCTAGCGGTTCTGGGTTGTTCCCGAATCCTTCTACTTCCTTGTCGCAAAGACAGCATTTAAACTTTTCCATGTGTGTGTTTTTAAGTGTGAGGTAAAAGTATGAATAATCCGCGAAAGAAAAAAATGTGCATGGAAAGAATTCCAAGAATTCCAGTGAGGGCGCCTTTACAAGGATAATCCAAAAAATCCAAACTTTGGTTTTTTCCGTGGGGGTGCTCTCACGCGGTTTAGCTAAGATTTAGCTTTCACTTGCCACAAAAAAAACCTTGGAAAATTCCAAGGTTTTTAAAAAGCATGTAATACTAGTTATTACATTTTCCAAATACTATCTAATAAAGCTTCTTTAAAATCTTTATAGGTTTCTATATTTACACGCATTTGCATAAATTCATATTCATGATTATCAAAATCTGCAACAACTAATCTATAGTATTTTTCTTCAGGTGTTAACAGGTATGCACAAGGACAATTTTGATAATACACAATTGCTAGTACACACATAGGTTGTACATTTTCAAAATTATCAAGGTTTTCTGCATAACCTGATTTTTTCCATTTTTCACTTTCACTAGGATTTTCCCAAATTAGCATTAAATATTCGCTATCAGAATCATCAATTGATAATTTGTAATCTTTCATTTTAGAATCTTTTGCTAGTGATTCAAGCATTTTTTCTGTGAAATCTTTTAATAGTGCTTTCATGTGTTTGTGTGTTTAAGTACATATAAATATAAGCATTTTCCCCGAAAATTAAAAATGCCCCGTAAAATAAATTCAAGCTATACACTTACCCGTGAGGGCGCCTTTACGATGATAATCCAAAAAATCCAAATTTTGGTTTTTTCTCCGAGGGTGCCCTCACTAACAGTTAATGGAATTTTTCAAGAAAGCTATCCCCACAAAAAAAGTCCCTAAGGACTTTTTTAAATCTGTGAGTTTGGATTAAACCCTTACCTTCCTTAGTTTTGAAACTGCTGCTTTTAAAAAGGTAAAGATTATGTAAACAACTGTTCCGTAAAACAGAGCTACACATAAACCCCAAAATGAAAATGCTGCTTTTTCTACTCCATCTAAAGATTGGAATAAGTTTAATGCTTCGGTGAATTTTTCTGATAACATGTCGTGTTTTTTTAGTGATTAATTACAAGGCAAATATAGGATATTTCCCCGAAATAAAAAAATGTATTTGAGGTTAATTATACAAAATACCTCATTTCGGGGTGCCCTCTCCGATTGATGTGTTTTTGATGTATTTGCGTAACTCATTAGTTATTAACATGTTAACTCAGTTGGGGGCGGACTCACTAGAGTTACGCATAGGGAAGATTAGGGAAAATACCCCTTCGCGAGCGCGGGGTCCTCTCCCCCTCCCCTCCACAAAAAAAAGTCTGAGATTGCTCTCAGACTCTTTGTTTCCTCTTTCTTTTGCTTAGAAGTACTTTCTTCTTACATGCTTTGGTGTTCCTGGAGGTCCTATGGATTCTCCCCCTGCATCTAGAAACATAAACCCTTTATATGAATCGCTTCGCATTAGAACATGCTCCAGTACACAAATCATGCCTTGCTTTTCATCTAAGGTGTTTCCATCGTTAGCGAGTTGCTCATTAACGAATGCCTTTATCCTTTCTATCTCAAAAGTCTTTCTCATGCCTAATCTTTTAAAGCCATTTGTTTAGCTACTAGAACCTTAGCGTAATGTTCCCAGTTAATGTTATCTGTTTGTAAACCTTCTTGTTCCATCTTACATCTTCGAATTTGTACCAGAAGAGGAAGATTGATAACTGAATCTCTTGTAATGTAATTGAGAATGTTTTCGAATTGAATCATGACGTTGTGTATTAGTATGAGGCTAATGTAAACCATTTCCGCGACAAATAAAAATGTGGAAGGAAAGAATCCCAAACACGGATCCACCGTGGTGAGGGCACGCCCACAAAAAACCTCCGGTTGGAGGTTTCTTTTCTTTTTATGTTCCTATGACTTAGTAGTATTTCTCCTGGCTCATTCTACGAAGAGCATTATAAAGTAATACTGCTTCTTCCTCTATATTATGTAAGTCTAATACATTACCTCTGTACATAATCTCTGGTGCATTCTTATCAACTGTTACGGATGTGTTAAGAACGCTAGCTACTATTACACCAGGTTTAATTTCTCTTACGTTACTTACATAACCATACATATCTGAGCTACCAATAGCTTTATGAATGGAACGTAGTGACTTGCGATCTTCCTCGTTTTCATATCCCATTGCGTGTTTAGCTCCCTTTGCTAATCTAGAAAACAAGCCTTCAGGCTTTCTCATTGGACCTTCTTGGAAGTTTTCATATATCTGAAGATGTTTCATGCTCCTATTGTTTTCATTTATATATCCAAACCAACATCCGCAAACCGGGTGAGGGCGCCTTTCCGAGGATAATCCGAAAATTCCATTTTTTCTCCTTCTTCCGTCGAGGCGTCCTCACCCCGCTTAGCTAAGGTTAAGCTGAAGTAATCCCACAAAAAAACTCAGGACAAAGTCCTGAGTCTTTAATAGTTTAAACTTTAACCCAATCTAACTATAATATGGATATACTCCCTCACAAAGATTAAGATATGAATCTATAAAGAAACCATACCCTGCATCTTTTAATGCTTTACTTACATTATGACAGATATGACCTCTCGGTTCAGTGTCATGCACTTCAGGGTAAATGAGACCGATGAGGGTTTGTCCCTGCTCTATCTCTCCCAGTATTTCTTCTCTTGTGACCCTAACGTTTGAATGAATCTTTTTGCAGATTCGATTAACTAGTGTTTCGCATGCCTTATCTCCGGCTGCTGAGTACATTTCATAACTTTTCATATGTGTGGTTTTAGAATACAAATATAACATGGACGTGCGGGGAATAAAAATGCAAAAACCCCCTTCGCGAGCGCGGGGTCCTCTCCCCCTCCCCTCTGTGTGTATTCTATCGGGAATGAGAATCAAAACATTATTATCGAGGTGAGGGCACCCTCGGATGATTTCCAAATCCGATCAAAAGGTTATATCTCTATGTGGTTGCGCCCTCACCTCGATTACGCTAGCGTAAAGTGCTTTCCACCGCGCACAAAAATGGCCTGAGATAAAATCCCAGGCCATTCTCGATTAGTTTAATCTATTGATGTTGGAGATAACTATTTCGCCAACTTCATTCTTTAGGGTTTCCCAATCCTCTGGGGCTAGTGCATCCTCGATGCCTATTCCTTCCAACAGACTTATTAGGTCTTCCTGCATTTGTTCTTTTAATTCTTGGATACTCATACATTTTTATTGAAGATTCTAAAATGAGCTTGCTAGTTGTGACCAAGTCTGGGCTTTGTGAATCGGTCCATTCCAAAGATTCATTTGACCCCAAACCTCTGCCAGTCCTGTGTGTCCACACTTAGGTGTAACAGTGAAAACATTGTCACCAGTTTCTAAAGAGGCAATACGAAAATCATCGTATAATGGTCCGTTCATTGGACAGTTGTTCTTGAACCAAACATAATGTCTGTCTAGATCTATTCCTTTGGCTTTAGCAAATTTAATAACCTTGGGCATTAGATTCATTGCTTTGCCTTCTAAGGCTTTTTCTGAACAGAACCAATCGTAAAATCCCCAGCAATGTTCGTAATCGCCAACGATTCTTTTTTCTAATTCAAATGCTTCGATTTGTTCTCTGAGTGTTACTTGAAAGTTTACCATTTTTTTAATTTTTTAAGGTTTGTGGATTTAAGTACAAGGCAAATATATGAATAATCCCCGAAAGAAAAAAATGTTTCGGAAAAATGTTTCAAATCTCTTGGAATGTTTCGGATTCAAGACGGGGTGAGGGCACCTCCTCGGATAAAACCCCAAAAAAGGAAAAACTTGGTCTTTTCCGTCGGGGCGCCCTCCAATGATTTTTGGGACGACCCCTAATTTGGATGCCACAAAAAAACCAAACGCACGGTTTGGTTTTTTGAATGAGAGTTATGGAGAAGTTACATAGACCAAGCTGGATTAGCAACTATTAAAATTCCGTTTTCTATTCTTGGAATCTCTTTGGTTGAATAAGCATCATCATATTGGATTTGATTCGGATAAAATTTTTGTCCTTTGAATACCACATAGTTTTCATCAGAATCATCCTTGCCCATATGACTATGTCCCTGACCTCTTAATGAGTCATGAGCTGCATCTTTTACCGTGGGTTTACCGAATATGCTATTCCAAAAGCTTTCGTTAACTTCTGATTGTTCTCCGTACTTTTTAAGGTGTTTCATTATCTGAGTTATTTTGTGATTTATATATCTTTCCAAATATAGGTAACCTGGGCGAAATATAAAAATGCCCCGTGGAAAATCATGAAGCGATCGGTTAAGCGATTGCTAAGCGGCGTGAGGGCGCCCACTCTCTGTGTTACATCTGTTCCCTTCCAAAGGCCACAAAAAAAAATCTAGACGAATTTGTCTAGATTTTGAATTTTAAAATGAAGATGAGATTAACCCAGGATTAGTATTCCTCTTTCTTGTATACCTGATTTTATTTCATCAGTTAACAGAGTAGAACCAACAGAAGTGAAAATAAATGTGGGTCCTTGAAGAGAAACGAGGTAATGTTCCTGATTAAATATCCCTCTTTCTTCTAGAAATTTGATTCCTGCATCAATAATTTTCCTTTTCATATTATATGTGTGTTTAAATACAAGGCAAATATAGAATAAATCCTCGGGATAAAAAAATGTATGAATTCGGACATCTACGGATCATTATCGGGGTGTGGGTGCCCTCACCATCTCTTTCTGACTTATATCTTTCGATTTTCCATCGTACGCGTGCGGGGTCCTTCCCCTAGCCCCCTACGGGATAAAAGGATTAATCAGGTTCTCCTTCATAGTAAACCTTGTTATCTGCTCCACACTTGTGACAAACATAAAGGTCTTCCTCTGATGACTCGGTGGAATTCCAGTTCCAGCCACATTTATTGCATTCTATTTGGGTAGGAGCCTCATAAGGTTCAACTTCAATCCCAAAGTTCTCGTAGATCTGTAGGTGTTTCATAATTCTATGTATCCCAAATTCGATTCTAAGCATCGTGAGGGCACCGTGCCCTCACGGAGCCGTTTAACATTTTGTTTAATCTTTTAAACAGAAGGCCCGAACAATACTCTAACAATATAAATTCATTCTCTGCGTGAGGGCGCCCACTCGCTGTGTTACGTCGTCCCTCGCTAGAGTTTTACCCACAAAAAAACCCAGACCTAAGTCTGGGCTTTTAAATCTGTTTGGGATTTAGAAGTGTTTAAGCAATTCTAGAATAGCCTGAGTTGATGAAGATTGGTTGTGAGCCCAATGTGCCATTCAATTTCCTCGTCCATGGAAAGTTTGCGGTATTCTTTCCAATCATAAATTGTGAAAACGATTCCTTCTCCAAGTTCCAGTTCCCATTCCATGTTTACTTTACCTTCTCCATCATTGTTAGAATAGGAAGGAGGTCCAAAGGTATCAATCAATTGCTGTGGAGATGCACTGAAAACATCGTCATAGAATGAAGTACCGTTAATCGTTTTTTCTTCTGATAATTTTTTAATGTTCATGTGAGTGTGTGTTTAAGTATAAAGCAAATATAAGAAAAAGAGGCGTAATAAAAAAATGCCTCGAAAATAAATTTGAAAGTTAGTGTCACAAAAAACACGCTAACATCGGTGAGGGTGCCCCGACTGGTTTTAGCATGGCGTTTACATCTTTGGGTTTGACCCATAAAAAAAAGTCCTAGAAAATCTAGGACTTTTTGGTTTAATAGGTTTTCTTATTATCCAAAAACCAATTGGCCAACTTGAATACTTCTCCAAGCGAACTTTTCCAAATCATAGAATGGAAGAATTTTGGGAGAAGCCTCGTTTCCAGATTTAGGTTGTTGGTCTGCTGGAATATTAGACATGTCTAAAGTTCCATAGGCTAATCTTAACGAACCATCTTTTTTTCGGAATGCGAAATTAACTGGTCCTGATTTTAATCTTTGTCTTAGGTCTTCAATTGATGATTCAGGAATTGAAGGACCGGGTGTCGTGTTTGTTAACATGGTTATTTGTTTTTAAGTACGAGGTAAAATTAATAATAAACCTCGAAATAAAAAAATGTTTGGAATAATTTTTTTTCCACCCAAAACCTAGCTATGTTCACCTCGTGGACCGGCGTGAGGGCACCCTCGGATGATGTCTTTCGATTCCTCCTCCCGAATTTCGGCTGGAGGACCGATGTATCCGATTACGAGGGCGCCCCGACTCAACACTACGTGCAGATGTTTGGAAGAGTAAGTCCACAAAAAAACCTAGAACTTTTGGTTCCAGGTTTGGCTGTGTTTTACTTCCAGGTTTGGCAGATTTCCCTATTCAATCACTGCTGATATACCAGCATCAGTTAGGGCTTCTTTCATGGGTTGTAATTTGGTTTTACTTCCTGATTTAACTTGGCATTTACCTTTCGTATGAATCAATAAAGCGCACTGTTCTGCTTGTTCTGGTGTATGCTTAAGATAATTACATAGACAAGTTATGACCCAGTCAAACGTGTTAAAATCATCGTTATACACGATTAATTTGGATTCAATGAAGTCTTCTACTGAGACATCTGATAATTCTACTTCATCTAATTGAGTTGACATATACATATTTATTTGAGAAAGCAAATATAGGATTATATCGCGGAAAATTAAAATGTTTCCCTCGTACGCGTGCGGGGTCCTCCCACCATCCCCTAGAACAAAATACTCAGTGCCTTTGCTGTATCCTTCTCCTGTTGCTGAGGAGTTGGCGTGTCCTGGGGTAGATTTAGATATTCCTTAAGTATACCCCAATCTTTAGATCCAACATTAGGAATAGTGATTAGCATAGGTAGCATATCTTCGTGGCTACATCTAAGGTAATCTAATTCCTTCTCCCTCATATAACCAATAATAAATGCCGATATCTTTTCACTTAGGCAGTTGTCGATTGAGAACTTAGCTCCATAATGATGTTTCCAAAAATCCTCTCTCTTATCAGAGGAGTGTAGTTTTAGTCCTAACGTGGATGCTACCTTGCTTATCTGTTTACTGGTTGTCCTAGAATACTTACCTCTTGCTTGGATGTGACCGTCTTTGATATCAGCAACATGTGTTTCATAACTGATAACCTTATTACCTTGTAGGAATATGTTGTTACCTAATTTAAAATTTAGTTGCATGATTAGAAGTTTATCGGGTTAGGATAAGGAGTAGTTGTGGTCATCCATTCACAATTTGTTAAAGAGTAATCTAGCATCTCTTCGATGAATTCATGTGCGTCGTCGCTTGGATTCATGTCATGTAAAGATAGGATATCAACCTTACCCGTTTCGAAGTTAAGGATAACTGCATACGATGTTTTTTGTGTACTCATGTCGTGTTTATTTTATGATGTAAATATATGAAAATGAGGCGGAAAGAAAAAATGTCCTCGGAAGTATTCATGAATGCAGATAGACTGCACACTTAGGAGTGAGGGCGCCCTGACGATAGACCACAGTTTCTATTTGGATTCCTCCACACACAAAAAACCCTTACCATTTCTGATAAGGGATTTTACTATATTTTTTCTAGAACTATTCCTGTTTGGTATAAAGGTATCTGTGATGCGCTTGGGTTCTGTTTGGGATAGGATAGCATAAAGACTGTTTGGGGTATATGCTTATGTATAAAGGATCCATAATATTTAAGCTCATCGGTTGCCCCTAATATTTCGTCTATTACCATCTTGTGCAATAAATATGGTTGTCCCCCTTGTACCATATCTTTAATTAGGATTACCATCTTAGCACCCTTCCCCATAAAAGGTATGCATTGTATATACATCGTTCTTATTAAATCCCAAAACTCTTCACCTTTTTGCAATCCAAAGTTTTCGTTATTTTGGTAATTAAAAGTCTTTTCTGTTTTTACTCCATCCTTTATTCTTAATGTTCTTTGAGGTGCATCTGATGAATATCCAGACGCCATTCTAGGATATGGGGTACCATTTAACACTAAAGATATCTGTCCATTTTTTATACCATTTCTCCCCAATATGTCGGTCAAATTTCTCGCATCACCATTCTCAAATATATTTTTTCCAGTAGCAGGATCTGTCAATCTCTTATATTGGTGTTTTATATTTGCTGATGATATCTGGGGGAATTCAAGTTCGATCCCTATCCCATTTCTCCCGTGATTTATAGATTCGACTATTGCTGTACCCGTTCCTACCGTAGGATCAAATACCCAGTCACCCTCTTTGGTGAAATTTTGAATTGCCCATCTATATCCAAGAAAATGCCCAGGTGCAATATGTTTCTCTGCACTTGGATTGTAGTAATTATTTCTTGCTAATTGGGAATAATATTTATCTATATCGGTATTGTATATTTCACCCAAGAAGTTTGTTCTACAATATTCGCACGTACAGTGATAATCCTGGGGTATCCTATCTCTAGACAGGAGTATCTCCGTTATATCAACATTACTGTCGTATTGATTTTTTAAATTTTTTAGCATCTTTTTTTGTTAACATTTATTATAGATATTAAATCATTTAAGATTTCTTTAGTTCCTGAAAAATTTCTTTTTCTTAATCTTTCTATATTACCAATCACAGTTTCGGGATTGTTGGACTCGTTTATATATTTTATAATTTCATCCGAATCACACATGTTTAATAATTCAACATTGGCTTTTTTGTAATCATTCTTCCAGTCCCCTATTGATGATTTGAGTTGAAATTCCTGAAGCCTCGTATTTTCTGTTACTGTAACGACGTTGCATTTTCTCGCTTCATCCATCAGGTTAAAAAATTCCTTCCAAAGCAAAGATGCCCCATTCTCATGTATATGTGTTAACACCTTGTATTGATTTTCCCTGTGTTCGTCAACACAGAATTTTTTTTCGTCCAATGACATTAACAGAACCCCAGAAGAGACATAGAATGTTTCTTTATCATCTTCTATATTAACAAACTTTTTTGTTATGTTATGTATATGCTTTTGATATCCCTGTGTAAGATAATGTTCAAAATTGCCAAGACTAAATGCTAATTTACTTGGTATGTTATTTTTCCAACAGTATTCCCACTTGTCTTCTTTTAATTCTATAAAGAGAGATTTTATTTGTTGAGTTTTTAAAACGGGAAATCTGGGATCCTGATAATCCGCAAATTTATTAGATTCTTCTTCTGTACCAAAAATAAATTCGATAAAGTCTTTTGAAATTGATTGATTTTTCATGTCGTGTGTTTTTAATTATGATGTAAATATATGAAAACGGGGCGTAATAAAAAAATGTCCTCAGGATTTATAGAACCCATACCAATGTTTCCAAGAATTGATTCAGCCGTTAGTCAGGGCGCCCTCACCACACTATACGCTTTCCCTATGGAGGAAGAAACCTCCACACACAAAAAAGGCCAGACTAATCTGACCTTCCCTGTTTACTTACTAACACCTAACCTTCCTTATACCTCAACAACCTCTGGTTGTGAAATTTTGTATTCTTTTTTAACCTTTGGCTTTTCTTCGTATCCTAAACCGGTGATACACTTATCCATACAACCTACGATTAAATCTGGAGAGATAATATGTCTTTCGTATTTCTTAGGATTTACTACGATATCCTGTTTCGTGATTTCACAAATATGTAAAATCCTTTCTCTTACAATTGTTAACTCTAATGGGCTTAATTCTTTTATTAGATTTCTAATCAGCAACGAAGCTGATTTTCCTTTCTTAGGTCTTCTTGGCATTTCTTTTTATTTATTTTGCAAATTTAATACTTCTACTCGAGAATTAATAATGTTCTGACTCGGTTCCCATTTATGCATTCTCTGAACTAGGAACTCCGCTGATTGTAGATTATCCGCGGGAATTAAAAGTCCTTTACCTACCGCATAATATCCATCATTCAATCTAAGAACTCTTGGCTCTCCTGAGGTGTCTATACTGATCCCGTCTGAAAATCTTAACATATTAATTTGTTTTAGGAGCGAACATTTTTCGTCCCATGTTTATAAAGTTATCGTACTCTTCTTCTCCCATCGCGGATTTTAATTCTTCGACATGAGAGTTATGCTCTTTAATTTTTTCGAGAGCATCCAGCCACTTTCCTGATTCTTTTAATTCTTTTACTTCCCAGTTGGTGTCTAACACCTTCCTGAAGATTAGAGATTGTTCGTTTGTCATCGTTTGATTTATTTTATGATGCAAATGTATAAGGGAAGTGCGGGTTTTAAAAATGTTTTCCCCGCATTTCCTAGATTTAAACAAATAAAGCCATTTCTCCTGGATCCATACTTTCCAAATCGTTAGATCTGATTTCATCATAGGTGTAACCATCAATGGTAACTATGGTAACTCGGTCTTCATCTTTTTTGGATACATCCTTGACAAAGCAAGGTGTTCCTATCCAGTGCATCATTTCTCTGCCGTTTAGTTCCCTGAAGAAATCAAAATTCGGGTTCGTGGTTTGGGGTTTTTTTGGTTTCATTGTTAGGTTTTTATCTGTTAGTAAATTATAGTACGAATTTATAACATTTCCGCGGGAATAAAAAATGTTATTCCCCTACAGGGGGAACATGGGGTACTTCAGGTACATGTGGAACATCTGGTACATACAACCGGTGAGGGCGCCCTGACGTGTTTTACGCCCAGCGTACATCACTAATTCTAGGGCATAAAAAAACCCCAGACTATAAGTCTGAGGTTTAAAACTAAAAATAAACAAAAACTATCTCACATTACCAAAGACCATATGAACTGAATAGGTCTAAATCTTTAATCCATTCGTTTGAACGACGAACTGTTTCTGGTATGTATATTTTTTCAAAGCAATCTGGGCGTTTATCAACTGCATTAATGACCTGCTGGTTATAACTTAATCCTGGTACTAGAATACCAATTTCTTCCATGAACTTTAGGGATTTGGCTTCTCTATACTTTTTACATTGAGGACCAATTCCGTTTTCAATACTCTCAGGAACAGTTAGAGGTAATCCACATTTGCAACAAATACCTTGATGGTACATGCCTAGTTTTCCTCCTCCTTCCAACCTTTCCAAATCACCCCAACTTCTTATTAGCCAATTCATGGTTTGTATTCCAACGTGATCGTTAGCAACATATCCAGATGGTTTAAACGTTTTCATCTTTCTATCAACTCGTCCAATGTACTTCAAACCCTGATACTGGTCATTCAGTGCACGTACATGAACATCAAAGAGTCTTGTCTCTTCGGGTTGGTCTCGCTTTCTTTTAAGTTTCTGAACCTTAAATGTGATGTAGGTTCCTTTCTCTTTGTTCTCAAGCGTAAATAGAGCTTTACCCTGAAAGATGAACGTCTTGAATGCTGCTGCATCCAACTTGTGGCTTGTCGCGTGTTTTAGATATCCCATGTTGTTATTTTGTGTAATAAGGATCCAAATCTGGGTTTGGAATCATCTTCCAATTCTTCTCTGCTGCACCCTTTGTGGTTCCATAGGTACCTAGCATTATCTCTGTTGAGCAAGACTTAATCTCTCTCAGTGCAGCTTCGTAATCTCCTCCTTTAATAAACGATTCAATTACTTCAATCTGTGATTGTGGTATTGCTGCTCTATAAACAACAGCATGTCTTTGCTGATTAGCCTGAGCACGTAGACACATCGCAAACTGCTTAGAATTCTTCTCTTTCTTATCACTATCATTAAAGAATAGAGCTGCTGAAGCATCGTCTATATCATGTACGAACGATTCTACACCGTGACAATCTGCTAATCCGTAAAACCAATGAGTTAATTCCATATTCTATCTTTTTATAGGATAAAAATAAAGAATTTCCTCGGTGAATAAAAATGTAATTCGATTTACACCCGTACGCGTGCGGGGTCCTTCCCATATCCCCTTCCTAATATGCAAAGCCAAACCTCCTTTAAATGCAAAGCCATATGCACACTGAGTCGGGGCGCCCTCGTGGTGTTTTTCGACAGTCAAGAATCGAAAACCTTAGGGCACGAAAAAGCCCTCCATTGCTGGTAGGGCGATTTCTGCTAACTGGGGGGAGTCAGCGAAGTGACTTATGAAAACAGAGGAGATACTTTTACCATGAATTTGATGTAGTCCCTGAAGGCCATAGTATTCATGAGCTTATTCTTTTTCTCTTCTATTTTGTATTGAATGTGTGTTTTCCTATCTTCATCTCTTTCTGTTTTTAGGGAGTAAAACAAATCTAATATGTTATTAAATATTTCTTGCTGTTCCGAGTTAAGGTTCATACAATTGAATCTAATGATGAAATGATAACTATTATATCTTACACATTTTAGATTGTTTCGAATTGGGGTTTGAACTTTTTAACTTGTCCGTAATCCCTAGCATAAACCATAATACGAATTGCTTTAACGATTGTGGAATCTGCTCTGGAAAAGGCTGCTCCCAATTTATCTTCCAGAATTGATTGAACGAATCCTCCACCGATACGATATGCGTGCTGAGTCATGTAGATGGAAGCTACAATATCAGTAACATGGCTAATCTGTGAATCATTAAAATCCTCTCGTGAAGGATATGCAAAACCTTTAAAGAAATCATTAACAGTTTCAGCTGCGCTTGTGCGAAAATCTTGTTCATCGAATTTTTGTGTGTTCATGTCGTGTATTTTTATTTAAGGTAAATGTAATGATTTTCCGCGCGGATAAAAAATGAGAGGTATAAAAAAACCCAAGCTAATAGCTTGGGTATTTTTTTGAAAATGAATTCACACGACTAAATTCACATTCGGTAATTGTTGCTGAAAGAATCCTCATTCGTTAAAGCAGATTACCCTTCATTGTTAGATGGTTACCCATCCTATTTTGAAGCTCTTATATTCCTGAAACAACTTGTACCAATAAGATGTTTCTGGGTTGTAAATATTGTTATGATTATGCTCCTTCATTATCTTTTACTGCTTTCTCTTTGGTTTGTTTCACCGGACGAGTAGCTTCTTTCCAAACACTTTTTGGAACGAATTTGTATCCACGATTCTTAACCATCAATTCAGCTTCGTCATCATTTACTCTTCTGATATCATTTGCCTTTTGTACCGTCTTCATACTTCTTTAATTTGATTCTGAGTTTGTGATTTTCTCTACATAATAGTCTGTTACGACATTTTAGTTTCATGGTTTCTTTACCAGAAATAACAAGAGAAATCAGAAGAACCAATATTGCAAGGCCGGCGCTGATTATTGGGAAAGCCATCTTTGGGATTTTTATTTAGATACTCTATAATATCCGTCAGGACTCAAGGTACTGTAAATTCGTGTTTCTCCGTCTTCAAAATCAACTATGATGTTATTACCCTGCCACATTGCTCTAACTGGCTGACCACTAGTTTCGATACTATAAGGGTTGTACTGGTCGATCCATGGACGGAAACATCTTTGTCCATAAGGGATGTCGATTAGACCGAACATCCTGGCTTTTTCAAAATTACTCATACCATTTGGAATTTGATTTTTTCAATCTCGGAAAGGAGCATATCATACTTCTCCTTCCTGTCCTTGTTCTCTTCTGTTAATTTTTCGCAAAGAAATTTTGCTTGTGTTTTCGCTGCGTTAAATACCTCTTCAAGGTCTTTCTGAGACACGAGGTCCCATTTAAGACTGTGATAGATTTTACGAACTAAATCTAGTGCTTCTTTTTTCATGTCGTGTGTTTTATGAGGCAAAAGTAATACAGTTTCGGGGTAGCAAAAAATGCTAATAGATTCCGTAATCAACTAACTGACATTCGTGATCTTCTAACTTTCTAAGGTCCTTTAGATGAATCTCTGGAAACATATACCACATTGCTTCGTGGAGAGGTGAAGGTAATACTGCGGGTTGGATTGATGTGACACTACTAGTCTCCCATACCCTAACAACCGTACCAGCAGGAAATCTGTGTCCTCTGAGATTGATTGTTGATCTTACAATTGCTAATTTAGTGTTTATCATGGTGCAAAAGTAACGATCAGGTGCCGGTAATAAAAATGTAGACAGAAAACATCCGCGGAAGTATCCGCAGTGATGGTGAGGGCGCCTACTCCTCGGTCCAATGGAGAAACATCTGAACGACGTATTCATCTTCTCCACACACTAAAGGTTCTCTCCAATGTTCCAACGTCCGTCCAGCAACGAGGTTGCCCTCACCGGTTATCGTACGGAATTCGACATTGCCTTCCTCTCCTTTTACTATCAAAGGCCAATCATGTTTTAAATTAGTGAATAGACAAACAGAAACTGTCCAATCTAAGCCATCGCGGTCTTTGTGTGGATGAAGTGTTGACTCATTATTGTATATGCGGCAATAGGGATTAGCTTCTTTTAATTTTCTACCACTTACTTCAGTTACGAGTGGTGTAAATCTTCTAAGACATTCCCAAGCACCGGGGGTGGATCCACCAAACGAATTCTTGTAATACTTGGTGTCTTTTTCTTCGACTATGGAACCACTTTTAAGGTGTTCAAAGACTTCCAGAGCAAGGTTCTCGCATTCTTCAGGTGATAGAATGCTTCCTAAATTGAAATATAGATTGTTCATGTGTGTTATAGACGTATTTACCTATATGTATTCACGTACGCGTGCGGGGTCCTTCCCATAGCCCCATACACAAAAAAGGCCAGCATTGCTGCTGGCCCGAGATTCCAAAGAATCTCCACACACACGTCTTTATTTATACGGAGGTTTAACTATAAGGGAAAGTAACACAAGATAGATGTGTTTGATCCAACCTCTAACGGTATTCTGCCTCTCGTAATTTTCATACTTCTTATTGTAGTAATCGTGATCTTTCATTGCCCTTGGATTTTTTTGGTTTAGGTTTAGGCTTAGGTTTTCTCACACTTCCCCCAGGAGTTCCCTTAACAACATCATAGTATCCCATATCTCTTATATTAAAAGGTTAAAAAATTACTCAGTCTGGTGATTATAGAACTCCTCAAAATCCTTAGCAGCTTTTGGATTGATCTCTTTTAAAAACTCCAAAGATAATTCATATCTGCCGTTAACCGTAGACGTGTGAAAGTACTCATCATGCAGTTCTAAATTTTTCTGGGTCAGTTCCTCAATTTTCAGGTTCAATTCCTCAATGTCGTTTTCTTGATTGCTTACTTTAACCATTAACCAAATTGCAACAAGAGAGCTGATGACAAACATCAAAGCCCATCTGCTACGGATTCTTCTTTCTCTAGCAGTCATACCTCTAGTGTATGTCTCGAATGGATTGTTAATCTTCATCTTCGTCGTTTATATTATTTAATGCAGAGCTGATTGTTTTCCAGCCTGAATATCTATCATATGTATCACGAAAAGTCCATTCTCCATCTTTAAAAAGATATAGGTAAGGCCAATTGAGATTGGTTTGGAATTCTTCTAGCGTGACAATCTTGGATTCCATCTTCGATTCTCCGCGATCTCTTCCGTACGCTAAACACCAATTTTGATTCTGGGATGTGAAATCGTTGAAGTCTTGCTTCTCTCCGATTTCTTTTCCTAGAGCGGATAGATTGCCTAAGTCTAGTAGCGAATCTACCTTTGATGAATCGCTATAGTAATTTAACAAATCTTCTCCGACTCCTCCTTCTACATATCCGTCCCAGTGACATGTAATAGCTCTTACTTTTCCGTCTGGAAGTAATTTTCCGATTCTTGAATTAGTTGACATATCGTGTGTGTTTTATGTTGTTCAAATATATGAAACTTTTTCGGGAGGAAAAAACGCGCACAAAAAAAGAGAGGAACCACCCTCTCTTTTATAACTTACTAACCCTAACCATTTAACTAAACACTGGCAAGTGTTTAATTCTATTGATCCCAAATGTAATCAATAGAATCCGTAAATAAAAATTATTTGTCGTTCTTACTATTAATAATATCCGATGCTATCTTTAGCACGAAAGCAATAATACCGGCTGCGAAAGTTATCTTGATTAAAAAGACAACGACATCTACAAAATTTTCTACGCTCATGATTTTGATTTTACATTATATACCCATTCGGGAAAAAGATTTCAAGCCATATGGATAATCCGCGAGGGCGCCCCGACTGGGTTTGTACCGAGCGGTTTGGGTTCGATTCATTAGCCCACAAAAAAAGAGCCTCATCTTTCGATGAGACCCTCGGAACTTAAAACCAAGTCTTATGCCACTCTGAAAATTCTATGGAATTTCTTATCTGGAGAAGTTGCAGAGGTTTTAATTTTGTAAGCGGGAAATTCTTTGTCCGTGATATACTTAGCCACGTGAACCATCTTCTGTGGAACCACAAAGGATTGGCCAACCTCCATTTTACCGAAGAGGTTTCTCATTTGATTACGAACTTCTTCGTTTGCACCACCTCTTGAAGGAAGTGGAACGTTTGATTCCATTTGGAATAATTGTAATCCCTTTGGTGCCTTTTCAGTTACCATTTGTGATACTTTGGTTGAAGGAGTTTTGATTGTTTTGATTCCTTTACCTTTTGCGCTAGGGAATCTTCCTTCGATACCTAAGATCCATTTGCGGTTTTTAACTGAGTGTTCAGTGCGACCTAATTTGGAAGCCACTGTACCTGCACAGATACCTTTTTCAACTGCCATACGAAGGTAGTTGTCTTCGGCTGCTGACCATTGGGAATTCTTGTTGTCTGCTTGAGACTTGTTGCGTCCCATTGGGACACCTTTTTTGGAAAATGTTACGTTTGCCATGTGAGTTAAATTTTTATGGTTTTAAATTATTAACAAGGTAAATATATGACCCAAATGCGGAAAGAAAAAATGTTTCCCATTATGTGGTCTTTAGATTTTTTAATGTGGAATGAAATAAATCTAGAAATGCATGGCTCTTCTTATGATTGTATAGAGAGCAATAGAATCCCCAAATCAAATCACTGAAGGGTACCCAATCTGGATTTTCCTTGGCCTTAAGGTCAATGTAATAAAGAGCTATCTGAAAATTATTAAAGTGATTTCCAAATGATCCAACCTCTCTATTAAGGATTTCCAGTTTGTATGCATCTCCTTGACTGTGAATATAATGGTTATAATGATCACTTAGACTCCTACACATATCTCTAGTGTTTTCATGAACCTTGAAATAAATGTAATCTGAATATATTGGTGCGGTGGCTAGGAAGTGTAGGAAAGCTGCGCACTTAAGTGAGTAGTCATCCTCTGGATCATTCAGAATACTATTGGAAATAGCATTGATTGATTCCAAAAGAGTTAGACTGTGTGGATCCTGTGGGATCTTTGGGAATTGAACTTCTTTTGACATATCGTGTGAGTTTTATAACAATGCTAAAGTAATAAAATGTTTCGAAAATAAAAAATGCCTCGGTGAAACATTTCAAAAAAGTTTCAGATGTTGGAAAGCGCCCAGCCAGCGGTCAGGGCGCCCTCACCAGAAATCCAGCCATATGGCGATTCTCTGTGGGAAAGGCCACAAAAAACCAGACACTAGGTCTGGTTTTAAAGTTATAGAATTTGGATTTTATTACATTCTAGCAGCAGGTCCTTCTTCCTCATCATCTCTGAATTGCATGAAGTGTTCCATAGCTCCTGTTTTTAACTCTTGTCCCCATGATTGAATTTCCATGAATTGATCACCATCAACAAGTTCAACAGCATACATAGTGTCACTATGTTCTCCTACTACTTCTCCGTTCCTGTTATAAATAAGGACAGGAGTCTCGTTTCCTTGTAATAGACTAAGATCGTAAGCTGTAGTGATTAAAGCCTGGCCGCCTTCAAATCCTGGTACGTTAACTGCAGGAAATCCTAGCTGAGCGTCTCCTGGATTTGTTACTTCTGAAATAGAGTCAACTAGCAAATAGATAGAACCTCCTGTTTTAGCTTTTAAAGATTCTAGAGACTCGCCTAAATCAAATCTGAATGGTAGGTAGTAATCTGATTGTAAGCTTGAAAGATGTTGCCAAATCATGTTTGCTTCTTTAGCTGGGAAAACTGCAACGTCTACACCTTCGCTAATTACACCAATAACTATCTGTCCTTCCATTGCAGGATCTTCGTTGAAAGCTTCGAATAATTTAATGTGTTTCATTTTTTTTTTATTTTATCTATATATCGATCGTGTTTCTTCTTTTTATTACTGTGCTAATATATGAAAAAATTCCGCGGGGAAAAAATGTGGGATCTAAAGATTCTAAAGGTTTTCATCCAGCCATTGGTGAGGGCGCCCTGACCAGAAATCCCGCCATATGGCGATTTCCTGTAGGAAAGGCCACAAAAAAATCCGAGGGATTAGTTCGGATTTTTAAGTGGGTACTTAGTTTTGGTTTTTCCTAGCTATTTTTTATATGAAAATAGATGCATGAATAAGACCTTCCCATCTCTTGGGCAATCACCTTGATTGCCTTTCCCTCACGTCTCTTCTCCTGAATCAATTCTCTTTGATAGTCAGTTAAGTTTCTTCCTCTCTCTTTCATTTCGGTTAATTTGACTTAACATATCAATGGAACCCCAAATAGCAACAAAAGCTAGAAGTGCTAATGCTAAAATTGTTATCATGGCTTAATAGTTGGATTATAACTGTGACCTACTCTTTCGTAGGAAACTAAATTTTCCAGGGGTTTGAAAAGATGAAAACAACTCCTCTTGCTAGGATAGCCAAACTTGTCCTGGGTGAAAAGCTGAGTCTCTCCTTCATTAACAACATAGCTAGCGTTAACTGCTGGAATGGTAATGTGGGTAAATCGGTTCGGTGCTTTTCCCGCAGTGTTCCAAATCTCATACTCTCCAGACTGTAAGATTACCTCTGGCATCTTTACCGGATCTTCCTGGCTTAGATATTCTTTAAGTGTCATTCGTCGTCCCAATTTAAAGAGTCAATAATTTCCATACCGTAAACATCACCCTGACTTCCAAATCCGAAATCACTTAGGTTGTTAATACGACATAGTAGTGTCTTGTAATCGTCCCAACCAACTTCCTCTCGGTTGTTAACGGCATCGCTCCAGGATTTCACCTTCTTATCAAAGATGTATTGGGCGTCTTCTAATTTTCCAAAGAGAGCATATGAATCTCCATCTGGATCCAGGTTAAAGATGATATACATGGGCTTAGTATTTAATTGTGTCTAGAATCGAAAAGATATAGTGCGTTGCCCTATTCAAATCCCCTTCGGTTTCATTCACCCACATGGAGACTTCTTCAACGAGTTCTCCTAAGGTTTCGCAATTCATTAATGTACCCACGTACTCGGTTGAGTGCCCGCGTTCAGCTTCTACCGTAGCGAAGCTTTCGATGATGGTTTTTACTAGTGTCATAATTGTCGTGTTTTTAATTACCAGACAAATATACAACCCATCCGCGGAAATTTAAAATGTGCCCGGAAAATTAAAGGGAAGCTCCTAGTGGAATAACAGGAACGTCATAGGCACCAAATACCTTTTTGCGATAACGCTCGTAGATATGACCTTCACGTATAGATTTGGATTCAAGGTCAATTAGAAAATAGGAATAAGCTCTATCGTTTTTAACGTCAGCAAAAAGTATCTTGCCTTCTTGCTTTAGAGGTACTTGAATTAATTTACCGAGTGGGCGTCGCCCAAAGTTAAGTAAACGGCTTCGAAGTTCTGAACTTGTCATTAAATTACTTTTTAGTTAAGAATTACATTGCTTCTAATCATTCCGCAAATATAACACTTATATTTTGGTATGTTCCTATGAGTTTCAAACTTTTTCATCATATGTTTAACTTTTTTCTAATTCCGTTAAACACATTTCTTTAAATCGCCCCAGTTTGTTCCTCATTCAGGGTTTGCCACTCATCAGGATGAGAGCTGTACTTTACTAGGGCTTGAACATAGAGAGCTCCATTAGAACTAAGTGAAACTGCGGGTTGACCCCAGGGTTGCCAACCTTCATCAATGGCTAGGTTAACATCCTTCTCCAAGTCCGCCGCTGTGTAATTCGATTTGACTATTTTATATTCTGTTATCATTTACATCCAATAAGCTAGGACACCTCTTTTAATCACATATCCAATACTTAACTCCTCTAATGCCTTTAGGTCCTTAGCAAACTTCGTCTTGAGAATTTCCTCTGCTCCATCTAACTGAGGGAGTTTACTTATGATACCAAACCCGTTGTCTTCATAGTACTTACCCCATTTGCCACTTTTGTGAGGGATTAGAATCTTGTCTAGTTCTTCACATCCCCAACCAAATCCATTTGGCCAATTAAAGACGTCAGAGAATTCATGTTCGACATCTGCCATGTCCCAACGTTTCTCAGCCTTGAGCTTCTCTACTATGAGTTGAATAGGCTTGCCACATGAAGGACAGAACTTAGCTTTCGTGGTCAAGTACTCATGATCGCACTTCTTCTTGCAATCGGGGGTAGAGAATCTTTCATTCTCGACTTCTTCCCAAACAATAGGGAGCTTTGTTACTTCTATATAAGCTCCAACATAAACCATTAAATCTTGTGACATATGTGTGTTTTAGAAGGTAAAAGTAAAGCCCGTGGGCGGATTAAAAAAATGCCTAGAGAACTTCTCCCATTCGCTTGGGAATAATCTTATATGCCCAGGCCTCCTCAAAATCGTCTGCTAGCTCCTCCTCATCCTCACCTACCCAGTCCGCTTTGACTTGGTCATATAGATGCTCTTCCGAGTCCGCTCGCCAAAGACTAACATTACTATCCTCGGTGTCTTCTTCATCTACTGAGATAACTGCCCAAAGGATTTTTCCTTCTCCGTGGGGTTGGCCCCAATCAAGGTTTAATCTAATTTCCATTGTTCTCTTAATTTAGTGGTGAAATGAATGATAGAGTCTAGGCTCTTATTAAGAGCTACTAGTTCTTTTACCTTTACGTCCTCAGGCAAGTCAGGTTGCATAAGGTTGTGTGTCTTCTCTAAGACTGTAGCGGAATGGTACTGGATTTTGGGTAGGTACCCGTGTTCATACTTTTTTGACATGGTCGTGTGTGTTTTAATTACAAGGCAAATATAAGAATGAACCCCGCATAATAAAAATGTATCGGGGAAAATGCGGGAACAGGCCTCGCTCAGTGAGGGCGCCCACACATCCTTTTGGGTGCTAGCCAAAATGGATGTGTGAACGGGGATTTTTAGGAATTCCCCGCTGGTCATTTTTAGACTCCGTCGCTACTCAGTTTTAGACCCAGGATATGGTCATGGGGTGAGGGCACCTCGGCTAAGAAAAGACGGGGAATTCCAAAGAGAATTCGTACCCCCGAAACTTTTTTATGAAACTTTTGTTACGGGTTCTTTTCGGGGAGAATCCAAGGTATATCCCCAGAAAGTGAGGGCGCCCCAACAGATTTTTGCCCATTTCGGTTTTTTCGCCCACTCCACAGGATTTCCCGTAGCATACAGGGATTCTCTCAGAGGGAGGGAAGCGGGGAGCTCTCGGATACCTACCGGGGAGCACTCACCAAGAAATATAGGGCAATGCCCTGTATTTCTAGATCTCTGAGTTAGATCCTTATATCTAGGATTAACTTCGTCGGGGCACCCTCGCAGACAATCGTTGACTCCCGCAACTATCCCTGTTCTCCCAGGGTTCTCCTGGTTCTTCCCAGACTTCCCAGAGGTCTAGGACTTAGTGGAAAGAATTCCTAGAAAATCTGGGTTATACTGGAAAGAATTCGTGAAGGCACCCCCGCATCTAAGTCCTTATTGGAAAAAATTTCGGGGCGGCTTCACCGAGAGAATTCAAGGATTACCGTGATAAATTTCGGTAGGGATCCAGGATACCATGCCCTATGGGGTCCCCCGGGGAGCCCCCTGTCCAAAACGCACGCAGAGGAGGGGGTTACTCAAGAGCACTTTTAGGGGTCTTCTAACGAGGTCTTCTCTAAGTCTGCCCAAGGGTGTCTTATATAGGGTTTTTTAATCGTACGGGTATTTTTTGACACTTTTCCCCACTTCTTACCACTTTGCCACACTATCCGCCTCGATATACGGGGTATTATGTAAGATATCCAAGTAATGCCCTAGTCTGCCCCGTTCTACGCCTCAATACGGGGCGACTACAAGACTTTACGGGGCGAATCATAGTCTAATACGGGGCGAGAATTCGAGGCGTGCTATATGGTGTTTAAATGAGGGTAATAGAAGGATGGGATGCCACAAAAAGACCCCTTGAAAGGGGTCCTGGGTAAGACCCTATTGCTAGGGTCTAGGTGATTTTGCTTCTTATATATCACGGCCATAGGCCTAGGCGTTGGAGCGGATTCTAGGGGCTTGATCCTGGATGGTCTAAGGGAGTCTCTGGATATATAATGAAAATAATACAGCAACATGAAACATCTAAGAGTCTTTGAAGCCAATGCATGGCCTGTTCAGGAAGATGCACTACCTAAGGATAATATGTCCTCTAAAAAAGGAGAGCACACCAAGAAGATGGCTAACTTCTTTAACAAGTATTATAAAATGAATCTTCCACTAGACGGCAACGCGAAGAATCCGGAATACATCAAAGCTTTTACTAGATTCTGTACCGAGAAAAAGATTACCATCTGGACATGTAAGCCAGGCGATGGCTGGTGTTCAGACGCACAAGCAGGTGAGGTAACTATCAAAGACCCAATTGCTAAATCAAAATTTGATAAGATCCTTAAAAACACTTTGCTTACCTTACTGATGAAACCTTAGGGTTCGACCTTATTATAACACACCAAAAAGGCTTAGATGATTCTAAGCCTTTTCTTTGATTTATATATTCCCTTAAGCCTGTAGGTCTTTTAGACTTATGGTCTGCTTATCTGCTGGGAGTTCGTCTAGCATCTTTCCAATCTCGTCCCATTTGGATGGACCTTCATCTTGTGGCTCTCTTACGTATGCCGGGGTATCTTCTACCTTCTCCTCAGGAGGAAGCTTCTCTACCGGGATTGTCCCTAGTACCTTAATGGCAGATGGTGGTATACCCTGGTTGGTGTAGATTGCTACATAGGATAGAGAACTATCTGGATCCGCATAGAACTTATGATCGGTCAATTGTGGCAGATCTATCTCTAGTATATGGTATTTCTTTACCCTGTCCTTATATGAGCTAGAATGCCATAGATCCCTCGCTAGGGTCTTAAGCGAGCTCGAAGGATTGAGATAAAGGTAGATTCTCTCTGGATGGGGAGCTAGCTTGCTTTCTGTGCGGGGTGTGAGTCCTTCTTTCTGGATACTCCCTAGGTAGATGTCCGGAGTAAGATGATAAGCCTTCTTCTTGCTTGGGAATATCTCCATTTCCTCTGTTGGGAAAAGAAAGTTCTCATATAGTAGGATGTGTTTCATGTCCTTATATATTCCCGAACTTATGCCTTGGACGGATTAATATTTGCCTGGCCCGAAATAAGGTTTGAGCTGATGCCGATTAGGGTACTTGCCGCTCTTGTGGTAGGGTCTTACTCCTAGTCTTCTGGATTTCTTGTGTAATATGACACAGCCACCTGCAAGAAGGGAAACAATTAGAAATATGATGAGTTTTTTCATGGGGGTTTTTTATTATATATTCGAAGTCCGAATATACTAACTACCCCCACATTGGGTGGTTGGCAATTCCCCAATCTCACAGTCTGCTAGGTAAAGAGCACCCGCAATCTTAGTCATTTGTTCTCTCGTTAGGGTGTAGCTCTCTTGCTCGTAAAGGACTGTGGTGCCTCCATGGTCATCGAATCCTTCCATGATTTGGCGAGCCTCATTAATTGCTTTTTGTGCCGCTGATTCCATCGTGTTTCATTTTTTGATTGAGTATTTTTATTTACGTATGGATCAAATTTATGAAATTTTCCAGGTAGTAAAAAATGTACGTGATATGACTGGGTTTAGTTAAGCAACGACAGCTACCCTTCCTTCACATTTCTGACCGGTAGAAGGAGATTGAGATTATCCAGAGGGTTGAGATACGTATTGCCTGTGTGAAATCCCTTGCTCCAAGCCCAGTCCTGGTCTTTCTTCTCTCCCCAGACACCATAATTTCCTAGCGTGAGCCTGTCTTCCTGGCCTAACTGATGAATGTAGTCTAGTTCCTCTATTGTGGGTAGTCTCCATCCTCCTCCCAGTGATTGACAAAGATCATGAGCTTCTTGCCATGTCCTGTACTCGTGGATTGTGTGGGGGTAAATCTCTATGCTCATATCTTGTGGATCTAGAATAATGCCTTACTTCTAGGTAATTCTGCTGTGGACTGACTGTCTGCTTTCGAATCAGGAAATCCTTCCCTTCTAATCTCAAGTATGCGTTGGTTCCTTTCTATCATGTTTGCCATGGTTGCTTTGATCCATGCATCATAGGATACCTTAATAGTGTATTCCTTCCACTCTTGGGTGGTTGTCTCATTTGGATGAGTCTGTTCTATCAGTAGTCTTACCTTCTCTTCCTTTCTCATGTGTGTGGTTTACTTTTATAGACTCAATAGATAAATTAGTTACCCGGAAATTTAAAACGTGCCCACAAAAAAGGCTTAGAGTTTATCTAAGCCTTTTCTTTTTATGTTTGATCTAATTTTTATTTGAAAATTACTCTTCTTGGGAAAGGTGTTCCACTTTGAGCAGCTTCGATAAATTCAGGTTCAAATGTATATGAATCAAAAGATTCAGCCGCATCGCTGTCAAAATTTTCTGGTCCATTATAGATCTGATCGCATTGCTCTTTCATTGAAACCTCAATGTCAGCAGGATCGATTGAAGGATTGACGAACAATCTCACAATACCATCTCTTCTGTCCTGTCCAAATTGTGTTTTAAGTTTGCTCGAATAGATAGATTTGTCAGGAGCAGTGTAAGCACCATTTTGATCCCCGCCAAATATGTTCTCTGCAATATCTTCCATGTTATCTAAAGGCTCTTCCCCTTCCATTTCATAACCAGAAGGAATTGGTGATCCTGCAGGTACATATTGGAAGATATATGTCATTGGAGCAATAAAATCACCGGCAAAGTCTTCCGCGAATTTGTCAGGATTTTTTAAAATGCCTGTCCAGTCTCCAGTAACTAATAATTGTGCTGGGGTTTCCTGGGACATCTCCTGATCCCATGCTTCGAATAATTTAACGTGTTTCATTTTTTTGTTATTTAGTTTATATATCTTTTTCACTTTACTGTTCTAAAGATTTATTTTACATTCCTGTTGGATTTTATAGGGTTGAATTCTATATATCAAATGTATTATCTCCAATAATCATTACCATAAACATCTCCTCCATCCTCAAGTTCTCTGGCTTTGATCATTTTTTGATTTCTCTGCTCTGCTTTTATCTCTTCTTTTTGATCGGGAGGCAATGAATTAACCCACCTCATAATTTTATCAGATCTTCTTTTTCGGCTTCTAGGAGTTGGTGCATTACGTGCGTAACCTATTAGATCTAACCATTTCTCTGTTATGGATTGTTTAGAGTGATTAATTATCATCCCGAACATGTAATCAAAATCCTCTTCTGAATGAGACAGGGATCCAGTATGGCTGTCATCGTCCCAATTTTCGTATAATTTAATGTGTTTCATTTTTTAATACTATTAGATTATATATCTAAATTCAAAGGGGCATTAAGTCGTAGCATTTTTTAATAGAGAGGATGAGGATTGAATCTTTTCACCCATGCTATCTTCCATCCTTATGCCCAGCCATAAACATATCTCCCACTCTGCCACGTTCCGAGAGAATTGGTCCCCTCCGTTAACAAATACAAAACTCAAAGGATGTTGGTCGTATATTCCCTTATACTTGTAATAGACCATCTCTAAACTTTTTCTCACTGTCCGGTCCCTATCTATAGAGAGTTCGACGTGGTCCACCGCCCGTAAAGCTCCAATGATTCTAATCCTTTCTTCTTCGTCCTGAAATGCCTTAGATCCCTTTAGTTCCCTTTGCAGATCATTATTAACAATAACCACAAGAATGTCTGAGATTCCCTTTGCTCTTTCAAAAAGATCGAGATGTCCTTTATGTACCGGGTTAAAGTAACCGCTGGCTATCGAGATGATTTTCATACCAAGGGGGATTGATTCTCCATTCTTATCTTAAGGGTTCTTAGCTCCCTTTCCCTGCTCCCTATCTCCTCCCTGATTCTTCTGGAGATGTCTTTCTCATTTATCCTAATTGAATGATCCAGAAGATCCTTGAGATTACGAATCTGGGTCATGAGTTCTACCATTTGTGCTCTCATCCCTTTATCCGTTCATCTTGTAGTGAAACTCCTTGAGGATCTCTTCGACTTCATCCTCCGTTCCATCTCTGTCTTTCCAAGAGATATCTTCCGCGGTGGCATTCCAATCATCCCAGTCATTCCAATTAGCTGTGATTGTGAATTCTTTTCCGTCTTCCGTTTGCCCGTCGAAGTCCATCGTCTTCGATATTAGTCTGGCAGAATCGTAATCAATTTGCATGTGCGATTTGTTTATTAGTTTATGCTAATATAAAAAGAATCCCCGAAAAATAAAAACGCGGGGATAACTTCCGAATATATAATTATATGGGAAAAAGAGTATTTTTATTGGGTGATTCCTTCACAGAAAATTTATATCAAACCCAATTGGAGGTTAGAAATACAGGAGGTCCTAGAATTGGAGAAATTCGTAAATATATTGATTATGTAATAGAGAACACTGGGGAGTGTCCATTATACTTTGACGACTGGCTTAGGAAATGGGGATACGAGGTTCACAACTTTGGAATGGGTGGTTGTTCCATTCACCATATATTTAATCAATTTGCACAGATTGATTCTGAATTTAGACCTGGCGATAGACTGATTGTGAATTGGACAGATCCTCAACGATTGGATTGGCTTAGAGGTGATGGCAGGATTTCAACACTAGGTCCCAATCAATACGCCGAAGAGCCTAAGGTCATGCGTGCAATCCAGGATCAATTGATTCTTCGAATGAAATCAATACAGAATGAGGATGGGTATGGATACCTTAGAAATCAAACACTGTTTTTTGCATCAAAACTTGTAGACCTACACGCTAAATATAAGCCTATTCAATGGTCTCCTTTTGGTGATATATCAGAGGCTCTTCAAAGTTATGTGTGGTATTTCTTTGAACCACATCACAGAATGTTTAAAGATTTCATACCAGAGTGGGATATGCTTTTTATTGACTCAGAGACAGGCGGGATTTGTAACGATAAGCACTATTCCAGATTGGGTAACTATTATGTAGCTCTGGCATTTAAAACTATCATGGAAGAAGGAGATGAATTTAATGGTGATTGGAAAAATGAATCGCTATTAGAAAAAGTGTCTAGTGTGTTTAAGAATAACCCTCCCAATTTTGCTCCTATCAATTGGAAATTAAAAATTGCTAGAGGGTAACGGATATATAAATAAGTAAATTAAAAAAAATGAAACACGTTAAACTTTACGAATCTTGGGACGAAGGCCAAGACAATTACCCTGATCCTGCAGTACTATCCCCCGATGAATTTGAGGCTGAAATAGAAAAAGCAATCCAAATGGAGGATCCAGTGGCAGGTGCTTTACGCATTCAGAAATTGATCAGAAATCTAAAAGATGCCCCGGAGGATATGAAGGTTTACAATTCAGTTAGAAAATATAAAGATTATACAGAAGGATTAACTCCTCAGCAAAGGGAAGATATTAAAAAAGCTTTGGCATCTACTAAGAAATCCGAGGCGGATTGGGAAGCTGATGCAAATATATTGGAACCAAAACTCAGATCTGCATTAAAGGCACAAAGAGACGATTTACTTTCTAAGCTCGATAAAAAGAATGATCAGGATCCGATGGAAAGAAACAAACAGCATAAATCTGATATTCTTGATAAATTTGCAGCGGGCGAGATCACTAAAGAAGAAGCTTTAGCAGCATTATAACTACACAAAACAAAAAAAAGACCTAGAGAAATCTAGGTCTTTTTTGTGGAATTGGTTAGACGAACTATTTATAATAGGAGTCTGGGGCTTCTATAACCCATAGAGGAGGATCTATACCCATTCTAACCAATCCTGCCAATCTAGTATTACCTGACATGAGATCATAGTAATGATCGCTAAACTTAACCACGATGGGCAATTCAACCTTGCATTCCCTTATTGCTTTTTTAAAGCGTAATTTCTTTGGTTCTTCCAATGAGTCAAAGTCCAAATCGACATTTCCTAATATCTCCTTGATCTCCGAATATTTTATTACATGTCCGCATGTAGCTAAATCCAGCCATTTTTCCTTTCCCACCTCTTCGAATTCTGGATATCTAATGGCTTCTTCCCATTCTAAATCGAAATTGGGTACTTTAAATTTGAGTCCTAGTGTTTCGTTTTTCATTGGTATAAATTTATTGAAGGTATGCGGAATAATAAAATGCGTCATTATATATGGTAGGAGTAAAATTTTATTTACTTTTGAAACATGGCAGGACATTCACACAGACACATAGGGGATATCGAGGATCTGTATTACGTGGATCAAGAAAATGGATTTATTATAGTTTATAATTATGCATATAACAAAGGTGTTGTTCACGGTAAAGGTGGAAAGGTAGAGTTAAAAAGCTATTCTAGAATCACTATAGATATTAGTCTAGAAAATGGTAAGACTAGTAACAGACACACTGCAGTATACTATAAAAAACATGAGCCGGGAAATAAATTGATTACCAGATATTACTTCACTAAAAATGTTGGAAGTTCTATGGATATAGATCTTTCACCCGTTCCTAAAGATCTGTACGTAATAGAGAACGATTGCATGATTTGGGAAAGTATCCAGTCCTAACTTCGCAATAGGAACTATAATTACTTTAGATATATAAATAAAAAATAACAAAAAGTTATGCAAAACAAGATTATGAACTTCAATGAGTTCTCTAGAGTTTATGAATCAAACTCGTATCTCACTGAAGAGGAAGCAGCAGCTCCACCTAAAGACAATGCAGAAACCGCAGTGGTTTCCGACGACGGATCCATAGGGGTACAGCCATCAGAAATTCTAGATCTTTTAAAAGAACTAGGAGGAAAAGAAGGCGAGGAAAAAGTAGAATCTACACCAGACGAAGAAACTCCAAACGAATCCCTAGTTGAACAGGAGGCAGTTAGCACACTTAAGGTTGCTAAAATGGGAGAAAAAAGTGAAAGAGTAAAACAAATACAAAGCCTCTTAGGTCTTAAACCAAGCGGTAATTTCGATCAAGCTACTAAAGATAGCGTTATGAAATTCCAAACTGAACAGAAGAAAAAAGATTCAACAATTGTAGTTGATGGTATCGTTGGTGTTCAAACATATGGTTTAATGCTTAGAGTTAAAAAAGGAATGACTAGTAAGAGTGATATAGCAACCATGATAGATAAATTCCAAAAATCTGGTAAGACCGTGGTTTCTGTTGCTCCAGCAGGAAAAAACATAGCTCTTGATCCTAGATTGTATGAGGTTTTCGAAAAAATAGAAATCGTTACTAACAACGGAACAACCTACGTGGTAGCTACTCCTAGAAGAGATGCAGCAACCAAAGTCGCTGAATTAAAGAAAGCGGGATTATTAGGCTCTGATTTCTCTTGGCTATTAGCAGTTCCTGCAGCTATTGGTAAAGCTATAGTATACACCGCAATCGGGGCAGTAGTTATTCAAGTAGAAATTGCTAAAGCAATGGTAAATGCTGCTATCGCAGCAGGTGCATATGTAGGTCAAGCATCAATGGCAGTTGCATCCAATATAGCTTACGGGGTTGCTCAAATTGGTAACTGGGTTAAAGCTAAAGGAGTACAAGCTTGGGCCACTCTTAAACAAGACGCAAAAGAAGCACTTGCGGTTTGGGCAGG